CGCCTGCACCAGTTCGCGACAGCGCAGGTTCTTGGCGTAGAGGTCTTGCTGAAGCTTGATCGCCATGGCGTAGCGACCCAGCACCGGGTCAGCCAGTGCTTCGGTGCTAACGGAGACGGTCGTGCCGCCGACGAGGGAAGCGAGGATGGTGGCGAGAAATCCACGACGATTGAGATTCATATGTGCCTCCAAGAATTGTTACTTGGAGGCTACCCCGGAACTAGATTCCGTCAACAATAATCACCGATGGCGGAATGCAATACGCCCCTTGGTCAAATCGTATGAACTGAGTTCGACTTCGACCTTGTCTCCCATGAGCACACGGATGTTGTTCTTCCGCATCTTTCCGCTCAAATGGCAGAGGAGAACCATCTTGTTGATAAGTTCTACTTTGAAATTGGTGTTTGGAAGAACGTCGATGATACGTCCTTCGAAGCGCATAATATCGTCTTTAGCCATGAATGCTTTCTTGGTTAGTTCGCAAAATTGCGGCTCTGTATTTGAGCATGTTGTGATCTCCAATTGCTGTGGGAGTGAGGTAGAGTCTGTCGATCAACCTCTTGAACAAATTGAAGGTTGTTCGTTCTCGGACGATTCCTCGTCTGTCGATGTAGAACTCTTTACCGAAATGAGAATATCCCATGAACCGGGGAGGGAGAGCGGGAACTAGGTCCAAATGATTGACCCATCGATACGAATCGATGCCCAAGCTCGCGGTGTATGCGGCGCTGCCTACGCGGGGTTGCCCGAAAGTGAATAGGCCATCCACATTGGCGCCCTCACGTCGTGCTGCTCGGACGGCCGCGATTGCAGCCAATGCCCCACCGAGTGAATGACCAGTCACCCAGACACGGTGCCTGCGAGCATCGATACAGGGGAGCAATTTTTCCCAGATACGATTGAAACTGGTGAGGAAGCCTTCGTGGACTTTCCCTTGTAGGTCGCCGTCCGCGACCAATTCGACGGCTAGGTCTTCTTCGACGTTGTCGAAATCCTGTGTGCCTCGAAACGAGATGATAATATCGGAGTCGTTTGAAAAAATGGTGACTGCGAGATCGTTGGGAATCGCCGTCTGCGTGATCCGGGTGAAACCCATCTGGGTGCCCCACATGGTCGCCCCCGGCAGATCGAAATAGGCGAGAATTGAAAGCTCGCAGAACAGATGCGCTTGGGTTCCGAAATCCATGTCCATGACAGGCATGATGATCCGACTCGTCAACTCAGTGACTTGGCTTTGGAGAGGGGGAGAGATTCCTAGAAAATTCACGCATCTATTTAGCGAGTTGGTGGTTGACGAGCCCGTTTAGATGGGCGAGATATGGTTTACGAAAATGGTTAACCCGAGTGGTGCGCGTAACATGAAGATCAACGACCCCGTTCGCATATACGACGGCGAATGGTTCAGTGAAGGCCGCGTGAAGAGCATCGCTGATGACGGGATCACCGTTGATTTTTTGGACTGGGTGCAGCGTTTCCAACCGGATAATCTGCGGGCCGATTTCATCTATTTTCAGGAAGTCTGGGTCGTAACGGGCGGGGGAGAGATGCTCGCCGATTTTCGCAATTGACTTGGTTTACGTTTTTGGTAAACCAAAATTAAGATCATTTCGATGAAAGCATTTTTCCCAAATGAAGCTCGCCACTGTCGAGCGGCCGATTGACCGCATCAGCACTAACACCGAACGCCAATTCACCATCAAGGCGACCGGCAAGGCTTTTCGCATTCTGTCGAGCAGCCTCTACAAGGAAAAAATCCTCGCAATCGTCCGCGAGCTTTCGTGCAACGCCTTCGACGCCCATGTGTCGGCGGGCTGGGCCGCCCGACCCTTCGACGTGCATCTGCCCAACAATTTCGAACCGTTTTTCTCCGTGCGCGACTATGGCCCGGCGCTCTCGCCCGACCAGATCGCCAACGTGTTCACCACCTACTTCGAGAGCACCAAAACGGAGACCAACGATCAGATCGGTGGCTTTGGTCTCGGGTGCAAATCCCCTCTCGCCTACGTGGATAGTTTCACTGTCATCTCGCGCTTCGAGGGTTTCAAGCGCACCTACACCGTGTTCTTCGACGAGCAGGATACGCCTTCCATCGTCTTGATGTCCGAAGATGATATCAGCCAGCCCGACACGTTCGAAGAAGCCGGGCTTGAAGTGCAACTGGCCGTTCGGTCGGAATCCTACCGAGAGTTCAAAGAAAAAGCTCAGCAGGTTTTTCGATACTTCGATCCCCAGCCGAATGTGATTGGCAGCGGCGAATACAAGGTGGATGTGCCGGAAGTCGTTATGGCTGGGCCGGGATACGAACTCGTCGCGGGTCACGGTAATTCGCACGCCATCATGGGGGTTGTCGCTTATCCGCTCGATGCCGGTTCGGTTAAGCTGACCAGCGTGGGTCGCGATTTCATCAGCAGCACCGCACTCGATGTTCGGTTCGAAGTTGGTGAGATCGAAATCACGGCAGGCCGTGAAGAACTTTCTTACGATCAGAAAACCAAGAACACGATTTCGGCGCGGGTCGATTCGATCATGGATGATCTTACGCGCCGAATTTTTAGGGATGTGATGGCGTGCGAAACCGAGTTCGCGGCACGTCGTTATTACGGCAAGTTCCTCAATCGTTTCCCGGCGTTGAAACGCCTGTTCCCAAGCTCGGCCATTTTGTATCGCGGCCGGATGATCGATGGCGGTCATTTCCGCATCAATTTGCGGGAAGACTTCAAGGGCCTGACGTTCCTCCACTACAGCTTCGACTACAGCAAGCCGTCCGCCGCGATTTTCAGTTCAGATCGCTCTCTCGACGTTTCCTTGCCCGCCAATGACAATCTGACGCTCATCATCGACGACATGCGTGGTGTGCACACGGTCACTCGCGTCCGGCAATATCACGAGGACCACCCGGACGCAGATGTGTTCGTGATCCGCTACGGCGACCAAGAGCAATTGGATGCGTTCCTCGCGCGAATGGAAGGCGTCACGCCGATCCTGATCTCGACTCTCCCGAAGAGCCCGGTTCAGCAACGGCAGCCCACCAGCGTGCTCAAGCTGTCCGCCTACGAAAAGAAATCGGGCTACAACATCAAGCGCGACTCGTGGGAGAGGACCATCGTTGAGCCCGCCGAAGGCGGGGTGTTCGTGCGGACGCTGTCCGGCTCCATTCAGAATGATGCTGGCGAGCGGGTGTCCAATTTTTCAAGCCTCTATGGGCAAGCGATCAAGCTGGACTTGTTCAAGCCGACCGACAACGAGCTTTACTCGATCCCGAAAAGTCTGGCGGCCAATTTCACCGAGGAAGATGGCTGGGTCGATTTCTTCTCTCTCATTCGCGCGGAGTTTTCGCGCATCATGGAAGAGCAGAAGTGGGGCAACGATCTTGCCAAAATCCAAGCCCTCAAGAGGTTCAGTGACGCCTTTCCGAAGGTTTCGGGGGAGCGCCCGTTCTTGGAAATGCTGTCCAAGCGTCTCCCCGAGAATCATGCGCTCGGTAAGTTCGTGACCAAGTGGTCAGAAACTCTGGTTCCGAAAGACTATGTGCAACACCTCAGCATGTCGGCGACGCTCGGCATCCCGATCCCGATGAAGGGCACGCATGATCTGGTCTCTTTGTGGAAAGAATCCGCGAAGGATTACCCGATGCTGAACTACGTCCTATCGATCAGTCGGTGGGATCGGCAAGAGGATCGGGTTGCAAACGAAACCGCCCAATATATTTCGTTGGTCGATAAAAATTGCGTTCCAACCAAGGTCTGACGTAATCTACGTTCATATTAGAAAGCAATTTCATGACCCAATTTTCGGCTATCATCACGCCGCAATCGGTGTCGTTCACGACACCTGACGGCAAAGTCCACAACGTTACGGAATCCCACAAGAACTGGCTGGCTATCCGCGACGCTGTGAAGCAAATTCAGGCTTCCATGAAGTGGGATGCCGAGAACGCTGTCGCGATCTTCCGCGACAATGCGATCAACCCCCACGGTGCTCCCGAGGATTGCCACGAGAGCTTGGCCGAATTGGTGGCCGCTCCGACACGCAAAATCATCGAAGCTGGCGCCGGACGCGTTACCGTGGTCGCGGGTGTCGTCTACTACGAAGAAGAGCCGGTCAACAGCGCGGTTACCGAACGCATCCTGCAAGGTCTGTCGGAAGGCTTCGACATGACTGCCTACATGTTGTTCCTCGACAATGCCATGGAAAACCCGTCCGCCCGCGCCGTGGACGAGATGTATTCCTTTATGGAAAAGAACAACATGGGGATCACAGCCGATGGCTATATCCTCGGCTACAAGAAGGTGAAGGAAAACTTCCGCGACATCTACTCCGGCAAGTTCGACAACTCGCCCGGCGAGATTGTTCAGATGAAGCGCAACAAGGTGGACGATGACGGCCGCCGGACGTGCTCCAAGGGCCTTCATTTCTGTTCGATGTCCTATCTGCCACACTACGGCTGTGGTCCCGGCGACAAAATTGTCATCGTGAAGGTCAACCCGCGCGACATCGTGTCGGTCCCCATCGACTACGATCACGCCAAGGTTCGCTGCTGCGAATACCAAGTCCTCGCCGAATACACGGGCGACGACAAGGAAGACCTTCTGGGAACGAAGGCCGTCTGGTCGGACGACGATTTCGATGCCGATGATGACGACGATGTCATGGAATGGGAATCGGACGAACTCGTCGATGACGATGTCGAAGACATGTCCGATGAACTAGAAGACATGGCCGAAGAAGAAGCGTGTTCGGTCGAAGCCATTGTGCCGGAAACAGGTCCCGAGGCTGCCCTGCGCGCCGCCCGAGAAGCTATGGAGTTCAAACGTCTCGCACAGGAGCGCGAATATGAACATCGTGCGGAACGCGCGGCCCTGATCGCCAAAGCGGCCGATGCGCTGGTGCCGGATAACTCGGCTCTGTCTACTTTCGACATCGCTCGTTACTACAAGGGCAACGAGAACGCCGTCGCTGATGAAGTGCCTCCGGCATTTCTGTCCGGCGAAGGCGAAGACATGCGTCAAATCATGGACACGGTCGAAACGCCTCATACCGAAGATGGCGAGGTGATGCGTCACCTGATCGACGTGGTCGAAGAAGGCAGTGAAGCGCCCGATCCGCTTGCTTATGAGCCCGCCAATATCTCTCCCGCCACGGAAGATGCCGTCCGTGAAGCTTTCGCCCGCCTCGTGGCTGAAATCTCCAAGGCGGCGAAAAAGGACTGAACCGGTGTGTAGGGGGCGTGCGTGGCGGCGATGGAAAGGCGACCTGAAAGTTCGCTATCTTCGTCAGACGCAATTCACGCTCCACACTTGGGGTTGGGGCCTCGATAGTGGTCGAGGGTACGGGTTTACTTACGAAAAGAAGAACAGCGTTACGGAAACAATCGATGTTCGTGTAGACACGCGTTACCATTACGTGTGCTACCTCGATCATATGGCCAAGAAAAACCGTGACAATCCGAAGCGTTGTTCTTGCTGGTCATGCTGCAACCCGCGAAACGCGGGGCTTGGTAATTCGCGGCAAGTGCTCACCGCGAAAGAAGGTTCGGCCCTGACCAGCGCCGTGCAGGATATTTTCAACAGTGACGCAATTCCCCGCAATTCAAAATGGCGCTCCCGCAAGTGGAACACCGCCGCTAGGCAATCCTTCGATGAATAACGAACTCGAACTGCTCGGCCTTCTTCAAGAAGAATGTGCCGAAGTCATTCAGATCATTTCCAAGGTTCGGCGCTTCGGCTTCGACAGCAAAAACCCCTATGATCCGAGTGGTAAAGACAATCGCACGCTCGCCACCGACGAGATCGGTGATGTCTACGCGATCATGTCTCTGCTCCTGAACATGGGCACGTTTCAGACGGACGAAATTCACGCGCGTGTGGATTGGAAACTCCAAAAGCTCGATCAGCATTGGGGTTACAAAATGATCTCCGCCCCGGAACCGGAACCGGAAGACGAAGCGAATCTCATCATTGACTCGCTCCAAGAACTTCTTGGCTATCTCAATGCCATGACGAGACAGGGCGAGGATCGCATCTGGCGTCCGGCCCATGCCGCAATTCCGCACGTCGAGAAGGCAATTCATTTCCTGCAAACACCGGAGCCCAAGCCTTTCAAGGAGGCTATTGCCGAGGCGGCGGATGCCGGTGTGTTCGACATGGATGATTTTCTCACCCGCCATCGCAAGCTCGAAAATCTTTGCTGCGATATCCGCGCAGCAGCCGAGGGCGACGAGATCGAAGGTTCACACGAACGTAAATACCTTCTCCGTCAAGCGGCAGATATCCTGCAACAACTCGAAAGGCTCCCCGAAGAAAACGACGATGAAGATTGATGTTCACTCCAAGACCGACTGCCCCTATTGCGTAAAAGCCAAGGCATGGCTGAACGAACGCAATATCCCCTTTGAACTTTTCGTCTACGATGACGAAAAAGAGCGCGCGGCCATGTATGACCGTTTCGGTCTCGAAGGAAATCAGCGCACTGTTCCGCAGATTTTCGTGGATGATGCCCGCGTCGGCGGTTACACTGATTTGACCCAAAGCGATGTCGCTGATCGTTTCAATGCTGGGAAGTTCGACGAGGATTTCTGATGGATAGATGGGTGCTGGACAATGATCTATTCATGACCCATCTAGGCGAAGCTATCGTATCAGCCTCGCCCGATAAGGCTATAACGGATGCCTTCGTTGCGAAGAAGACAATCTTCGGTATCGAACTGACATACGAACGCGTCACCGAGCGATCAGCCGATATCAAAGCTAGAATACTCATGTATTACTACGCGATCTATACGGACAAATGGGCCGTAGAGATGACGTTTGATCCGGTCAATCATACGATGATGACTGACGACAAATGGTATGGTCGGGGCAGTTTTGATCGCTGGATGCGTGACGCGTCTCTGCTCAAACTGTCGGGGGTTTGAACAAGTGTTTCTTCGCGTAGCGTTCGGCGCTTTCGACGCGCGTGAACCATCGGCGATATAGTTTGCCGCGCCGGACGCGCCTCCAAGACAGATAGTAGGGAGACGGGTTCGCCGCCCCGTACCAGAGGTATGCGTCTATCTCGAAGAGCAGGAAGAGCATGTTCAGAGAATCACACTCTTCCTGCTCCTGAGACTTACCCATTGGCCAGCAGATCGTCCTTGGTCAGGGTGTAACGGCTGGTGGCCCACCGAACTTTCATGTTCTTCAGAGCCACACCCATTTCCTTGCCCGGCGCCATACCTGCGTCGATCAGGTCTTGTCCGGCGACCGGGAACACAGGGATGTCCATGGTCATCAGACCATCGCCGACGACCTTTGATCCACCCAGCCGGGCCAGTTCAACAACCCACTCGCGCGGGTAGCCGTCGTGGGCCAGCAGCCACATGTAGTCTGAACCGTTGACATCGAAGTTCTTGGCCAGAAACACGATCAGGTCGCGCTCGGCCGCACTCCACTTCCAGTCCGTAGCCAGCTTGGAAACGGTGTGTGCGTCGATGCCGGGATCGTCCACCATGACCAGTGCGGCCATGACGGTGACTGGATTGGCAGTGACGCCCTGAATGTCCAGCATTCGCTCAACGTGACCCGCAGGCAGTCCCATCGGCCCGGCCAGTTCCATGTCATACATGGAGTCCACCAGAGCGGGCGCCGCCCGCCCCACGACGATCTTGGACATTTCCATCCAAACTCGTTCACGGGAGATACCGATCAGACCTTTGGCGTTCCGCATGGCCGCTTCGACCGTGGCTTTATCCAGCGGACTGTTCGGAGCGATCCGCCCATGGAACCGCAGCCAACGCAGGATACGCAGATAGTCTTCCTGCATTCGATCATCGGGATTGCCGACAAAGCGAACGATGCCGTTGTGTAGGTCTTTGACGCCGCCGAACGGGTCGAACAGTTCGCCATCGAATGTCAGGGACATGGCGTTGAAGGTCAGGTCCCGGCGACCCAGATCGGCCAGCCAATCGCGGGTATAATCCACGACGGCATGGCGACCATCGTGGTCGCTTTCGGTTCGCAGGCTCGTGATCTCGTAGGGCTCGTGATCCAGAACCACGGTCAGGGTGCCGTGTTGCAGACCCGTTTCGTGGTAGCTGAAGCCACCGGCTTTGTAGATCGCGATCTGCTCGTCGGGGTTGGCGTCCGTGCACAGGTCGATATCTTTGGGGTCGATGTCGCGCAGCAGATCGCGAACCACACCACCGACCAGACGCAGATCAAACCCAGCCGCGACAAAGGCGCCGCGCAGGCGGGCCAGTTCGGGGGTGATGATCGTGGTCAGGTCCATGGGTTCTCCAATTCAATATATACATGATACCACGACCCACGATACTGTCTATGATATACTTTGGTGTATTTCATGAAGACGACCATAACCAAACCCAATCTAACTGCCGCCGCTGTTCCTTATCCCACGGGAGGAGTATTCAACGGAAATACCGGCATCATACACGGCATAGTTGGCGCGGGTGGCGCTGGTGGCATCGGAATGGGTGTGGCCGGAGGCATGGGGTTCGGATATGGCCACGCCACTACTGTGACGATTGGTTCGTCACAGGCTATCTCTCTTTCCGGTCTTGTTCTTGGCGGACCCGGCGGCGAGATGCCGGAGGGCAAAACGTTCAATCTCTGCAATGAACTCTTCCTCGTAGAAATGAGGATCGACGACAATGCCTGCAACCATCATCACTACAAGGTCTGGGTGGAATTGCACGGGGCGGATTTGACGGACTACGGCGCCGTGCTTCGTAGCCGAATCGGGATAGTCCCTGCGTTCGGATCAGAAGAGACGCGTGAGCATTTCGTCTCATGGCTCGATCACTACAAGTGGACATTTTTCTACGATTTTGACCTCGCCGAAACGAAGATTCCGACGCTCTCGTCCGGGGAAGTGAAAGGCATCTGGTTCGAGGACCCTCTGCCGGTTCCTGATTCGAACGGATACATCACGTTTTCAAATCCTCGCAAGCTCGGAGACTTGACGACGTGGGCGTGGATCGTCGGCCATTGCAGCCATCCGGTCTATCGAATGTCGAACGGTTGGCTCTTCACCAATGACAAGGATGCGTTGGTCTTTAAGATGCGGTAATCGTTGTGATCGTGGTGTGATGCGGCGCCGGATGAGCAGCTTTCTGCATGGCTCGCATCTGGAAATAGTTCAGCCCAGCCATGATCGCCATCATTGCAAGCAAGTGAAGGATAACAAAGATGGCTTTGGTCATGTTTTTCTTCACGGGTAGACCTTACTTTTCGCGATTACTCAATTACTTAGCGGTCTTGACGATCTAACAAAATCGGTCCATATCTTCCAAATGTCCATGTTGCGCTCTTTCCGTTCCGGCTTTGCTTCACTCGGTGAAGGTCTCGCCTCGATTTTCGAAGGCATGGCCTCGATCATGGGCGCCGGGACGAACTACTCGTCCTCGTCGAGCTATCAGAAATTCACGAATCCATCAGGTAGCGCGACCACCACGAGCAGATCGTTCACCTTCACTCGCAATGGTGAGACCGTACATTTGACGGACGCCGAACTCGACGACGAAACTCGGAAGATGATGGACGAAGCCATCGCCACTTTCGACGAAGACATGGACACGATCTTCAAGGACTTCGACCGCACAATGGACGGCTTGTTCAAGGGCGTGGACACCAGCATCGACGGTCTGATGAAGAACGCCAGCGCGGCTGCGAAACGAGCAGGGGACGCAACGGAGCGAGCCACGAATGCTGCGAGAAATGCCGCAGCCAAAGGCAACTGATTTTCGTTGACGAAATTGATATTCCACCATAGTTTGGTTCGTAAGTGTCCAACTATGGCGGGGAAGCGTGAAGCCTCAAATCTGGTTCATACACGGTGCAGCGAGCACCTCTCTCAGCTTTAATTGGCTGAAGGGGCAACTGCGTCCGCATGAAGCAGTGGATATTTCCTACGAGAGCATCACTCCGCTGGTCGAAACCATCTCCTACCTCCGCGCCGAAGTCGCGAAGTGCACGGTCCCGCCGATTATCATCGGTCACAGCCTCGGCGGTGTAATCGCCGCGTCGGTGGCCCAAGTCTCGCCGGTTGCCAAGATCGCCACCATGGGAACGCCCTTCGGTGGAAGTTTCGCGGCATCGGTCATGCGCTGGTTCATGCCCACCCAGCTTATGCGGGACATCAGTCAGCAGAGCCCCATCCTTGCGGCGCTTCAGAATGATCCGCCGCAGATTCCAATCCTGTCGTTCGTGACCGACTCCGGTCTGAGCGTCATGGGTGAACGGACGGACGGGGTTGTCACCGTGCGGAGCCAAATGGCCCTGCCCGGCCCGCGATACATCACCGTCCCGCAAAACCATTTCGAAGTCCTGCTGGACCCTTCCGTGGCAGAGCAGATCGATCAATTTCTTGGAGAAGCCGCGTGAAGTCGGTGGAACAAATCATCGGGGCGCTTTCGGAGCGCGAACGTGCGGTCATCGAACACCGTCTGATTTCGATTGGACGGGTGATGGATCGCTGTCCGAATCTCATTATCCCCGTTGGGGCTCCGGGCACGGGCAAGAGCACTTGGATCAAGCAGCACCTCGACGAAACCACGCGGGATGTCGTTGTGCTGAGCAGCGACGATCAGATCGAAGCCAAGGGCCAAGCCGAAGGCAAGACCTACTCTGAAGTCTATGCGGCCGGGATCGACATGAAGGCGCTGGAAAGCGTGATGGGTGGACAACTTCGCACGGCGGTCGCCGAGCGTAAGGACATCATCGTGGACCGCACCAACATGCGCGTGAAGTCGCGCAATCGGTGGATGTCTCAGGTGCCGAAGCACTATGTCCGCATCGCCCTCGTGTTCGAACTGCCGCTGGCCATTCTGCATCAACGCCTGTTTGCGCGCGGCGTGGCCACGGGTAAGACGATCCCGCGCCAAGTCGTGCAAGACATGCTCGGAAGCTACGAGGCGCCGTCGCTCGATGAGTTCGACGTGGTGGCGTTCATGAACGAAGAGGCGGCCCTATGCTCTACACAGTGATCGCCTTCGAACTTCCGACGCCGGGTGGTGACCCAGTGCGTGACACGATCCCGTCCGGCCAACTCGGCGTGATCCCGTTCACCGTCGCGAGCGGTGGTCACATCGTGCTGACCATGAACCAACTGATCGCCGACCCGGATCACCGCCCGCAGGACTTTTCCATGCGCGGATGGATCAGCAATCAACAGGGCGGCAACCCGGTGATCGACTCACCGGCTGCCGATGCGAACTTCAACATCACGGCGATGCAAAAGCGCATCGTCGTGGTCTATGATTTGCTGTCCGATGCCCCGGCGACGGAGGGCATCAATATCGGAGTTCTGCCGGGTTCCTATTGGCTGAACATTCTCAATCTGGTAAACGAACCCAATTCGTTCGCCCTTGAAATTATCGGAGGCTGACCATGCGTTATGCATTTCAAGAATCGCTGACTACCATCGTGGGCGCCGCCGATACGCTGGTCGAGTTCGAAGACTTCGTGATGGCCACCGACACCACTCGGTTTCCGGCCGAAACGCTGGGCATCGTGAGCGCCGAACAAGCCTCGCTGATGGACATGCTGACCGAAGACAAATTCCAAGGCTTCAAGAAAGCCCCGGTCGTGGTCGAACACCCGACGCCGACCGCGCGTGACGCGTTCATCGAGAAGTTCGGCATCATCATCGTGAAGCGCAACGCCGTCGTGGGCAAGCAAGAAGACATGTTGCTCGAAGCCGTGCCTGATCCCTATTCCGCACAGGCGACCGATCTTCGTCCCATCGAAGAAGTTCATGGTCTCGATGTCGATGATCGCTGGGACAAACGCAGCGACGAGCAAAAGGCCAAGGACGAAGAAGACAAGAAAGAGTTCAACAAGGCTCAGAAGAAGGGAGACATTTCCGGCGACTCCTTCGGCCCGAACCCGAACCGCAAGAAGCCGAAGAAGACGACCGACGAACACGGCAACCCGCTTGCCACCGTCACCGATATCAAGGCCGTGCGCGACGATGACGGCAACATCGAGATCGACACCGTCTTGGCCGTCAAGGGCCTCTACGAGCCTCGTGAGGGCGAAGGGGACACCTATGAGGACCGGATGAAGGTTCCGCACGATCCCAACAAGCCGGGCGCCACGCTGGCCAATTCCATCGCCAACGCGTCGAACCCTCTTCTGGACGAACTGCGCGGCGCGTTCGAAGACCTGTCCAAAGAGCCGGATGCGGACGCCGACGACGAAAACCTCGAAGTCGATACGAAGGGCGTCATCGCCATCTATCACAAGGTCGAAGTCACCGGGTCGAAGCTCGCCGAAGTGCGGGCGCTGCTCCTGACTAACGAAATCGACCTGAACCATACGGCCATCGTCCAACGCAACAACGCTGTGGGCTGCTGGTTCACCTTCATTCGCCAGATGCAGGCCGAAGAAACCGTGGCGTTCCTCGTCGCGGCCGGGATGACCGTCGAGACCTACGCGGTCAACGACGCCGGTGAGCGACTCGTGCCCAAAGGCGTGCAAGTCGTCGATGCGGATCGCGAAGGCGAGGAACATCCCCGCGTGTGGAACTTCCGCGCGAAGGAAATCCGCAAGATGAAGAAGGCCGAGAAGGACGCGAACCGGAAGACGATCAAGCCGGGCGAGTTCATTTTCTGCGGCAACTACGAAGGCGCCGTGCACGGCACGATCATCTACGTGACACCGAAGAGCTACTTCAAAGAGCACGGCAAGATGTGGGATCAACCGCTCGACATCCAACACCTCCTGCCGATGGACTTCAAGGAAATCGGGCCGGGCCTCTATCGTTCGAACGCCCGCGATTGGAACCACATCTCGTTCGACATGAACTCGCGTGGGTTCAAGGAAAACCTGATGCTCCAAATCGCCCTCAACGCGATGTGATGCGGACTCACGTCCCAACCGAGGAAGAGTTCAACCTTCTGCTCCGCGCCGTCTCTCAGGTGCGGAGGCATAAGGACGTGACCTTGCCTCTGGCGCGGACAATCTTCGATGTGGTTTCGCGCTTTAAGTTATCGGAAGCTGGAATGGAATTGATGCTGGAATACCATCACCACGGTATTCAATCGCTTCAGTCTGGCCACCCCGGTAGTGGATGGTTCTACGTCTTGCCGACGACTCGGAGCCAAGAAGCCGGAAACACCGGTAGCGTCACGATATACGATGAAGGTCAATTCGCTCGCGAACTTTTGTTCATGAAAATGACCGACTGATGGGTTGGGAAAACGGTTGGTGCATCGAGCACGAAGATTCAGAGCAAAGTCACCCGATGTATCTTGTGTTGGATAAAGGTCAGATCGATTGGAGCTACGATAGCCTCAAGGCATTTCGTATGGCGCGTTTTGACGACGCCAAGGCGTTCACCGAGGTCTTCTTGTCCGGCCGACACCGCGTGGCCGAACATGGGTGGGGACCTTGAACGAAATTATCCTCGATCCCTATTCCCTTCTGCTGCTCGCCCGCTCGCTAAAGGCACGTCATGATGCCTTGGACATCGGAATGACGGCCGATGAAGCTGATACCGCGTTCAAGAAGATTTTTGTTTTGCCCTATTCGCAAGATCGGACAATCACGGCGCTCGAACAGTACCCAAACCTCAATGAACAACTAATCGTTTTGTTGAGCATTTGGACCAGTAAATTGGTTCCTTTGAAGAGAAAACCACTCGGGCGTGACGGAAAACAGCAACTTTCGGACGCGAATGACGAGTGGGATCGCGAGTGGGACAAATACGAGCTTTTGCGTCGCCTGTCGGCCTATGATGCTCGATCTTTGTTGGTCCAAAAAGACCACTTAGAACTAGGTAAAACCCGACATAAGTAGGTGTGACCCTCCCTGTCCACTTACTCTGGATAACGAAGCTCGAAGTCAGAAATGGCTTCGAGCTTTTCGTTTATTGCACCACCGATTCCCTTCGAGTAAAGTCCAGAACTGAGAGGGTTTCGTTTACCACATGCGCGTCACCAAGCTTGCAGCTAAGACCCCGGAACAGGGTAACTTCTATGTGGTCGGCGACGACTTCATGATGATGCGCGGCAAGTATGATCCTCGCCAACTGTGGTTCTCATTCATGGATCGAGCGATCTTTCAATCGCACCCAGACCCGGAGCCCACGGCTCCTTACACACGCCATCATTTCAAAGTATCTCTCTTCGCCAAAATCGATGACCGGTTCCGTCTTCTGCACCCAACCGATTACGGCGCCCGCACTCAAATGGTTCTTCCGTTCCATGAGGGCAAACGCCTGACGCATCGTCAGTTCAGTCGTCTGAAAAGCGTGCAAGCGCAGACGTGGGAGCGCGACGCAAATGGCGAGTTCTACACAATCGAAGTCCGCAACGGTGAAGACAAAGAAATCGTGTCGGAATGGTGCATCGCCAACCTCCGTAACCGCTTTCACATCCAAGGCAAGACGACCATGATAATCACGTTCGAGTCGAGCGTGGATGCGATCAATGCGAAGCTGAAGTTTTCATGAAACAGTGGCAGTTCAAGCGTATCGTGAAGAACAAGGATCGTCCACGTCTCTACGTGGCGACCGGCAAAGACAAGGGCAACTTCGGTAAATTCCAATACGAAAGTGGGGGCAAGATTTACCTGTCTCTCGACAGTGGAACCGAAATCAACCTGCACTACTCGGCACTGGAAGAATTGGACGAGTTCGGTGATCCAAAAGTGCTTCCAGTCATGGATATGACCGGCCGCGAGATCGTCGTTGATTCCTACGTGTGCTATTCGGTGAAGACCAGCAACACGCACGCCTTGGAAATCGGCAAAGTCTTGGAATTGACGCGGCTCGGTGGCCTGAAGGCTCGCTCAACCGTTCGGAACGGCGAACGAGTGCCACCAGATCAATGGCGGCATAACGTAGTCAACGTCGATCCAGTGCGCTGTATTAAGCTGCCCGTGGACGACACCACTATGCTCATGTGGCTTATGCAGGATTTCGCGGAACTCGTGAAATCCAAATGACCGGAGTTCCTATGCCAGTTCCACCGCCCCCGCGTTGGATCATGAAAGGTCTACCGGTTCCGTTTGGCCCGCCGCTCTGGACATGGCGTGAGCACCACAAAACATTGTCCGGTATCTCGGTGTCACTGGATGGCAAACGAACGCATCCGGCCAATCTCAATCCCACGCAAAAGCGTGAGGTTGACGATTTCCGCAAATCGATCTCGCTTTATCTTTAGTAGCCCGGCCAGACCGGGGTGAACGTGCTCGTGTATTTCAGCACGTTCCAGAAAATGATCGAGTGATAGAAGACGTTCACATAAGCTGTGGACGCCGCCGGGTTTATCAGCAGGTTGCAGTTATCGAATGTCCCGATTGCGGGACTTGATGTCGTTGTGCTCGGCCCGGCAACACCATTCAACCAAAGCGTGTTCGTGCTGGTGGTTGCGTTTCTGGTGAACGCGACGTGCTGCCATGCATTTGGCACCAAATCCTGACCCGTTGGGCACCCGGCCGGTCGGTTGATGTCCATGAAGGTCATAGCCATGTTTCCGGTCGGAGATGGCGACGACTCATATCGGAACAGTCGGAAATTGCTGTTGAAGGCTGACGGCGTGATGATGAATAGCGCCCGGTTTCCGCCGCCCACATTTTGCGGATAACCGCCAGCCATATAGACCCACATTTCAAGCGTGAACGAGCCGGACAGGAAGTTGAAATGACCAACACCTGTATCCCACGAGAGCCCGGTGCCGGTGTTCCCTGTCCACATGGCTGTTTCAGTGCCATGCGGAGCGGGCGCCTGAGCATAAGTCGCCGTGCCTCCGCTGATGCCCGGTTGTCCAACAACCGCGTTGCCAGTCGATAGCGAGAAGTCGCTCGAAGTCATGTCTTTGTTGAAGCGCCACGACATGACCATGTTGGCGGCGGTGGCGGCATTGGACTTGGCGAAGAAAGTGCGCGGTGCGGTCCAGTTGCCGTTGCCATCACGGGCCACAGTCACAATCGGGAAGTTCGCGTCAGTCACTAGCGTCGGGAAGAAACCGTTCAAGACGCCGGTGTTCCCCGCAACGCCATAGGAGAATGGCGTTGTCGAAGTGATCGTATATGACGACATTGAGCCAGTGTTGTCGTTGTCGTAAGCAACCACCGGGGTTGGGGCTGTCACGACACTGTTTTCCGGGCCGCTAGCGATCAGTGTTGCGTTGGCGGTCAACCACAGAGGCGGATTCGGGAACGGGTTTGTGACGGGCGTGAAGGTCGCGGTGTAGCGTTGCTTCTGCGTGATACGAACCTCGTCCATGAAGACGGTCGAGAACACACTGTCATTGCTATCGCCGCCAATCGAGAACAAGCCGCTACCGCCGCTGCTGCTGACGGCGCCAGAGATCGTGGCCCCAGCGACGACACCATTGACGAACCCACGAATGACACCATCCGTGCCTCGGGTGATCGCGACGTGCTGCCACTGATTCAAGACGATGGCGCCAAGAGTGAGCCCACCACCGATGATCGTCCCGCCGCTATTCGTTGCGTTGAACACCCAATTTCCAGAAGCGATGTTCACGTTCCAGAAATTGGTAGGTCCGTTGCTGTTCAACACGCGCTGTGTTCCCGTGGAAGTCGGGAAAGCCCAGAACTCCACAGTCCATTCAGAGTTCGCCAGCAACGTGTCCGTCGTAGATGGGGTAGTGATGGCGCCGCCATTGGCGAACAGGCTCTTGCTCCCGAAGAGGAACTGCGCGGAAGACAACGCGGCCGGAGAAGTCACCGAGAATGTGCGCGGAGGAAGCGTCGCGAAGTCGTTGAAGTTTTCCATGTGCATGATGAGCGACACGGCATTTGCGAAGGGATCGACCTTCGAGACGTTGTGGATGATGTTGATCGAGAAGTCGCGATTGGCCGAACGATTGCCGTCCGACGCTGCAATCGTAAACGGCACAGACGAATTGGAGAGCACCGGCGGCACGGTGCCGCTCAGTTGCCCGCTGTTCGCATTGAGCGTCAGCCACGACGGGAAACCAAAGGTCGCGGTGTTGGCCGCGTAAGTCACCGCGTTGCCTTCGGGATCGGTGGCGTGCACGCTGGTCACCACCGCAGTCTGTTCGACCACGTTCGCGACGACGGAATTACCACCCCAAATCGGCGGCGAATTGTAATGCACGACAATCGTAAACAGACGATCAGTACGGATGAAGCCGTTCGACGCGCCAATCGTGAAGGTATAGACCGCGTCGTTGGCCAGAGAGGTCAGGTCTTGACCGGTCCCCGAAATGGTCACGCCATTGCTGGTAGCGTTGTAAATCCAACCGGAAGGGATCGCACCGCTCTGGAAGGTGTAAGTGAGGTTCTGCCCGTTGATGTCGTGAGCGACCAACGAGTAGGAGATGTGCTGGCCTTCTTGCGCGAACGGCGAGATCGTTGCATTGCTGTCCCACACAGGCGGCTGGTTTTTGATGACCGATAGCGTGTAGGTGCGAACGCTGGACTTGATGCCAGTCGATGCGGTCACGTCAAAGATGAAGTTGGTGTCGGTGTCTATACCCGGCGCCACGCCGGTAACCTGTCCGTTGGACGCCAAGTTGATGCCGTCCGGCATTTCGCCACCAGACACCGAATAGAATACCGTGGACCCATTTGAGAGGGCCGTGATCTGGTCGCCAGCGTAGATTTGACCCTCAACCGCTCGATTGAGCGTAGAAGACCCTTGGAAGACCGGTGGAGAGCTAAACAGCACGTCGATGGTGTAAGTCTGCGTGTTCGCGACAATGCCGTCATTCGCCAGATAATCGAACGAATACGTTTTGTCTTCGGTGACCGCAGGCAGCACACCTTCGATGTTGAATGTGCTGGTGTTGAAGGTCAGGCCATCAGGCAAGCCGGTGACTTTGCGTTCGGCAATATCACCACCGTCAGGATCGAACACGTCGATGAACGCGGTGAAGTTCGTCTGTTCTTTTTGACGAGCAAGGCGGCTGCCACCCGGCACAAACACCGGAGGCTGGTTTCGCACACCAGAGATCGCGAACGCCCGTGTGATCGGGTTCGTGCCGTCTGTCGCTTGTGCCGTGAAGTTATAGTCTTCATCGGCAGGGATAGTGTCCATGGCGCCGTTGATGAAACCGGTGTCTAGTAGCGCAAGGCCGGGCGGCAATGAGCCACTGACCACGCTGTAAGTGACCGTGTCGTGCGGGTTTTGATCGGTCGCTTCGATGCGGAAACTTGAACTGAAACCACCAAGGATCGTGCCCAAGCTACCTGCGGGAGTAACCCAGACAGGCGGGAAATCATGCTGCACCGTGACGGTGAAATCGCGGAACGATTCGTGTGTTCCATCACTCGCGAAAACCGAGAACGGATAATCGGTATCGGATGCTGCGGGCGGCATAGTGCCGCTGATGAAGCCGCTGCTCGAAAGCGTAAGTCCATCCGGCAAATTGGTGCCATTGGCGAGAGCATACACAACCGTGTTTGCTTCGGGGTCCGTTGCACCAAGCGTGAACGTGAAGGGCTTGTTTTCAGTGCCGACGCCAATCGAGCCAGCGGGTGTTCCCCACAGGGGATCACGGTCGGCCAGATTGCGAATTGTGAACGTGCGGCTGACCGGCGGGGCAAGACCATCGTTCAGTGCGGCGGTGAAGGTGTAAAGCGCGTCCGAGTTCTCCACGAGCGGCAAATGCCCGCTCATCACGCCGGTGATGTTCGAGTTGGCGGTGATCGGATTGGCGGCGGTGAAGGAGACGGTGACAGGCACATTACCCACATCGGTGAGGGTATACGTCACCGGGTTACCAAGCGGCGAGTTGTCATCGTGGCCGATGATTTGGGCGCTGAACGGAATCTGTCCAAGATGACTGATGAACTCTCCGGCGGGGGTGTCCCAAACCGGGGGCACATTCTCAACCACCGTGAATGTGAAGGTTCGGTCGGACTGCTTGATGCCGTTGTCGGCGGTCATCGTGAAGATGAAATCTTGGTCCGAGCTTACGGCCGGAAGGATACCACTCAGCACGCCGTTGGCATCCATGGTCAGACCTGTGGGGAACGATCCACTCTTCAGCGTGTAAACGATTTGCGGAAGATTACCCGCGCCGCTGGCGCTGAACGTCAAGGAGAACGCAGTGCGTTCAAGACCTTCAATATCGGCGGCCGTATTCCACGTCGGCGGGGTGTTGAACCGCACGACGATGTCGAAACTCTGGCTCGTTGCCAGATAGCGATTGTTACCGCGCTCGCCGGTTTGATCCCACGCAATTGCGGTGAACGAAATGGTCGTGTCTGAATCGACGTGCGGAAGGGTGCCGGTGACGAGGCCGGTGTTTGACATCGTAAGGTAGACAGTGTTGCCTTCTTTGTAGATATCGTTGGTGTTGGGCGTGATGTAGAACTCGATATCCGCACCCTCTGGGTCGAACGCATCGAGTTGAATGCTCACGTCAGTATGTTCGAATGCGTCGAGAATAGTACCCGCGTTCGTCACCCAAACCGGCGGCAAGTTGGCCAACGAAGTCAGCGTGAAGTCTCGTTCGATAGGCAGGTTCACGCCATCGCTGATCGAAACTTTGTAGAAAAATGTTTGATCGACGGTTGTCGGCGGGAATCGACCCGTCACGTCAGTGGGCGTCGTGACGATGTCGGGAATATCAGGAATGTTCGTGTCGATAATCGCATAGATCAACGGCGAGCCGTTCGGATCGTGACCGACGACGGAAACGCCGAAATCTTGCTGGGCGAGGACAGAGAGCAGGCTTCCGGCCGGGGTGTCCCACACGGGCGGATAGTTCTTTTGCACGCTGATCGAGAAATCGCGAGTGGTCGGCAGCAGACCGTTGAACGACGCTTCGATGGTGAAGACCGTCGTTTCCAGATTGGGATCGGAAATGCTCTGCGTCGTGCCGACGATGGCGCCTGAGTTCGCGATCAACGTGAGACCCGGCGGCAGAACTGTCGCGTTCGCCATCGCGTAGGTCACGGCCTGCTCACCGTGGAAATCGTGCGCGGCGACGCTTACCGATGAGTTGGTGTTCTCGATGATGATGCCGAGCGAGCCAGCGTCAGTATCCCAGATAGCCGGGATGTTGTGCCATGCCGTAATCGTCCAATCCTTGATCGCCGGATTGACACCGCTGACCGCAGTGATCGTCAGCGGAATGTCGATATCGTCATCGGGTGTGGGCGGAAGGTTGCCGCTGATTTCGCCTTGATCCGGGTCGAACGTCAGACCATCGGGAAGCGGAGTTTGATCGGATAGCGTGTAGACAACGGGACGGGCGTAAACATCAACGGCGAGCGGCAACGGAGAAGCAAACACCGTGCCTCCGAAATCTTGGCCGAGGCTGTTGCCGACCGGCTGCCAGACCGGCGGCAAGTCGCGCAGGATCACGAAAACGAATTGATGCGAAGCTGACTTCAAACCATCGGATGCGGTGATCGAGAACTGAACGGTCTCGTCGCTGTTGCGCGGCTCTGGCACCAGCGGCAAGGAATCGGACGAAACCATGCCGTTGTTCACGTCGATGCCAACGTTATCAGGCAGACCGACCGCCGTGTAGCTGATCGGGAGTTCAGGATTCGACGTGACGTTCGGTGTGAATCTCATCGAGAAACCTTCGATGAACTGACCGATGGGGAACGGATGACCCGTGTCCCCGCCCGGAATCTCGAAGCTCGGGGCAACGTCGTGTTTGACGGTGATGAGGAACAGACGCTTCGTGGTGTAGACGCTGTTTCGCGCCCCCAAGATCATCTTGAACTCGGTGTCGTCCGGCTGCGCGTCGAGCGTGCCAGACATCAGGCCGGTGTTCGCGTCCAGTTGCAGACCCGGCGGAATGTTGCCAGCCACACGCACGTAAGTGATGTGATCGTCTCGCGGGTCGATGGCCAGCACGGTGCTCTCAAAGAACGAGAGTTCGTAACCAGAGCCAATCGAACCGGCCGGAGTGACCCAAATCGAAGCGAACTCAGGCGGGACGGCTGCGACATAGATGCTGAAGTCACGGAACACTGCGGTGTCGCCGTTCGACGCGGCCAACGTGAAATCGTATTCGCGGTCATCGTCGAGGTTCGGGTAGGTGCCAGTGATGGCGCCGGTGTTGGGGTCCAAGAACACCCCGCTCGGAAGCTGCCCGCCGACCACAGAATATTGAACCGGAAGCTCATAGGGATCGACGGCTTCAACTGCGGTGTTCGCCGTTTCGTTTACGTTTCCAAAATCAAGAATCTCTGAAGGCGTGATCCAGACAGGCGACGGATGCGGCCCGGTGATGAGCCGGAACGGATGATCGAGGAACGTTCCGCCACTCTGCGCGCGAATGATGATATCGAACAGGCCAACTTGATCGGTGAAAATACCGCTCATCAAACCGCTGGTCTCATCAAAGCTGATGCCGTCCGGCAGCGAACCAACGTGAAGCTCATAGGTGATGGGCGCGGTGAGGTTCTTGCCGGTCGCCTTGAAGACGGTTTCGATCTCGTCGCCTTCGTTGAATGCACCCAGAACCTTGTTCATCGGAGCAACCCACATGATAGCGGGATTGGTATCCCTACCCACTGTGAGCGATCCTGATAGATTCAGAGTTGTGAGACGCAGTGTCATTGAAGGGAGATGATCCAATTAGGCTTCGAGTATTTATCGAAACTCAAAATTGGAGTTTTCGCGCAGATTGACTGGTAACTTGTTGTCTGCTAATCAGAACTGGACGAGTGGCGCCGTGGTATGACACGGGCTGTGGACCGGCGGGCTTTGGAGCCTTGTGCGGTTTTGAGTGGAGGGCCTCGGGAACGTGCCGGGGACGCCATTCCCACAGGCGGGAGTTTGCTCTCAGTCATCAAGATACGAGGCTGCTGGCTCAACGAGAATGCCGGGCCAAACGGCTTGACGACCCCTCGTTGTTTCGTTTGCGAGTTATCCACAGGCTTCGTCACGAAATTGCGAAAAAGGATATTGCGTCTTCCGAAAGGGGTCGCTACTTTCCAAATCACGGCTGGGGCAGCGGCGCTCTCCCAACGGCTTCCACCATCTGGTGAACGAAAATAATTACGAGAGATCGTAAAAAGTAGTTGACCAGAAAATGGCGAGTTGTTAGGTTGGTGTTTCGGTCACAGACCAAAAAATTTCGCTGAGAGCGGGAAAACCCGCTCCTAGCACACAAGTTTCGGCACTCCGTGCCTCTCGGCTTCGGTCGGGTTAAGTCGCCTTCGGGCGGCGTGCGGAACGTCTCTTCGATCCTACTGGATCACTTTGCACGTCGGCTTCGGTCGATGTGCGGGGTAGTTCGTTCGACCGATAGGACGGGTGTTGAGAACTGGCGATTTGGCGCCAGTATAATCGGATAACCCGCCGCGAGGTGGGATAAGGGCGGAAGGTCCACATACCGTCCCTACAGGCAACTGTAGTCCATCCAAAGAGGCCCGAACTACCCTCCTAAAGAGGGTCTTCTACCTTCGGGATAGGAGATAGATCGGACGATGTGCGTTTTGGTCCCTGAGAGGGGATAGGACTAGGCTCGATGCCCTTGTCGGTTCGCCGGTGGGGAAAGCAGGTCGGTCCAAGCGGGGTTTGCGTCCTGCACCGAGACATGCAAAGCACGTCCATGGTCGAGAGTTAACGGGTAGTCATCAGGTCCGAGGCTTCGCAGCTTAGGGCGGGTGGCAGTCTTCAGGGTCTTGGGGCGTGAAAACGTCACTAGGTCCAAAAGGACACCTGAGTAGTCTTAGCCGGATGAAAGGGATGAGGCGTGTTGTATTTTGTCGGCTGAAAGGCTGGTGAAGCAACTGGGGCAGCACGTCTTGGTGGATTGCGATATAGCTCACTCTGGTAGAGCGCATCCCTGCATAGGATGAGGTCGTTGGTTCAATTCCAACTGTCTTAGAAAAACGCAAAGTTCTGCCCCGGTAGTGTGTAACAAGATGCCTAATTCTCGGCTGGGTCGTCATCTTCGGGTGGCGATTTGGAACCGAGACGGTCGGAAGCTCGCAAGGCAACCGGACGTTGGTGGGAAGGTTTTCGTAGGGGCTGCAACCCTGAATGGCCAGCGATGGTCAACGGAGAAGGAACCGCCGAGGACACACTACGACGCGAGATAAGCCACTCGCCTATGCCTTCGGGCTTCGATAGGGAAAAGGCGGCATCGGCTGGTTACCTTTTGACTCGCAAGAGCAGAGGGTGGATGATCGGGGAAGGTCCATCGCAAGTGGGCTATAATCTCGGAAGGCCAGTCATTAAGCCTGTAGTCTCACGGCTTTAACATCAAACTGCTCCGGCAGTTCTCATATCCCGACTAGCGCGGGACTCCCAGCCGCTCCGGCAAATCCGGGGCGGCTTTTTCGTGTCTAGGGTAAGGATCAGAACGGTCACTGCCCTTTTAGGACATACCCCTGAGTCAGGATGTTCGGCGCCGGGCTCCTGAACGGTTGATGGCAGCCCGTCCGAAGCCATTACGGCCCACCGGTCACGCCATGTGCCCACCCGGTGGGCCTATTTTGGTTTACGAAAATATTGCAGATAGGTCCGTGCACGGGCTACTTTGAAGGTTCATTCCTGACAAGTGATGGCCCATGTTGACTGCCGCTGCCCAAGTCGAAATTGAAGATCATCTCGACGACAAGCCACCTCCCGCACTCCATTATGGTCGAACCGAACCGAGACTACTTGGTGAGACCTTGGTCATGGCCGCCCAACTTTCGTTCAACAAGGGCACGCGAGAGGCCACCTACGACTGCAACGGCCAGTGGTTCCGCTACCGGGCCGGTGGCAGACCGTTTGAAGTCAATGTCACGGTGTTCACCCCGGACGGAGAAGCACCGTTTTTCACGCTTCTCGCTGCGGCCGATGGCCTGACGTTCAACTTCGCCAAGGCGACCAACCTACCGCCCATCGCGCAAGTCGTAATGAATGCGGCGCGCGATCAGGCAGTCCAAATGCGGCACTCAATCTGATGAACATCACCCGCGAAGGTTTCATCGAGATCGATATCACTCAGGAGATGGTCGATAGAGCCTCAGAGAAGGCTCAGGAGATGGGTGAACTGCGTAACTCGATCCGCAGGGGCTCCGGTAATCTTGCAGGCTTCTTGGGCGAGGAAATCGTACTCGCTGCTTGGGGTGGTTCGGAGTCCCACAACACCTATCAGCATGACATCACTTTCGAAGGCACATCGTTTGAGGTGAAGACCAAGGATCGTACCGTGGCGCCGCGCGCTGGCTACGAAGCATCGGTCGCGAACTTCAACACGGCTCAACGCGCCGACTTCTATGTGTTCGTGTCGCTCTACCGCGTCAAGGAGACCGGAGACTACACGCGTGGATATATCATCGGCATCATTCAGAAAGAGACCTACAAGGATCGGGCAAAGTTCCTGAAGGTCGGTGACGTTGATCCATCGAACGGTTGGAAGGTCTCGGCGGATTGCTATAATTTGCCCTATGATGATCTCGTGAAGTTCGAGAATTGGGCCTAAGTAAACACTGTTCAGATAGATATTGCAGCGCAACATAAATAGGTTCATTATCAAGAAATTGAAAGGAACCTAGTTATGAAAACCACATTTGCAACCAAACTCGACAAGCTTAGCTCGCTGTTCTTCTTGGCCATTCCGTTTTTGCTGGCCGGATCGTTCATCGCGCATATTGCTTGACGAAAAAGACTGTCCCCGATAGACATGGGGACAGGTGATCCCTTGTAGCTCAGTTGGTAGAGTTTTCGATTGTTAATCGAGTTGTCGCAGGTTCGAGTCCTGCCGAGGGAGCCATTCACTGCATACTAAATACACGATGAAAAAGTATGCACTTATCCTGCTGGCCGCTTTCAATCTATTGGGAGTTGCTCCCGCCGCCGCAGCGACAATCGACTACCAAGCCAAAGTCATCAAGGTTATCGACGGCGACACCATCAAGGTTGTGATCGCCGGTTGGCCCGTGCCTTACAATCCCGATGATGTGAGGATCGACGGTATCGATACCCCCGAAAAGCGTATGCCACCCGGCAAGAGCCTATGCGAAGTGAAACTCGGAGAAGCAGCGTCCGCCTACGCAAAGACGGTCATTCGTTTGGGTTCGACGGTCGTTGTGCACTACGACACCACCAAGCATGACAAATACGGCCGCCTGCTCGGAACGGTTACGCTTGAGGATGGCCGAGACTACGGAAAGCTCATGGTTGATGGCGGGTTCGCCAAGCCATATGACGGCGGCACCAAGTCTATCTGGTGCCCGGTAGTCAAACCAACAGTTGTCGTTCCCAGCGCGCCTGTCGCTCCGGCGGCAGTTGTGACCACGGTAATCACCACCAAGAAATAGTTGACCAAATCGACTTCCGTGAGAGGATGATCCTGAGATCATTTCACAGGAGTCCGCAATGTTTGGTTACGGAGAACAAGAGCCCACTCCCGCGCGCCCGGAAGCGGCGGTGCTTGGTGCGGCTCTGACCGCGTTCCTCGCGGCCGACAGAGACTTGACCGTCGCCAAAGGCAAGGTGCCGAACTACACCGGCCAGTGGTCGTCCAAGGATTATTACGCCCAAGAGCAAGAAGACTACAACCGCGCGGCCGACGCCTTGGAAGATGCGCTCACGGCCATCGCTCGCCGGGCATGAAGCCGGAAAAGCACCGGCGTGGCGATCTCTGGGTCGCCTACAACGTGGGCTCGGTATCGTCTGCGGACATTCCGGGCATCAATCTTGAAGACAGAGTCGGGACAATTGCTGCGCTGAAGGCGGCGGGGTTCGAGCACGTCTTGGAATATTCGCTCGGCACGCCAATGGGGCAAGCAATCAACCCCGCGATCATCAAACTTCGAAACGAAGGACAACAATTGTCGCCGTGGATTGGCCTGTTGACACGCGGGCCAATGACGCTTGTTCTCGCGTTCAGCAAACCGGGCGATCTGCTCTATCTGAAGATGTTGCTGGAATGAGGCAGTATCTTGATCCCGACTATGAGATTTCGGTTGCTCGAATTATTGTCGGCACGGAACCCAACTTGCCCGTGAAGTTCGAAAACCCCACCGATGCCGAAATCAGCGCATTGGTAAAAACATTCATGGGCGGTCCCACTGAGGATTCACGGGATTTTTTCAGAGAGATGAAATACCGGCGGCATGATGACCCCGGAGACTTTGATGCGCGATGTTGGGAACTGGTAGGGCAATTGACTGCTGAATTGAGTCAGTTAGCCGATGAAATGTATCGAGAACTGTCGGATGAAATTCGCCTCAATCCGAAACTCAGAAGTGCCGCCGTAAATCCGATGTTTAGCAATGTTACCGACCGTGTATGTGTTTGGTGTTCGGAAAATCTCGGGATTACGCACAACATTATGCTTATGAAATCGAGCATGTCGGTGTATAAGCTTCCCCTACGAACAAATATCATGGCGTCGTTCGCTTCATTCACTTTGTTGTTCAGTAAATACATTCTGCCTACCTAGCAAGGAGGATCACTGTGCGAAGCAATCTCTACAAGCCGTGGACCTTAGTCCGGCATAATGGTGAACTACGTCTGGCGTTCATGACCAGTCTGTTCGGCGGGGGCATCGTGCCGGGTCCGGCGAACGGTGGCCGTGGCCACATCATGTTGGACAATGGCCAACCCTGTGCGGAGACTGCCACGCCGGTGGTTTTCAAGCAGATCGATTTGGTATACGACTGGCGAAATCGCCCGTCGCCTGACCAATTGAGCAAGGCGCGGCAACGTGAATTGGCCGCCGCCTAAAAGGAGTCTCGACGTGAGTGCCCTCGAAGCCAAGTCATGGCCGTTCGAACAAGCCCGCGCGCTGTTGCAGCGTGTGGAAGGGCAACCCCTCGTGACTTTTCAGACTGGCTTCGGTCCTTCTGGCGCCCCGCACATCGGCACGTTCGGTGAAGTCGTTCGCACGAACATGGTCCGCTGCGCGTTCGAGGAACTGACCGAAGGTAAGGTCGAAACTCGTCTGATCGTTTTCTCGGATGATTACGACGGCTTCCGCCGCGTACCGGACGGTATGCCCGCATCAATGAGCGAAGACATCGGTCTTCCGTTGACGCGTGTGTGTGATCCGTTCGGTGAGTTTTCGAGTTTCGCCGCCCGAAACAACATCGCTCTTCGACATTTCTTGGACCGCATGGAAGTGGGCTACGAGTTCGTGTCGTCCACGGAGATTTATGCCGGTGGTGGATTCAATGAAGCTCTGAAGCTCATCTACGATCACTATGACGCGGTCATGAAGATCATGCTGCCGTCGCTCGGTGGTCAAGGCGGCAATCGTGCCGAAACCTATTCGCCGTTCATGCCGCTCAGCCCCAACACCGGCAAGGTGTTGGACAATGCGAACGTGTGTCTTCTCGGCGATTACGAAATCACGTTCACCGACGAAGACGGTTCGATTCATCAGACCAGCATCTTTGGTGGTCAGGTCAAGCTTCAATGGAAGGTTGACTGGGCGATGCGCTGGATGGCGTTCAACATCGATTACGAGATGCACGGCAAGGATTTGATCGACAGCGCCGTGCTCAGTACCCGTATCTGCAAGGCGGTCGGCCGCAAGGCGCCGTTGACCTATTTCTATGAACTGTTCCTTGACGACGAAGGCCGCAAGCTTTCGAAGTCGCTGGGCAACGGCATGACCACGGAAACGTGGAACCGCTATAGTGCGTCCGGCCCACTGGCACAGTTCATGTTCATGTCGCCGCGCTCGGCGAAGGCGTTTACGCCTTCGGTGATCCCTCGTGTGACCGATGAATATCTCAAGGCTCTTACCGCCTTCCCGGCGCTCGAAGGGAAGGCTCGCCTCGACTCGCCCGTGTGGCACGTTCATGAAGGCTCGCCCCCGCCCTACAACGCGGACGTGAGCTATAGCCTGCTCATCAACCTCGCGACCGTTTCGGGCGCGCAGGATGCCGAAACACTGATGAACTACCTCGACCAATACAAGTCGCTGAGTGTTGGCGACCGCGCATTCATTGGGAGCCTTGTTCCCGGTGTCATCGCCTACGTGCGTGAGCATGTTGAGCGGAAGCCCCGCCGCCCCCCGACCGAGTATGAAGCACGAGCGTTCTCCGAACTGGCTGACACCCTCGAAAACCTCAGTGATGAACTGGATGGTGAAGGCTACCAGTGGCATGTCTACGAGATTGGCAAGTCGTTCATGTTCGAGCCGCTGCGCGACTGGTTCAAGGCCATCTACGAGGTCTATTTCGGCGACGAACAAGGGCCGCGCTTCGGCTCGTTTATCGCCGCCTATGGTCGTGAGCGATCCATCGAACTCTTGCGGAGCGTCCTGTGAAAAAGGATGTTGCTCATCTCGAACTCGTGGCCATCGCTCTCTACGAGAGCCATGTGCGCGCCGCGCCGCCGGGTCTGTCTCCGTCGTGGGGCGCCATGTCATCCAAGCAACGGGACAAGTGGCGTGCTGACGCCAAGAAGATGCTCGATGAAGCGTCCGACGAGGAATGGGAGCGCGACTTCTGATGATCGGTCGAAACATCAAACCCGTTGCAGACTATCGCTGGTCCTACTGGTGGGGTGCGTCGGCCTTCGTCAAGAAGGGTGCGGACATCCGCCGTGAGGTTCTGCTTGAAGCTGTGCAGAAAGCGACTGCTGTCCGAAACGGAACGGTGAAACCCGGCTATCTGGGCGTCCCCGGCGTGTCTCTGCATCACGAGGGTGGGCGAGCCTACTGCCGCCACTGTCGGCGACTGGTCAAGGATGGCCTGTTGAAGATGGTCAACTTCAGGGTGAAGTCGTCATCCCATGGCGGGTCCAACGACATCACATGGTCGGTCCTCGCGCCAACCGCCAAGGGCTACGCCGAAGCCGAAAAACTTTTGAAGAAAGCCGCCTGATGCATTTCTCTCGTCAAGAAGCGTTCCTGTTCGGACTGTGTCTCGGGCTGGTCATCGCCATCCCGTTGTCGTGGATCGCTCACGCCTTGGCGTGGTTGCTCATCTGGGGCATCGGGGTCACCTTTGTTCTCTATCTCGTGGTGAAATGGTTCAGCGGGAAGTTCCGCCTTCCATGAGCATGGACTTCGCCCGTCAGGCCACGCGGGTCCATCTGCCACTCGACATCGCCTTCGAGCAAATTTTGCGTGGCGATATGCCCGTGACGACCAAGCCGGTGTTCCAGCCTGCCTGCGAAACATGGTGCAAGAAGAACATGCGCGGACACTACGACGCAGTCGAAGTCTCTCCGAAGATTTACGCATCCGGCATGGACATCGTGGATGGTTCGTTCGCCTATCTGGTCTGGTTCGAGTTCGTTGAAGACGCGACACTGTTCAAGCTTCGGTGGTTCTGATGCTCGAATACGAAGTCATGCGGATGGGCTGTGGCCCCGCCTACAATCGCCAAGACGCGATCCACATGGCCGTCGTCAATCTGATGCGCGATGCGCTGAAACGGGAGGTGGACCCGGCGGCCGACATCGTGGATTGGAATCTGTTCATCACCCACGTCCGCGCCCAAGTGCTCACGCACGAACGCCCGGATGGTCTTCAGCACACGGTCATTCTGACGATGGAGTTCGAGTCTGAGGCAGAGGCCGTCTATTTCAAGCTGCACTACGGCGAGCACATGACTCTGAAAGTGCTACCCGACAAACATCTTAACAAGAACGGCGTTGTTGCCCGTAGGCATCGTAAGCGCAACACCGTGGCTGCCCTTGACGATTAGATAGTTTTCGCCTTCGAGCAAATGTCGAATGGCGCCCACGTCGGCCGCATCTCCCAGAATGAACATCTGGTCCCGCTTCGGAAAACTTTGGATCAAGGCGACGAACGCATTGTGATCGTCGAGCGTGCGAAACCACACGCCCATTTGCACGGCCGTGAAGCTGCCGATATGACCGCAGGATTCATCCCATTCGAACCACGTCCCATCGTGATCGATGAGGACGTTTTTCTTGCCGAGTTTCTTGATGAAGGCATCGATCCGCTCCCGCTCGTAGAGACTCGGATCGTTCAGGGTCATGCCGCACCAACCCTTCTTGTAGCGAACGACAGTCGTCCGCCACAGTCGGTCCATCTCGTTCTCTTCGCCGGGCGTGATCGTCCAAAAATTGAACTCGTAGGGATTGCTCACCTTCCCGCTGGAAACATGCGGGCGCCATGCGTTGGCTTTGGATTCGGCATGAATCCGAGCCATTTCGAGTTTGTGGCTAGCTTCAAAACGAACGCGGCATTTTTCGAGCCACTTGCGCGTGCTCTCTCGCCGCCTGCGTTCTTTCGGAGTGAGCTTCACATCATTCGAAGCGTAGGTCACACCGCTCGTGGTGTAACAGGTCACATTGTAAGTGACTGTGATGCCATTGGTGCCGGTCTGACTCATCTGGGGAACCAAACCCAATTTCGAAAGCGAGGTCAAGCCTAAATAATCCTATGTCGGGAATGCGTAAACTCATCAACATTGTAGAGGCGACGGTGGCTGAAGCCCCGGAGCTAGATGAGAAGTATACGCGCGACAACGTCTACTTGAAACAGTATATGCAAAAAGGCGAGTTCGATCCATATCGTCACTGGAATGACGTGTGCAACTGGCTGGCCCGAAACGGCTATCTGGAAGAAGCGTCAGAGGCCGCAGGGCACGAAATCCACGACGAAGAACAGCTTCAAGAAGAAGACCCGGAAATCTTCTACAAGCTGCCGGAAGACCTTCAGAGCCGAAGCGCCGAAGACGTGGTCGAAGAACTCCTCCAACATGATCCGGCCGAAGCCCCGACGTGGGCTCACATGCAGAGCAAAGGTAAAACGCTTCTGCCGAGAACAACGTGGTTGGTTCATTTCACCGATCATCCTTACGACATCGCTGCACAGGGTTTCACCATCGGCATCGATCAAATGGACAAACTCGGTCTCACGACGTGGTTCAAGAACGACGGATGGGACAAAAAAGAAGGCGGCTACAATTTCGCGTTCACTGCACAGAGCCGCTACGCAAGCAATGCAGCGAACAAAGGAAGCTATGGACAGTGTGCAGTCCTTTTTCAAAACTCGGGTGTTCACGCCTATCACCACGGTGACGAAGAAGATCAGGTCATGTTTTGGGGCGCCGACGTTTCGCCGCAAGACATTGTCGTTCTCTATCGCGCGTCGAAGCGCGACGACTGGAACGTCAAGAGTCGGTATCGCCTACGCAACGGGGAAACTACTCTGTTCACTGGTGATTTTGAGAGTTGCGTCAAATGGGTCATTCAGAACGCGACGCAGTATCGGCGGAAACTTAAATGAGAGAGCTAATCGACCTAGTCGAAAATCGAATTGACGAACTGTTCGATTCGACCGGTGTAAACTGGACAGACTACAAGACTGCGACTTTCGAAGTCGGCGGCGAGAGCTTTGTTGCCAAGTTCATCCAAGATGCGGGTGGAAGCAATTTCTACCATTTCCTGTTTTACGCCGCCGAAGCAGACCCCACCGCCGAAGATGGCGTCAAGGATCGTATTGACAACACCGGTAAGGTCGGAACGCAGAGCGTCAAAGTGTTTGGCAAAGCTCTCGAATGCTTGGAAACGTTCATTAACCAACGTCATCCCTATGGTGTGGAGTTCGTCGGTAAGGTCACAACCGGCCGGGGTGAACTCTATACCAAAATGGCTCGCGTGCTCGAAGCACGACTGGTCAAACTTGGCTACCATCTGAGTATGAAAGATCAACGGGGTTTCAACCCCGAACGCACGGCCATGGTTGTGCTCGGCAAGCTGTTCACGTTGCTGCGTGAGAAGAAAATCGAAGAAGAATATGCAGACATGATGAGCGAGTAAATATCGCCAACACCATTACTTTCGTGGGATATAAATACTACTATAATCCTCGGAGAGTATTCGTGACCGATATTACCATTGTAACTGCCTTCTTCGACATTGGTCGTGGAGGCTGGAACCAAAGTGTGCAGCAACGAGGCGGCGCTTTGCCTCACTATCTTGAGCGTAGCACCGATACCTACATCGACCGCTTCGCGCACCTTCTGGCTCTGGACAATGAAGTGATCGTGTTCACCTCTCCTGAGATCGCCCCCAAGCTGCGAGAACTTGGAGCAGCCAAGGTCAATTTCCGTGTTCAAGAAGTAGACTTGAATACCGAGTTCGCGGCACGACGCGCTCAAATCCGGGCCGTCATGGATGACCCGAATTTCCCGGCCAAGATCAACCCGAGCCAAATCCGCAACCCGGAATATTGGTGCGAGGATTACGTGCTGGTCACTTCGCTGAAAGCCCACTTCGTTCAGGAAGCCATTGCTCGCGATCTGGTCAGCAACACCACCGTGGCATGGCTGGATTTCGGTTATTGCCGAGACACCAAGTCGCTCGCTGGCAAGCGCAAATGGACTTACGATTTCGATCCCAAGAAAGTCCATTTCTGGAACTGCCAAGTTCCGCAAGTGGACAAAATGAACGAGCACATCATGCACGCGGTCACCAACAACAGCGTGGTGATTTTCGGCGCCATGGTCGTTGCGAACCGCTCATTTTGGAAGCCGCTCGCCGAAGGTATGCAGCAGTCCTTGGACAACCTCATGAACGTTGGGTTGGTCGATGACGACCAAGGTCTGTGGCTCATGTGCTATTTCGGCAACCCGGACCTGTTCGAGCTTCATCCGCTCGATTACAACGATCCCTTCATCGTGTTCCGTGACTACAATGACTAGGCTCATCATCTTCGATTTGGATGGTGTGCTGCTCGATAGTCGGGACTTGCATTACCATGCCTTGAACGCGGCGCTGGCTGATGCGGGCGAGCAATTCGTCATCTCGCGCGAAGAACATCTCAGCCTCTACGATGGTCTCAACACCACGCGGAAACTTGAGATGCTCAGTGAGCGCAAGGGTCTTCCGAAGGGCGCCTACAACAAGGTGTGGCAGGACAAACAGACCGCGACCTTCGAACTCATCAAGCAATTTCCGGTCGATGAGCGTGCGGTCGAGACCTTCAAGGCGATCAAAGCCCACGGTTGGAAAATCGCCTGCGCGAGCAACAGCATTCGCGAGACGGTCAAGCTGGCGCTCATGGCCATCGGGGTGCTCGAATACGTGGATTTCTACGTCAGCAATGAGGACGTGAAACGCACCAAGCCCTATCCTGAAATGTATTGGCAGTGCATGACGGCGCTCAACGCGTTGCCCAAGAACACCATCATTGTGGAAGACTCTCACATCGGCCGCCAAGGCGCGCTAGATTCGGGAGCCCACCTTTTGCCCGTCGAGCACGCCGCCGACTGGGACCAAGCTCGCATCTTTGAGGAAATCGCAGTCATGGAAAACAAGAACACCGGCAAGGCTATTCCTTGGCGGGACAAGAAGCTCAACGTTCTGATCCCAATGGCTGGCGCCGGATCGCGGTTCGCTCAAGCGGGCTACACGTTCCCGAAGCCGCTGATTGAGGTCCACGGCAAACCCATGATCCAAGTGGTCGTCGAGAACCTCAACATCGAGGCGAACTACATTTTCGTCGCTCAGAAAGAGCATTACGAGAAATACGATCTGGAAAACGTTCTGACAAAGATCGCGCCGGGCTGTAAGATCGTGCTCACCGAGGGCATCACCGAGGGTGCAGCTTGCACAGCCCTTTTGGCAAAAAAGCACATCGACAGCGATGCTCCGTTGTTTTTCGCCAACTCTGACCAATTCGTGCAGTGGAACGCCAACGAATGCATGTATGCCTTCAAGGCCGACACCATCGACGGCGGCATCCTAACATTCGAAGCCAACCACCCGAAGTGGTCCTACGCCAAGGTCGGCGAAGACGGTTTCGTCTCCGAGGTGGCTGAGAAACGCGTCATCAGCGACCAAGCCACGGTTGGCTTCTACTACTGGCAGCACGGATCGGATTTCGTGAAATACGCCGAGCAGATGATCGAGAAAGACATTCGTGTCAACGGCGAGTTCTACGTGGCGCCGGTGTTCAACCAAGCCATCGAAGACGGCAAGAAAATTCGCGTTAAGACCATCGACGCGATGTGGGGCATCGGCACGCCCGAAGACCTGAATGCCTTCCTCCAAGAATACAAGGGCAAAGTCTGATGACCGCTCTTGCTGATAGGTTGACTGACACCGTGTCTGAAATCGAGGAGACGATGTCTAAAATTCGAGATGAGTTCATTGAAGGTGAAGACAATTTTCACCTTGAGAAAGCAATCGAAAAACTGAACGTCGCCCGAGACAATCTCAATTTGGTTATTGCTGACGAGGCTGCTGATGGTAATTAACGAAGAGATGGTCTACATCCTCCAAAAGGCGGGTGATCGACTTCAGCAAGAAGCCAACAACTGTCGCGGCACGGTCTGTGACGACTATAAGGCGTATGGCCTTCAGCTTGAAGCTGATGCCATTCGGCAAGCCGTGAACATTTTCGTCAGGCAAATGGGTCACGCACCGCGTGGCCAGAAGATTCCCGGCGATGTCATCACGCCTTTCCTCGAAGGGCTAAACGGCAAATGAACGTCGCTGTTGTTCTTTCTGGTCACATGCGCTGCTGGAACCAAGTGTTCCCCAATTTCAAAGAGCAGTTCATCGACCGCTACAGTCCCGACGTTTTCATCCATACGTGGGACAACGAAGGCTGGTGGGTGCCGCAGGAAGGCGCCATCGGCATTCATGAGCAGAGTGATGCCCTCGACCCGCACGCGGCCTGTGATGCATACAAGCCGATCAAGATGGTGGTCGAGCATTTCGACAACTATCTGACGACTTTCGCGAAGCGTGCCGAAGGGTTCCCGAACTTCTATCACCGGCCCCGGAACATTATCTCGATGTTCTACAAGATGGGCGCCGCCATGAACCTGCTCGAAGAGCACATCATGCAGACCGGCAAGAAATACGATCTCGTGATTCGGATGCGGCCGGACATGATCTTGCACGACGCCATGCCGAACTTCGATCCGAACACGTTCTATACGCTGGCTCACCGCAACCACATGGGCGGCGGGACCGGCGATATGTTCCAGATCGGCTCCTATGAGAACGTCTCTCGTTTCGCGACAATCGGCATGAAGCTCGAAGAATATTACGCCGAGACGGGCCTGCTTTGCCCCCACACTTTATCAGTCCATCACATCCAGAAATTGGGTCTGCCGTGGAATGAGTTCCACATTAACAAAACAATCCAGCACACTCCGGCTGGTCAATATCAACCCGTATAAATACGGCTATTACAGAGGTTTTTTATGGATCAGTTCACTCTTTTCGACGTGGGGGCCAACTGGGGCGCTGACTGTCTCGACATTACTCGCAACAACCCGCACTATCGTGCGTATGCGTTCGAGCCGACGCCGGAATTGTACGTGCATCTCATGCAACAGAGCGCGCCGTTCAGGGAGCGATTTTCCGCTATCCCGTCTGCTGTTAGCGACTTCAATGGCGTCGCCAAGTTCAACATCACCGCCCACGCAGATTGGGGTTGCAGTTCCTTGCTGGAATTTGCTGACGGTCTCGACGTGACTTGGCCGGATCGGACAGATTTCTTCTACGAGACATCCCTCGTGGTGCCGGTGATTCGTCTGGATACGTGGCTGGAAGTGGTCAAGATCAACAAAATCGACTTCTTCCATTGTGACACGCAAGGAAGTGATCTGGCGGTTCTTCGTGGTATGGCCGATTATTTTGCCCTGATCCAAGAAGGCGTCATCGAAGTTCCGCAGAGCGAAGAAGTCATGCTCTACAAAGGCCAGCACACCATGGAAGAGGCTTTGGATTTCTTGAGTGACAAGGGATACGAAGTCTTCAAGACTATGAAGCAACAGAACGAGGACAACATCTATTTCCGGCCGATTAAGTGATCCTGATCGCGCACCGAGGTCTCTTCAACGGTTACGATGAAGCTCGGGAAAATCTTCCCGAGCAGATCGAACAAGCATTGGCCGAAGGGTTCAATGCGGAGATCGACGTGCGTTTGATCGACGGCAAATGGTGGCTGGGCCACGACGAAGCGACGTATGAAGTGGATGACAACTTCCTTTCGAAAGAAGGTCTTTGGATTCACTGCAAGAACCTCGACGCTCTATCTCGTATGACACTCATGTCCCATTTGGGTGTGGAGTTTTCCGATCCCTTGTTGTCAATCCGACTGGCGAACGCCAATTATTTCTGGCACCAAAATGACGATTACACCCTGACGAGTCGTGGGTTTGTTTGGACCTACCCCGGTGGAAAGCTGAACTATAGCAGCATCCGCAATCAACCAGAATGGGCGAAGGGATGGTTTGACGATCCTTCCGAGTTCAACACGACAGATTATTTCGGAGTATGCAGTAAGTTCGTGAGAGTTATCCGCGATGCTTCCTGACATCGTCTACCGAGCGGGTTGGCGATAAATCAATTTGGAAAACCATTTGAAGCTGTCTATGATGGCGGCTTCAGGAGAACATCACCGTGTCCGACGAAGTCATCACCGCCAAGGTCGCCAACGACGAACTCGTTCGCATGACCAACGAACGGACTGAAGTCGTCGCCGAACAATTGGCCGTGGCCGAGGCCGCCTATGAGGCCGCCAGCGACGCGATCATCACCAAGACTATCGAAACAAAGAAGACATTTTGGACGCGTCGAACTAGGACGCGTGACGAAGCTATCGCCTATCTGAACAGCCAATACCCGTGGGGTTGGTGCAGACAGGAAGAACGAGAGGTTCTGAACGCCAAACGCGACCTTTACCGACTCGCGGAAATCCGCGATCTGGCCCACGAGCCCAATTTCCAAAATATCACACTTACAGAGAGTGATCTCCGATTGGTCGGGGGCCTCTCGGATTAGAGGTTACTCCCATGAGCGACGATTCGCTTGCTGACAACGACCATCGACGGCTCGGCCGCGAGCTTGGTCTTTTCCACATCCAAGAAGAAGCCGCAGGCAGCGTGTTTTGGCACGCCAATGGCTTCACCCTGTTCAACACCATCGAGAACTATATCCGCAGCAAGCTGAAGGCGGGTGGCTATTTCGAGGTGAAGACCCCGCAACTGTTCGACCGATCCCTGTTCGAGAAATCGGGACACTGGGCGAACTATGGTGACAAGATTTTCTCTACCGGGGATTTCTACAGCTATCGCGACGATATCGGCTCCGGCGGACATTTCGTGCCCGGCGATCTGCATGAAGCCGCCAAGGCGACTCATGTGCTCAAACCGATGAACTGTCCGGCCCACGTTCAGATTTTCAACGCCGATACCGTGAGCTATCGCCAGCTTCCGATGCGGATGGCCGAGTTTGGTTGCTGCCATCGCAACGAACCTTCCGGGTCACTGCATGGCATCATGCGCGTTCGTCAATTCACTCAAGATGACGCGCATATTTTCTGCGCTGAAGATCAGGTCGTGGCCGAGACCAAGGCTTTCTGCGAACTGCTGCTTGCCGTCTACAAGGACTTTGGGTTCGAAGACGTGAAGATCGGTTTCTCCACCCGGCCGGAAGTCCGTGCTGGCGAGGACGAAGTGTGGGATCGTGCCGAGGCCGCTTTGGCTCAGGCTGTGACCGCTGCTGGGCTGGTCTATGAGGTCTATCCGGGCGAGGGCGCCTTCTATGGCCCGAAGCTCGAATTCGCCCTCAAGGACAACAAGGGTCGCGAATGGCAATGCGGCACCCTGCAACTCGACTTCGTGCTGCCACAGGCGCTCGGCGCGCGTTACACCGGCGAAGATGGCAAGGCCCATACTCCCGTCATGCTACACCGTGCGATCCTCGGATCGATGGAACGGTTCATCGGTATCCTGCTGGAACACTACGATGGCCGTCTACCGGCTTGGCTGAGCCCTGTGCAGGCCGTTGTGATGTCGATCAAGCCGGAGGCCGCAGAATACGCAAAGGCCGTCTGTGACGATCTGGAAGCCTCTGGCGCCCGTGTCAGTTTGGACGTGCGGGACGAGAACGTTTCTCAGAAGGTGAAAGAGCATAGTCTCATGGCTGTGCCCTACATCATCGCGGTTGGCGGACGAGAACAAGAAGCCGGAACGGCGGCAGTTCGAAATCTTGGCGAGAAGGGTCAACATATCGTCAAGCGAGAAGATTTGGCGGCATTGGTTCTCGGTCGGTGACGCCTGATATTGCAACTAGTCCAGTCGCGACCCTCGCGGTCAACGATCAAGACTGTTCCAGTTGCATATTCACCGCCGGGCGCGGCCCCTCGCTTTTATACCGACTGCACCAACCTGCAAGGGCTGCATTTGTCTGGATCATCGGCTGGCCAATTGCTTGTCATGATTCCGGCTGTTCTGGAAATCATGGTCAACCGTCGTTGGCAATTGGGAAACGATATCATACTCGGCACCAAAATTGGTTGACCACAAAGTCGGTGCTGCCTAACGTCGAGTTTATGACTCGTGCACGATACAAAGATGCTCATCCGCTTAACTCGTCCAATCTACCCGCTGTGCGGGACTGGTTCGCGGGCCACGGAGATAAGCGTCTTGGTTTCGACCGCACGATGACCGTCATGGGTGCGGAACGCGAAACACTCGCAAAGATTTTCGGAAAACGTCAACAGACGTTCACCAGCGAGTTTCGTTTCGATATTTGGCATCTTGAACACGAGGGGCTGTATTTTTGGCTGGTGAGTGCTAAGAGCAAAGGCACGGGTGTGGAAATCGACGCGCCGGATGTTTGGAGCCCAAACGACGAGTGCAAAGTCATTTCCTTTCTCGAAATGCTTTACGATGAACTAAAACATATCGAAGCATCGGATGAAGATGCGTAGGAGACTACCATGAGCCTGATCGCCAAATTGAAGGCCGACCAACTCGAAGCTCGCAAATCGCGCGACACCGTTGCTGCGACCTTACTGACGACTCTGCTCGGCGAAGCCAGCATGGTGACCGAAGACGAGTTCAAGGCGGCCGAAGCCGTCGCTCTCAAAGCTGAGAGTGTCGAAGATCGTGATGCGCGGCGGGCGTCCGGTGACGGCTTCGTGGTGCCTCCGATCCCGGTCACCGTTCCCATCACGGACGAGAAGGTCATCGCGACCATCACCAAGTTCCTGAAGGGTGCGAAGTCGAACGCCGAGCTTCTTGAAAAGGAGTTCGAGCGTGCAATGGGTCACCCGTCCACTGACGGTAAGACCCGTCTGCTGGAAGACGGTCAACGCGAGTTCATGGCGAACATCGTGCCGAAGATGCGCGCCACCGACCGTGAAATCGAAATCCTCACCAGCTATCTGCCCAAGCAGATGACGGAGGACGAATTGCGAGAGGCGGTCTCGACTTTCAAGGCGGCCAACCCCGACGCGAACATGGGCGTCATCATGGCCCATCTGAAAACCAATTTCGCCGGTCTCTACGACGGCAAGATGGCCAGTCAGATCGCGAAAGGCTGATCCATGGGCGGCCACTACGCTGTCACCGATGGTGACACCCCGAGCTTCGATCCCCGGCCTTTGAAGGTCGGCGATGTGCTCTGGTCGGTGTTCTGGCATCACGTCAAATACGACTACGATGAGCCGACCATCTTTCGTGACACCGTGACCAAGGTTGAACAGGTCGGAATGCAGAAACGCGGTGACCACGTCGAAGAAGAATGGCTGGTCGAGTTCGAGCACATCGGGCCACGGTCGTTCAAGATCAACGCCTTCAACCCCTCCTACACCCCGTATTTCTGGACCAGTCGCGAGGCTGTCGAGGCATCTGTCCTCGAAGACCTGAAACAGACGGTGGGGTGGGTCGAGGAGGAAGCGCAGCAGGCTGCTGCAAAATTGGAAGCCATTCGGCTGTTGGTGTCGCAGCCTCCGAAGTTTGATCCTGAATTCGAGAGGTGATGTTATCGATCATCGGATACACTTCTCTCACGGTTTACATGATCGCCGCAGCGATCCAGTTTCCGCCGGTGTATCGACTGATGATCGCGCTCGATCTTTGGCTCACGGAGCGCCATCGTTTCTTCAATCCGTGATTGCGTCCGCCTGTTTGGCGATGAGGTGCATGTTCGGATAGTTGGCCTTGATGAGCATCCACAGACGATAGAGACGCTTGGTGAACCGGCGCTGGTTGGCAGGCGACAGGTTCGCCCGGAAGCCATGGTCGAAATGCCAGAGATTGTTTTTCTGGAAACTTTCAAACGTGGCGAGTTCGTCTTTGGTCGAACGCCGGTTCAAATCCTTCAGGATGTTGTGCATTCCCTGCTGGAAGAACGCGTTGAATTCGAAGGGACTGTTGACGTAACCGGCTGGGTCGCTCGACGCATTCGGTCCCGCATATTTCGCGGTCGGCGACTGGCGCTTGCGGTCGAGATAATGCGTAAGCTCGTGGACGAGAAACTCGCTGCTCACGCCGAATGCCACGTCGGTTTCGTTTGATGGATCGCGATCTTCGGTGACCACGACGAAGTAGACCATCTCGCCGGTTGTCGTGTTCTTTGCCGGAGAGTGATAGCCCTTGGTGGCGCCGTAGGGTTCACCGTTGGCTGCCTTCTTGGGATTCCAAGCGAAGCCAATGAAGAGGTCCGGGCAATTGGGCAAGCCGATCTCGGGGCCAGTTGCGTAGAGGATGATATCGTCTCGATAGCGATAGCGATGCAGCAAGTCGCCCAGAGGTGTGCTCTCGTTGTGCTGAGCTAGCCATGAGACGAACGTGCTCGCAATGGTGGTCGCAAGACGGTTGGCATGGAAGTCGGCGTGGGCGTCTTCGAAGATGTCACCGACGCGCATTAAGCCGGTGCATCCGAGGCGATGCCCTCCCAATACGTGATCTTCCCGCGAGCATAGACGCGATTGTGGAACACCGTCACCAAGTCGGCAGTCTTGACCGGCCGCCCGTCATCGACACGCGTGAACAGGTTGTCGGTCTTGGGGTTGAATCGAATCTCCACGCCTTCAAGGCTGGGTTCGATCTGAGCAAGGAAACCGGCAACACCGGCCATTGGAAACTTGTGACGACCACCGGCGATCTTCGTTCGAGCTTGCTCATCGACGATGAAGTGAACCCCGCAGACGGTGGCCGAGAGATCGAACCCAATGACCCCGCCGTTGATGCTGCCCTTGTCGTGGATCGTCTGGATCGAATATTTTTTGCCATCCTCGCCAGTGACGGAGAAATTGAGATTCGGCCGCACGATCACGCGCGTCATTGACGGCGCCCGGCGGTTCGCAAACGCCAAAGCACGAACATGCTTTGCTCGGATCGCATTCATGGCTTCGTCGGCTACGGGTAGCATCAGTCCTTGAACCTTTTATTGGCGGTGGCGTAGAGGACGTGTTTCCACGCATCTCCGTACCGATCTTTGAATTCTTGTTCGTGTTTTTTGACGAACTTCCGGCCGCGCTTGCTGTTCGCTTTCTCGTGAAGCTCGCCCAGATTGACTTCCGACAGTGGGATGCCAGCCCGGCCAGCCTTGGTAAGCTTCACGGCATTCTTGGAGGGAATCCAAGACCGAGCGTTGTCGTCTCGCGACCACAACATCAGGTGGACGACGGGCTTGCCATCGGGGTCCGTTCCGACGTGCTTTTTCGTCAGGATGAATGGATCGAACGAGCCATAGTTTGCTGCGGCAATGGCCAGCAAATCGCGAGTAGCTTCCTTGCGAGTTTCGTTGTCGAGCGCCACTTCGCTCATGTCGATGAAGGCGTCGATGTCGCCGGGGACCTTGGTCGCCGGAACCTGACCGGCTGAGCCGAAAATACGAATGAACGGCGCCAGAGGGCTCTTGCGGAGCGCAGAGAGCACGCTGTGGAGGTGATCCATGTCGGCGGGGGTTTCGAGGCTTCCCACGCTCTCGGCGAGCGGCATCACGTCTGTGAGGCTGTTCGTGACAAGGTCGATGAGATCGCGCATTTCGGTATTTAGGCGCTTTTGGTTGACGAAAACAAGTTTGATGCGACCATGCGGTGAGGAAAGGAAAATCATGTCCATCGCCGACGATATGAAGCACCCGCTCTATCGCATTAACCTGTTGATGCCCGGTCGCGACCGCATCGACAGATCGCGGCGCTATGTCTTCCTCAAGACGTTCAACGAAACGAAAGTCGGTGAAGGCGAGATCATGGAGGAATATATCGCGCCCCAAGGTCAGCGCCGCACGACCTTGAATGCAGATGTGCGAGGATGGCTGCGGTCCATCCAGCGCGATGACATCTCCATTCTTGCGGGCTATGGCCTGACGTGGATCACGATATGGTCCAAGGAAGACGCCGTGCTCTTCAAGATGTTCTACCTGACATGACAATTTCCCTCCATCTGACCGATGGCCAAGTCTTCACGTCGGCGAAAGCGTGCATCTACGATCCGAGCGTGTACGCCGAATGCGGCGAATATCGATTGGCTGACGAGGCTGCACGATGGTGCGCGGAAACGAGCATCGTCATAGTTGTCGTGCACTGGCCCGACGATTCGTGTGAGCTTCAATTCGCCACAGAGGCCGACCGACTGGTGTTCTGCATTCGCTGGAACTTGGTCTGGGCGTTGGACCGGTCATGAGGGAGCCGGAAGACATCCTGAAAGACGTGGTCGGATACGACGGCGAAACGGTGCACTTCCCGGCCGATCCTCTGTTGAAGAACTGGTTCATCGTCGATGTGCCTCCGGCATATTTCGCCGACAAGGCCCTCAAGTCGGAAGTGGTCGCATGGTTGCTCGGAAGCTCGAAATTGGGGTGGCTGGTGCAATTCGGGAATGGCTGGCGCCGAGACGCCAGCGGCCAGAGTTCGTTCACCGTTAATTTCTGCCGAGTGTTGTTTCGCACCCGATCTGATGCCGCCCTCTTCAAAATGTTCTGGGGTTTCGAGTGAGCGTGCAGCCCATCAATGGTATCTCGTATCGTTTTCGGGTAGACCTAGTCGTCGGCGGCGGGGCCTACTACGAAGGCACACGCGGCCTTAAATTCACGCCGACAGTCGCGGACTGGCTCAAAGCAAATATGCAGGCGTTGTATACCGTCACATTGTTCTATCATCCATCGGTAACCTCGCCGGTGGCGCTGTTCGAGCTTGAACGGGACGCTGTGCTGTTTTTCATGTTCTGGGGGTCCACCGATGCTTGAACCTTTTACCTTCGGCTCAACCCACGTCATCAAGGCCGACATTCCCGAATCGGGTGTGAATCGCCGCGAGCCGAGTTGGCGCTCGTCGCGCGTCCGTCAGCACATCAAGGATTGGCTGCATATGAATACGAGGGGCGGCTGGGGACTTTATTCCCAGCGTATCGAGGCCCCCAGCCAAGAAAATCAATGGCAGGAGAAAACACGCGAGACGATCCTTTTCTACGAGGAACGCGATGCTCTGATGTTCGAACTGTTTTGGAGAGGCGAATGAGCGGTCCAGAATGATCCCAGACATGCTCAGGGCCGGAAGCTGGTCAAAACTTCCGGCCCTTAAAGTGCCATCGTGTCGCGAACGCGAATGTCACAGGTCCGAAGCGAGACCTGAGATTGGGTTGGCCCTTGCGGGTTTCGGAGTAATCTCGTCTCCGGGTAGTGTTAGTCCTTTTAAGACGGCTACCTCTCGTCTCCGCTATAAGGGCGGACCCTTGACCTATCGTGAACCTACGGGCGCGGCGGTGAGGCGTTGCTCTTCGATCCTCCGAATACCTGCTCAGTAACTAACGATCTGATTCGTTGTTTTTTGAGTAACCTTGTGGCGCTAACCACTGTTTGCTCAGTAACTCACGAGGTGAACCGATGGTTCTGTGACTAGATAGTTCCTTTGGTTACCCTCTACACATTGGCCTTTCGGTTTCTGTGCTGGTCTTGGTCGGCCGAAGCCGTCCGTGACCGGAACAATCTCTTTCTAACCGTGCCCCACACCGGACGCAATATGAAAGATATGTGGATAAGAAGATTGTTGGGGTTGACGGTTTCGTGACGGCGTTGCAGCCGATTTATGACCAGCGCATTTTGAAATGCAGGAGATCATTTTCGTTTTCGAAAGTGATGAAGGCCATGTTCTGGCGATTGAGTGGGTGGTTTCGCCACGCGGCATTTTCGGCCGGGGTGACCCAGATGTTCTCGATCACACGACAGGCATAAGAGGTGGTGTTCTCGACGAGCCATTGCCGCACCTCTGTCTTAAGGGCGGCGCCGTGTTGGTTGACGCTGTGGAGACAATCGACCGGGATGTGAATCGTCATCGGTGTCGATTTGATCGGGCTCAACGGCCAGAACGGATTGCGCGGAAGAGGCGGGAGCGGTTTGTGACGCATGACCATCTTCGGTGTTGGTGGACACTAGTAGGATCGAACTACTGACTTCCTCGATGTCAACGAGGCGCTCTGCCGCTGAGCTAAGCGTCCATAAAACCAATGTAGGTCGGTGACGATATTTAGTCAAAAAGGAAACGGCCCCAACCGTGAGGAAGGGGCCGCCATTCTTAAACCGAGGATACACCCGAGAAATATGGATTCCCCGTATTTTCATCGACATTAGACGAGTAGGCGGTAATCAGCCAGCGGTCGCCAGCCCATTTGAAAAATGCGTAACCTCCTGCGCGAATGGCAGTAAATGTTCGATGGACAATACCAGTTCTCTGGTCATCCATCCAACCCTCGGATCGAATATAGATCGAAGTATTAGTTGGTGCCGGATTTTCTAGATCGCCCAGTCCATGGCCATATTGGTCAACCCAATGGATGACTTTTTCTTCACCAACGAAGTCACCGGGCGGCAGTTTGACGTTGATGGTAGTATTTTCTTGATAGTTTGTGTAGAGATCGAACTGTTCTCCTTCAGAAGGAAGAATGTTCTCATTGACACTTGCATTCAGAACGATTTGTGTGATTTTGTAAGGTTGATTGATATTCATTTTACTTTCTCTTTTGCTAATAAGTAGTTGATTTTGCTTGTCAAATATTTGCCAATACCTCGTTGCGTCCAACGGGGAAGTGTATTTACACCCACCATATGCGACAAAACACCACTGTTAATTACGTAGTTTCGTTGACCAGTTGACAGGTGGAAAAAGGAGGATCAACCTCCCTCTTGCGGCTTCGAGAAATCGGGAGACGCAGCACCCTCGGCTTGATGTCACACACGAGCCCCCAGTCGGGCCGGGGGTGTATTTCAATAGACGAAACAGCAATTTGTGGATACGCTTTGCCATCGGTCGGGAAACGCGTCGTGGATGATTTCGTCAAGGGCTTGTTCAGCTTCAAAGGACGTATGCGTCGCGCTGCGTTCTTCGTTTTCTCGATCACCATTTTCACGACCGTGTTCCTATTCGCGGGAATCTGGACGGTCCTTCCCATTCACGGCGCCGGACGCATTGTGCCGACCGGCATCGTCCTCGTAATCTGCCTCGTGGCGACTTGGGCCAATCTTGCCGTCATCGCGAAGCGCCTGCACGACATGAACAAGTCAGCGAAGCATCTGCTGTGGATTTTCCTACCCAGCCTGCTGCCTTTCCTGTCGGCGACGACAGAGGCTCATGAACTGAGTTGGCTTGCCGCATGGCTGATCGCCATGTGGCTCGTAGTCATGCCCGGCACGAAGATTCGCAATCGCTTCGGGCCACCACCCACATAAGAAAATGGCCGCCCCGAAGGGCGGCCACATCTTGGTTTTAGTAGAGACCACCGTGGCCAGCTTGGATGCCACCGTTGATGATCGTCACACCCGGAACTCTGAAGGTGCTTTGCGGAAGCATCATCAGGAAGAGATTGCCGGAGCCCGGAAGGTGGGCTGAACGGACGGTCGAAGGTGTTCCGCTGGTCCGTTGCATGTAGAACAGGCCGTTGGTGCGGTCGATGGCGATACGATAGGTGCCGGTGATGAGGTTGGACGAGTCACCAGACGATACCGTCGTTGCATCACCGAACCAAGCTCCCGTGTAATACCAAGCCTTATAGTTGGCAGAGGTATTGAAGTTGAAGCCGGTTGCCACTGTAGACAAGCCCAAGAAACCAACCGACGCCGGTGACGAATCTTGACCACTGGCCAAGGTAACGTCGATGAAGTATTGTCCAGTTGCCGGAAGAAGGTTGCTGAACACACCGAAGCCGTTGGAGTTGTTGCCAGTTGTAGCGGTATACACCGGGCTCAGGTAAGACGGCAGGGTCACAGTATCGCCAAGAGCAGTTGCCCAACCGGCCGAGACCACGTTGTAGGTGATCGTCTGAGTCGTCGGCGTGAACGAGTTCGGAGCATCCGTGATTGCCGCCGAAACGGTGAAGACCGAATTGCCCACCGAGAACGGTTGGCCGGTAATCAGACCGTTGCTCAACATCGTTGTGCCATTCGCTAGAGAACCGGAGGTCAGTGTATAGGTGAGCGACCGGTTGACAGGCGAATTGGCGACCACAGAGTTGCTGACGTTCACCGCATTGGCGACCGTGAAAGTAACCGCGTTAGTCGTGAAAATCGGCGTCGGGTCTTGAAGGTTCGGATATGCCGATGTGGCGACCGAGAAATTAGAGACATAGCGAGCAACACCGTTGGTGATACGAACCTCATCCATGTAACCATTCATGTTCAAGCTAAAGGCTTCAACATTCAATCCACCCACGGTCAGTGCTGTTGCAGCACTGCCGACATAGTTGAAGGTATTCGGGTTCGTGTTATTCAGAACGCCGTTGACAAAGACACGGAGTGTGCCACCCTGACGGGCAAAGGCGATGTGATGCCATGTTCCATAGGGAAGATTGGTAACGTTAGCCGACACGCCATTTCCACCAGCGCCATTGTATAGCTGGATGTCTTGAATACCGGGTGCCGTTGCATCAATCTGAATGCACCAAATATTGTTCGTATTGGCGGGATTGAATGCATTCGGACCATGCGCGAGCATAACGGCTGATTTGCTTCCGCCGTTGCTAGTCATGTTGAACCACATTTCGACAGTAAAATCGGTTCCGGTAGGGAAACTGATACCCGGCGGGTTGGATGTCGAAACCATTAGTGCCGTATTTGCACCATTGAAGAACAGTGCAGAATTACCGAACTTCTGATTGGCAGTCGAAACACTTGCCGAGTTTTTAGTGAAGGTCTGCTTACCGCTGGAATCCGCGATAGTTGTGCCGTTCGGTGTGTCTTCCGCGTGAAGCAAAAGAGACACGTTGCTGTAGAACACGTCCGAATTTGCGATGGTCGTATACGACATCGTTTGATCGGTGAAACGCGTCAGCGTATCTGTCGCACGAACAGTGAAAGTGCTCACCGTGTCCGTAGCTGCATTTCCGGTAACACCCGACACGAGACCATTGCTGGCGAGCGTAACAGTGCCCGGCAGAGCGCCCGATTGCACGGTGTAAGTAACCGGGGCAGCGTTGGTGGTGTTCGCCACCAATTGCAAGCTGATCGGGCTATTGTGGAGAGCACTACCCAGCGACCCCGAGTTCGCCCAAACCGGGCTAGGATCGATCAGGCTCGGGAACGGCGACGTTTGCACGCTGAAGTTGGCGGTATAGCGAGCAACACCGTTGGAGATGCGAACTTCGTCGAGATAACCATCCAAGATCGAAGCAAAGCCCGGAACCACGGCGCCGCCGAGTTGCAAAGTATTGCCCGAGATGGTGGGATAACTAAATCCGGCCGTGATAATTGTGGAGCCGACAACCGTTCCGTTCACGAAGGCCCGCAGGTTTTGACCCTGACGTGTGATCGCGAAGTGAGTCCAAGTCTTGGTCGGAATATTCAGACCAGTAACACGCAGATCGGAGACCACGGTGTTAGCGATATGGGTGTCGCCTTGGTTGTAGAAATCGATCCCCGTGATAGTCGTCGCGTTCCCGGTAAGCTGAAGAATCCACGAAATATTGACGTTCGTCACAGTGGCCGTGGTGGGGCTGTTATAGGTAGCCACGACCGCAGTTGACGGGAATGAACTCACGTTAACCCACGATTCAACAGTGAAATCGTTGGTTCCGAAGCCAAAGCCTGCGGCGTTGACGGTTGACTGCGCGCAGCCTGTGGTTGCTTGGCTAGTAGCCCCCGCGAAATACATCGCCGAATTACCGAATTTGGCAGTCGCCGTCGAAGTCGTGGCAGTGGTTCCAGACTTGACCATCGTGGTCCGGCCCGTTGCATCGGTGAACGTATCGGTGGTGCTCGAACTGTTTGGGGTATCTTCCATGTGGAACAGTGCGGAGGTCAAACCGAAATTGACATCGGCATTTGCGACCGTTGTATAGGTGAACGTGCGGTCGGTGGTGTGTGCCAATACGTCCGTTGCACGAAGTGTGAACGTGCTCACAGTATCCGTAGACACGTTGCTTGTCACACCCGAGAGCAATCCGCTGTTGGAGAGTGTAGCGGTCCCCGGCAACGAACCAGACAGCAAGCTGTAGGTAAGCGGTACGGCGTTGATCGGAGAGTTTGCCGCAAGTTGAACGTTGATCGCGCTGTTTTTGTAGGCAAAACCAAGCGAGCCCGAGTTCGCCCAAATCGGGCTAGGGTCGAGCAAGTTCGGGAATGCATTCGCGCTCACTGTGAAGTTTGCAGTATAGCGCGCGGTGCCGGTGGTGATGCGGACTTCATCCATGTAACCATGGAAGTTACCCGGAGCACCAGTTAGCGTTTCGCCGCCGAGTTCGAAGAACAAAGAGGATGGACCATTATATGCAGAGGTGTTAACAATGGAGTTGCCTAGCAACACACCATTAACGAACCCGCGTACAACACCGTTTGCGCGAGTCAGCGCAATGTGCGTCCAAGCGTTCATCGGAATCGAACCAGCCGGGACGGTCGTATGGAAATCGGTCACAGTGCCGGGGGTCAAAGTGACCCAATCCATATTGGTGATCGTCGTCGCGTTCGAGCCCGAAAGCGTCCATTGCCAGTAGTTGGCAAGTGTTGACGGGTTGGCAACGCACATGATGACTGTCTTGTTGACGCCGCCGGTCAGGTTCGGGAGATCGGTGGGGTTGATCCACGCTTCGAGCGTGAAATCGGTTCCCGACAACCAATTGGATAACCAAGTCGGAGGCCCTTGAAGGCCCTTCATGACGTTTGTCGTGCTGTTCGCTCCGTTGAAGAAAACAGCCGAATTGCCGAACTTCGAAGCGGCGGTCGAGACGTTTGCTGCGTTGTTTGTGGAGAATGTATTGACCCCAACGGAGTCAATGACAACACCGTTGTTTGCGGTTGTTTCACCGTGGATAAGCAATGACACGTTGCTGAAGAACTGATCCCCGGCAACCAATGTTGTATATGTGAAAGTCTTATTGCTGATGTGGGTTTGCGTGTCGGCTGCTGCAATAGTAAAAGTGTCCACGGTATCCGTGACAACGTTCGCAGCGAGGCCGCTAATCAAGCCATTGCTGGCCAATGTCGCGGTGCCCGGAAGAGACCCGGAAACGAGAGAATACGTAATTGGTGTAGCGTTAGCGACACTTGCGGTGGCGACCACGGTAGTATTGACCACGGCGAGCTTGGTTGAAGTTCCCAAGGAAACTGGCGAAGTGAACACAGGAGCAATAGGTCCAGTGTTCGGGAACGCCTTGTTCGGAACAGTAATAGAGTTTCCAGTGTAGCGAGCGACATCGTAAGTGATACGAACGTCATCGACTTTACCAACGAGAGGATATTCAAATCCGCTAACAGATGCCAACGTGCCGATGTTCCACACATAAGAAGTAGTGAAATTCGGGCCAACCGTCACTGCCGCAGTTGTTGCACCAACCAATTGTCCATCCCAGTAAAGAGAGAAATTGTTGCTTGCGTCACGTTGAGCAGCAACGTGATACCATTGGTTCAAATTGGCGGTGATATTGCCACCGAACGAGAAGCTTTGAGCCGTACCAGCCGCGTTCCAGCCGCCTGCACCGACGCTAACAATACCGCTGGTCGCAGATGTTCCGGTCACGAATACACCGAAACCGTTACCTTGGTTACCGGCAGTCGTGTTTCCCAAACCATAGAATAGAATGGCCGCCTGCCAAGCTCCGCTTGTATTTACGAACCCACCGACGTTGACCCAGAACTCCGTGGTAAAGGGTCGAGTGCCCAGATTGTATAGCGAGGACAGGTTAGACGAACGGACCCAAGAAGTGGCCACGCCCGTCGTACTGAATGCACCAGTGCCGAACTTGACAACACTGTTCTGCACAGTGGCAGTGCCACCAGCCGACCATGTGACAGTGCTGTTGCCGCTGTTCGTGAAGTTCCCATCGGCATGGAGCAATGTCATTGTGTTCGCAAAATTCACATCGAAGTCGGTGAACACGGTGTAGGAAAGCGAATTAGAGATCGAGAACTTGCCGGAATGGTTGACTGCATTAACCGTGAAGGACGAAACCGTATCCGTCGTCTGGAAAGTGAGCGAACCCGTAATCAAACCATTCGAGTTCAAGGTCAATCCAGCCGGAATAGCGCCATTGGCGACAGCATAGGTTACCGGAACATCACCACGCGGGTCGGTCGCGACCAATTGCAGGCTGACCGTTGCGTTAGAGGTGTTGTTGCCAAGCGAACCATTGCTGACCCAAACCGGTTTTGCATCGAGCGAAGTAACCGTGAATGTTTTGGGCGGGGTGATCCGCGCGTTCGTGTCCGTGGCGATGAGCGAGAAACTCGTCGCCGGAGCATTGGCGTTGAAGGTCGGAATCGTGCCATACACGTAGCCGTTCGACACGAGGTTCAAACCAGCAGGCATCGTCCCGGCATTGCTAACCGCATAGGTGACGGAGGTATTGCCAAACGAAGATGCGAGGACTGATGCATTGAACGAGTTGCCGTCGAGACCATTGGCGATATTCGCAGATGCGTTCGCCCAAACCGGCGTGAGGAAGTCATCCCAAACCGGCGTGAATGGGGTGTTGTATTTCGAAGTGCTCCACATGTTCAGACCGCGCACAATAGTTCCAGCAACCGAGAAGGTTGCGGTAGGCGACGCTTGCCAGTGACCGTTGATGGCCAATCCCAAGTTGTCGAAATTGTTGGCAGGCACTTCTCCGGTAATGGTGCCCGGAGCCCCGGCAACACCGTTGGTGTAGGCAGTAATTTGGTTCCCGTTACGAACAAGCGCCATGTGATTCCACGCGCCATTTGTCGGTTGCGGGAACGTCGAAGAATATGTGTTTTGGTAGATGCCCGCGATTGCACCGGTGCCACCGGTGAACCAGAAAATACCATTCCCGCCATTGGCGCCATCGCCAATGCTGAGCAGACGTGTTCCAACGCTCTTACCGGCAGTGAAATCCGACATCCAGACCCACATCTCAATGGTCCAATTGCTATGCTCCAAGAACCGCAGGTTCGTGGTGTCGGACATATACATTGCCGTTTGTCCGTTGAACTGAAGCGCGGTGTCTGTTCCATGCGGGCTCGGAGCAGCCACATACGAAAATGAGGTGCCCACAGCAGTCGGTGTTCCGAATCCGCTATTGCCAATGTCGGCCAAGAAACCGCTCGCGGAAGTCTGCTTGTTGAAGCGCCAACTAACTTGCAGGTCACTCGGGGCCGACAGCGCGTTCGATTGGATGATGAAGTTACGCGCGGCCGTCAGGTTGTTGTTGCCATCCTTACCTTGCGCTGTGAGCGTGATCTGGCCACCTTGGACAGCCTGCGGGATGACACCAACCACGGTGCCGTTGGAAGTATCAAGTGTCACACCAGTCGGCAGAGCGCCAACGGTGACGTAGTTCTTGATACCGAGACCGGATGAATCGGTGAAGGAGAGCGCCACGGCGTTCGTGATCGAATTGCCTTCGCTGCCGGTGACCAGCACGGTGTTTGCCGGGGTGACCCACACGGGGATAGCCGGGGCCTTGCCGGGTGTGAAGTTTGCCGAGTAACGGGCTGCATTGGTGATGCGAAGATCATCCATATAACCGGTGAAGCCTAGGCCAACGACGAGGTTCGTGGCCGTGTTACCGGACGTGCCATTGATGGCTGCCGTGCCGATGTTCACACCGTTGAGGAAGGTCTTCGTGCCTGCCGCGCTCTTACAAACGGCGATATGTTGCCATTGGTTGAGAAGCACCGTGCCGCCCGCGACCGAAATGAGACCACTACTGGCGTTAATCAGGGTTTGCGGACCAACATTCAGAGCATAAGACGTGCCTGACTTCTTGATGCCCCAGTAGGTAGCATTCACGTTGGTGTCGTTTCCGAGAGCGTTTTCGGAAATCAGATATTCGGTCGAGGAGTTCTCGGTCGGGAAGAGCCAGAATTCGACGGTGTAGACGCCAACGTTGAGCATGTTGAAGTCGGGCAGCATCGGCGTCGTGAACGAGCTAGAGCCGTTGAAGAACACCGCAGTGTTGCCGAACTGAACTTGCGTGCTCGAAATGACCGCACCGTTGTCCGTGATAACGTGACCAAGCTGATCGACCAGAGCGTTAGAGCCCGGCGTGCCTTCGAACGGCATCAGCATGGTGACGGATGCGGAGTTGGCGTCGAGGTTCGTCGTGTCGAATTGCAGGGTCAGAGTGAACGAACGATTCGTGCTCTTGTGACCATCCGAAGCGGCCACATCAAACGGATAACTGGTGTCCACCGTGGTGGTGCCAGCGCGGCCGGAAACGAAACCATTGGCGAGTAGGCTGAAGCCCGGCGCCATCGTGGTGCCGTTGGTCAACGAATAGGTGACGGTATCGCCATCGGGGTCGCTTGCCACGAGGTGCGTAGAGAAGGTTTGGCTTTCGAGAACGCTACCGATAGAGCCAGCGTTGGTGACCCACACCGGTGCCGCATCCGGCTTCACCACGATGGAGAAGTTGCGGTCAGCGGTCATCACGCCATCCGAAGCACGGACGGTGAAGTTGTAGGTATCATTGGCCAGAGCGTTGGCGACTGCCGGGAGCGTGCCGGAGATCAAACCGTTGTTGGCTTGCAGCGAAAGGCCGGTCGGCAGCAACGTGCTGTTTGCGAGGCCATAGACAACGCCCTTACCATTCGGATCGACCGCAGTGACGGTGGTCGAGAACGTCGAGAATTCCGGGGCAGCGTTGGCGAGGACGCCAGCATTCGTGGACCACACCGGCGGCACATCCAGTTCGGATGTGAAGGAGAAGGTGCGGTTAACTTGCGAGGCGCCATCAGACGCGCCAACCGTGATCGCATACGTCGTGTTGTTGGCAACGGTCGGCAGAGTGCCGGAGAGCGAAGCCGTGCCACCACCCGCGTTGGGGTTGAAGGTCACCGAACCCGGCAGAGTACCATTGGCGATGGTGTAGGTAACGGTGGTGCCGTTCGGGTCGATGGCCAGCAGGCTCTTGGTGAACGAAGTTCCAGCCAAATCGTCGAGGAACAGGCCAGCGGCCGTGCTCCAAACGGGCGGCAGATCGTTGATGATGGTGATGCTGAACGAGCGAGTCGTTGCCTTGCCTGTCACGACCGATGTGGCGACCAAGTCGAACGAATCAACGGTGTCGGTGGTCACCGGCGGCAGGGTGCCGCTGATGACGCCCGTGTTTGCGTCAAGGGTCAAGCCGGTGGGCAGAATGCTGGCGTTGGCGACCGTGTAGTGGATACCTTGTCCAGCCGCCGTGGCGGCAACAGTGACGGAGAACGGGGTCTGTTCGAGTTGGCTCGCCAGAGAACCAGAAGCCGTCGTCCAAGCCGGAGCGGACGAGAACGTAGTGGTGAAGCTGAAGGCCCGCGAAGTCGTTTGCTTGCCGTCGTCTGCATCAATGGTGAAGTTGAACGTGGTCGTGTTGGAGACCGTGCCCGTGGTGCCGCTGATGACGCCGGTGTTGGCATTCAGGCCAAAACCGTTCGGCAGAGAACCCGCCGACACCAGATAGAAGATGCCTTGCGATTCCGGGTCAGTTGCGTCGAGGGTGACCGTGAAGGAAGTGCCTTCGTTTTGGGTGCCGAGGCTGCCAGCAGTCGGGGAAACCCAGACCGGCGGTAGGTTCTTCAGGATCGTGATCGAGAAGGTGCGCTGGACCGGCACGAAGCCGTTGGTGACTTCGACGGTGAAGCTATAGGTTTGATCCGAAGACGTGACCGGAACAGTTGCGCTCGGGCTGCTCTTCTGAATGGTGGCCGAGCCCCCGCCAGAGAACGACAGACCAGCGGGCAACGTGCCGGAGATGAAGCTATAGGTGAGCGAAAGGCCCTGCGGGTCCGTCGCAACCATGCTGAAGACACCGGTGTAGCCGGACAGGATCGAACCCAGCGACCCGGCCGGTGTGACCCATGCTGGTGTTGCGACCGATTGAACGACGAACGAGAAGGCTCGGTCGGAAGTCAGCGTGCCGTTCGATGCACGGACAGTGAAATCGTATTCGGTGTTGATGCTAACGTTGGCCGTGATACCGGCAAGCAAGCCGGTGTTGGCGTTCAGCGTCAGACCAGTGGGCAGAGACCCAGACACAACGGTGTAGGTGATCGGAAGATGTTGCGAATCGGCAGCGACCAAGAAGCTGCTGTAGCTCGTGTTCTTGAACACTTGTGCGATTTGACCGGCCGGGGTGACCCAGTTCGGCGCCACTTCGGCGAGCGAGGTGAGCGAGAAGCTGCGGTCGGCGCTCAAGACACCATCCGACGAACGAACGGTGAAGTTGTAGGTCGTGTTGTTCGCGACGATGTCGAGCGAACCGGAAACCAAACCACCGGTAGACAGAGAGACGCCGTGGGGCAGAGTCGTGGCGTTCGCCAACGAGTAGACGACGCCAACGCCATTCGGGTCAGCCGAGGCCAGTTGGATCGAGAAGGCGTTGTTGCCGAAGAAGCTGCCGAGCGTGCCAGCGTTGCTGGTCCACACCGGGGGCAGATCGTGGGCGACCGTCAGCGTGAAGGTACGCGTTGCGTTCTTGATGCCGTTGAAGGCATTGACCGTGAAGGTGTAGCCGGTATCTGTTGCGGCTGCCGGAAGCACGCCGGAGATCAGACCACTGCGGGACAGGGTCAGACCAGCGGGCAACGTGCCAGACGACAGGGTGTAGATCATCGGGCCGTTACCGACACCAGTGGCGCTCAGTTGCAGCGAATAGTTGCGGCCTTCGATGCTCGTGCCAAGGTTTGCGGGCGTCTGGAACACGGGCGCCGAGTTGAAGACTGTGTGGATCGTGAAAATACGAGCAGCGCGGCGGGCGTTGTTCGGGGTGCCGTCATCCGCGTAGATGTTGAACGAGAAGTCAGTGTCTTCCGTAACGTTCGGCAGGGAGCCGGAAATGAGACCGGTGGACCCGTTCAGGAACACGCCATCAGGCAGCTTCGAAGAACCAACCATGTAGTAGGTGATCTGCGCGCCTTCCGGGTCGAACGCGTTGATGAAGACGCTGATCGGAGCCGTTTCGAAAGCCGAAGCGATGGTGCCCGAGTTGGTGACCCACACCGGCAGTGCGTTCGGTGTGACGATGATCGAGAAACTACGGCCGACTGGTGCATTGAAGCCATCGTTCAGAGCGACGGTGAAGTCATACTGCGTGGCGTTTGCGACGTTGCCGACCGTACCCGACAGGGTTCCGCTCGTGGACAGTGAGATGCCGTCCGGCAGAGCGCCAGCCGTCAGAGTGTAGACCGGGATGGTGCCGTTGCCGTCGTGTCCCGACAGGTTATAGTTATAGATCGACAGACCTTGGACGGTGTTGATGAGGCCAGCGTTGCTGGACCACACCGGAGCCACGTTCTTGGCGACGATGAGCGTGAAATCTTGCGAAGCCGCGAGGACGCCGTTGTTCGCTTCGATGTTGAAATCATACTCGGTGTCAGACACCACCGTGCCGGGGGTGCCGCTAATGACGCCGTTGTTGGACAACGTCACGCCATCGGGCAGGGAACCACTCGCCAGCTTATAGTGAATTGCTTGGACACCAGCGGGGTCGTGAGCCGACACAACGCGAGTGAACGCCATTTCTTCGAGAACCGGGGAGAGGCCGGAAGCCGTATCCCAAACCGGAGGTTGGTTGAGGAGCGTGCGAATCTTCAGGGCGCGAGGCGTGGTCAGCAGACCATCGCTTGCAACAGCCGTGAAGCTGAAGTCGGTGGACGCGACCACATCGGGCAGGTTGCCGCTGATGAGACCGGTGTTCGACAGAGTCAGGTCGCCCGGCAGAACCGAACCATTGCCCAACGTGAAGGTGACGGACGAACCGTTGGGATCGACCGCGATGAGGTTGAAGTTGACTGCCTTGCCGCCGAAATCAGTCGCGACCGTGCCGCTCGAACTCCAAACCGGGGGAAGGTTCTTCTTGACGATGATGGACAGAGTTTGAGCCGTAGCCTTCACGCCATCCGACGCGCTGACGATGAAAGTAGACGTGGAGTCGAGCGCGACGGCGGGCGTCGTGCCGGAGATCACGCCGGTGTTGGCATCCAACGTCAGACCAACGGGAAGTTGGCCGCCAGTGACGGTGTAGGTCAGAGCGCGGGCGCCAGTGACCACCAGCGGGAACGTGAATGCACTGCTTTCGATGGGCGTGCCAAGATTGCCGTGCGTGCTCCAAACCGGGGCTTGATCGAGCAGGGCAGTGAAGCTGAACGCACGTTGCGTGTTGAGCACGCCATCCGAAGCGGTCAGGGTGAAGAAGAACGTCGTGTCGTCGGTGACCGGGCTCAACAGACCGGTGATCGCACCGGTGTTGGACAGGTTCAGACCGCCGGGCAGAGAACCAGCGATCAGAGCGAACGTGACGGGCTGAGCTTCAGGATCGACAGCGTCGAGCGTCAGGTTGACGGGCGTATTGTCGAATTGGCTGCCCAGCGAACCGGCCGGAGTGTTCCACACAGGTGCTTGGTTGACCGCGACGTTTGCAGAGAACGTGCGTTCAACACTGACTTGACCACTTTGAGCCTTGAGGGTGTAGGAGTAGCTTCCGACGATGTTGTTGAGGATACCCGAGACCGCGCCGCTCGAAGTATCGAGGCTAAGGCCCGTGGGCAGAGAACCCGAAGACAAGCTGAAAGTCGGGCGCGGGCCATTGATGACACGAACTGCGGCGGGAATGAATGCTTTGGCGCCGCCGACAAAAGAGCCGACATCACCTTCATCCGGGCTGACCCACGTCAGCAAAGTCGTCGAACCCCCGAACTGGTGCAACCAAACAAGTTTCAGACCGTCGTACTTGATGCCCATGGGGGTAATAACTTTCTGCAAAGATGTGTTTGGTTTACTTATCCAAACAGCACGCGTGTGGGAGCTTGTATTTATCTCCACCCAGAAAGCGATATTCTACTCGACCTATGCTTGTTTTATCCTTGCGCTACTCTCAAACTGAGCTATTCTAAATAGGACATTACGGAGGAACTATTCATGCGCGCCCACGAGATCATGGAATCCCTCACCCCCGCCGTTGAACATATGATGCTCAAGATGCGGAAGGGTGGTGCTGCTGCGCTGAATGCGAAGCTTCTGACCGAAATCATCGGCAATCTGCAAGGCTGGAAGATCGAGAACACCAAGGTGCTCAAGCCGTCAGACGGTGGCTGGGTGCTCGGTGCGACGCCGTTCGGCGACATGGTCAAGAAGATGTATGGCAACCATGGCGGCAAGACCTACCACTCCAATGAGATAAAATACTACGCCGAGTTCGACCCCGCGCCGGAATCGTCGCGAGATTCCGACTGGAACGACCGCAGCAAGCTCGCCTACGCCCAGATGAAGGAACAAGTCCTTCCGCTCATGCAAGCCAACCTGAGCAAGAAAGGCCGCTACGAAATCCGAAACCTCCGGGCAGCCGAGTCCAAGCGCGGCTCTTATCAGCGCATCGAGATCGATTTCGAGTTCTTCGTGTGGTGCAGCGCCTACGTCGTCACCTCGTCGGACGGCGCGACCTACGAAATCTGCGGAGACTACAAAAACGGCGCGGTCAACCCGACGACGTTCGAGACGTTCTTCAAGTGGGCCGCCACCGAAACCGATTTCATGGAACAAATTTTGGCTCTGCTGGGCATGGAGCCGCTGCAAGCCAAGCAAGACCCGAAGAAACCCTACACCCCGCCGCCGTCATCGAGCGCCCAGACCAAGAAAATCTTCGCTCTCCTGAAGGAAATGACCAACGACGTTCGCGCCGCCCAGAAGGTCCACCTGATCGAATGGATGACCAAGTCGGTGCAAAGTTTCATCGACTCCATGGCCAACGACCCGGAACGCGCCAAGAAAATGGCGAGGGACTCCGCTCTGATTATGATGCTCATGGATTACCAGACGAAGGCTCTGTATGCCGATTGGCAGACCAAGCTCGACGGCATCGCGGAAGAGCAAGTCGAAGCCATGCAGAACGAGTTCGTCTACAAGAACACCGCCAAGCTGGCGCCGATCCTGACGACCAAGGGTGGGGACTTCCAAGAGAAAGTCGTCAGCATCAACACGAACTCGGGTATCATCACCGCGTTGCTGACCTTCGCCTTCCCCGATGGTTCGAGTTTCAACGTGAAGCAATCCATCGTGCAATCCTACGTTCAGACGTTCCGCATGTCTCGGCCGACGTTCTTCTATCGCTTCCCGACCACGTTCCACGACGTGAAGCTGCCCGATGGCACGAAGATGTATGCGTCAGAGGAAAACATGAACGAGGTTTTCGCCAAGGCGTAAACGACAATGGCCCCGGTGATTTCTCACCGAGGCCACTGGATATTCGACGTTAAAAAGGCCCAGTCACCCGACCAGTTCCAACAGAGTTGTCCATCAGGGTTCTGTTGACCGGCGTTTTCTACTATACTCAAAAACAATGTCAAACGATTTCCAATACGAACTGACCAATCGCGAAGCTTCGCGAGAGCCCCGCTCAAAATCATTTTGGTGCTCGGGCTGTGATCGAGATAAGGTCACGGCTGGATCGAAATGTAAGACGTGTGGTTCCCGTGCTACCAAGACCAGAGACAAGCCGGGCAAGCCCTCCCCGCGCTAAATATCGTATGCGCTACCGTGAGCTATACGAAAACCCCGAAGCCTACGACCTTCAGGGGACATACGATAAGTTCAACAATGCCTATTTCAACGGTGAACTCCCGAAGATTCCGGTTGAGTTTGCTCAATTGAAGGGCATCGGTGGCGTCGTAAAAGCTCGCACGACTTATACCGGCCCGGTGAAAATTAGGAACGGCAAGCAATACAAAGCTGCTCCGCGCCATATGATGGCACACTATACCAAGCTCGTGCCCGGTAGCATGATCTTGCAAATTTCGTCGATGTTCAAACGAACCCCGGAGACCATCGACGGCATTCTTTTGCACGAGATGATCCACGTCTATTTCTACCACATCGGGGACACGGCCGAAAATCATGGGCAGAAGTTCTTGTCCAAGCTGCGCGAGATCAGCCGTCTCAGCGGCATTCGCGTTCCGTTGAAGGACAGCACGGCCGACGACGAACTTGCCAACGAGATGGCGCTGAAGGCCGTTGGCGTGATCCTCGTCCAGAAGGCCGACAACTCCTACATGTTCGCGTTGATCTCTCCTAAGCTGGCCCATGCCGAACTTGAAACGATCAAGCACAAGTGGCAGGGCCGCATGAGCAAAGTCTACACCAAGATGTGGCTCTATACTGTGGCTACGCCGGAGTGGACCAAAATGGCGATGCGTTTCCCCATCGCTCGCAAAATTGATGGCTCGTTCTACAAGATGCTCGACAAGGAAGCATTGGCCAATATTTTCGAGAAGGGTCACAAGCTAGTCGAGGTCGCCTTTTAGTTGACCACTTGCTAAATGGTGGTAGCTTCTGTTCTGGATAGAATTTTTCAACAGACCGGAGGCTCGAATGCCCGACGATGTATTTGAAGCCGTTCGTGCTGCGGTTCAGATCGCCAAAGATCGGCAAATCCGTTCGCTGAAGAATCTCGAAAGCATCCTCTTGCGAGAAGGTTTCGCGGCCGACGCCGTTAAGCAGGCCATTCAATTCTGGGCCGACTACGAAGGCTCGAAACAACGGCTGGCTGCATGATCTCGCAAGTTGTCGAGACCCGCTTACTCTACGAAGTTCTCGGCTCCGAGTTCATCGAACGAAGTCTGTCTCACAGCGGCCTGCATGTTGGCGAATGGAAACGCGGCCACAACTGGGTCGATACCGACAAGAACCTCGTTCAGGAATATTTCAACGTCGGAGTTCCGGTCACCATCGAGATGACCCATATGCCCGATGGTTCGATGGTCAAGACGCGCGAACGCGCCACGTTTTTGTGGGAAGAAGGTTTCACATCGTTTCTTAGCTGGGAGCCCACCGCCGATTGGTTGGACGGAATCATGTTTCGATCCACGTTGCCCAATGATTTCGTGGTCAGCCTCATCAGTGTCCGCCAAGAGCACACTTATCAAGGTCTCCACAGTCATATGTTCACGTTCGATTTCCAGCCAATTCGCTGGCGGCGGCGATGGGAGCACGATTTGGACTATCGCGAGATGTTGGAAATTGAGCAAACGTTCGCCAACGTCGGTAAGTCACTGCCACGCGGCGGCGTGGAGACGCAGATCAATCAGTGGTCATTCAGGATGATGAACGAACTCGAAGGAAAACGTCTTCAGCAAAAGTTTGCCAACATGGGTTTTCGCATGGGGCACTCGTGCGCTTAGAACTGGCGTTTGACCGATAGGACTTTGTCCGGCGTCAAACGGAACTCCGATTCTCCCGCGAAATATTCATCCTTCATGCTGATCTCGACTTCGCAGACCAACACGCCGATGTCGGACTCTTTCCGATCAGCCATCACCGTGAGAAGACGTTCTGGTGAAACGAACGTGGGATCGACACGCATCTTCGAGAACGCAAGCCAGTAACGATAGAGTGTGACGGCTTCTTCCGGTGTGTTCAGGGCGTCGAGGTTGGTCCCGTGGGGATACATCCCACTGACTTGCTTCTCCAACCCCTCGATGCGAATCCAACTGACGATCTGCCGTGCCTTCAATTGACCGTGGGCAATCATCCAGATTTCCTTGAGCGAGCGCATTAGATTGCGCGCCAAGTCGAGATCGTGGGTGAAGGAGATGGTGGCGTTCACTTCGCCAAGGTTTCCGAGGCCGCGCCGATCCAGTGGGCGTTCGGCCGCAAAACCGTCTCTCAAAATCTCAGGAACAAACGCCGTGGCGTGGTAGAGTGTCTCAACAGCATCATGCTCCGGGCGACCACGACCGATGAGCCCAATTTTGTGGCTCACGTCCGCCCAGAGTGTTTCGCCTTTCTGATAGGCTCCGTCGAAAAGTCGCAAACCTTCAAGCAATGCCATGGCCGCTACGAACTCCTCGTCTTTGGCGTTGTCGGGGTCGTTCGGTTTGAAGCCGTATTTTTCGGCGCCAACCTCAGCCGTGTCAAGAACCGAGAATGTTTTTTTTGCATCTTCTGGGATCGGCTCCGCATAGGCGAATGAGTTCAGCACGTAGCGACGAAACTCGTGGCCGTGCGCGAGGAACGCTTCCAAATTGGAAAGCAGTTGATCGAGCGGGCGATAGCGATCTAGGTTCTTGGCGATATGGATCGCATAGCCGAGGTCGTTTGCCGCTTCGACATTGTCCGATCCATATCGCAGAAAATAATTCAGCATTGGCTCGCCAAGTTTTTCGTTTGCGGAAACGATCTGGGCTGCGCGATCTCTTGCGGAGACGATGGACTTGAGTTCGGAGATGCGTTTACGCACGTAAGCGCCCAGAGCACGGGGCGGATTGGCAATGGCCTCGGTGATCTCGTGATAGCGCATCCGATATTTAGCGCATTTTCGTTGACCAGATTGAAACTCAGGATAGGGTCCAATTAAGTTCAACTCAAAGGAGACCCCGTTTTGTCCCAAATCATCAAGCTCGGAGCCATCGTGCTCTTCGTCGTTCTGGCCTGCGTCGGCACCGGTCTATATGGCTGCCCGTCCTACAACGTCTACACTTCCAAGATGGAAGGGCAAGCCGAGTTGGCCAAGGCCGAAGCCAGCAAGCAAGTCGCCGTCCAGACGGCGAAGGCGAAGTATGAAAGCGCCGACTACGAAGCCAAGGCGGAAGTCCGCCGGGCTGAAGGTGTCCGCGACGCCAACAAGATCATCGGCGACGGCCTGAAGGGCAACGAGGACTACCTCCGTTACCTCTACATCAACAACCTCGCCACGTCGCACGATCAGATCATCTACGTGCCGACCGAGGGCGCCATGCCGATCCTCGAAGCTGGTCACCGCCCGGAACGTCCGGCGGCGCCGAGCCAAGACGACGCCGGTTCGAAGAAGAAGTAAGGTCTTCGACCGAAAATAGAGAAGGCCGGGTTCGCCCGGCCTTTTTTATTGCTCACGATTCTCTTCAAGGCTGTCTGAGACATTTCACGCATCGTGCGCGGATGTCGCCGAATGCGTGAACCTGATGCCCGCATTCCAGTTCGACCCAATCGCTGTCGAACAAACTTTCGCGAGCGCGAATGACATGCACGATCCTGCGGAGAGGCGCTCGGCGCTTTTCCTCCGAGATCGTCTTGCCCCACTTGCTTCGGTTCTGTGAGAACCGCTTGCTGATCCAACCCATGATGTCGTCCTCCTGATATCTAGTCCGAGGGCGAGACAGTCTCCCTCTACCATCATAGACGGCGGTGGGTAACAAGCCCTCACTCTATAGACGGGGAGCGTGACATGGACCAAGAGAAAGGCCCCCGAAATCCGGGGGCCTTTCATTAGGCGGTGAGGGCCGTTGGTGCATCGAACGGGACGACCTTGTCGATGTCTTCCGGTGATACGTGGGCTTTCTTGGTGACGCTGTTAAGTTTGGCGATGCGGTGCGTCCATGCGGTTGTGCCGCGCAAACGATTCCAAACGTCGGCCGCATCTTCAAGACAGCTTTCGAAAACCGTCGTAAGAGCCGTAATTGACAGACCGTGGCGATAAATGTCCGTTTCGGAATAGGCCAAATTGCTCACCTTGGCGAGATTTCGAGCGATGTAGCGCCCGACCACTCGCGCGCAGTGGACCTTCACTTCGTTGCGAGTGATTTCATAAATCTCGTCGTCTCCGATAACGGCTTTGGTGCTACGCGCAGCGTAATTCACCAAAACCTGATTAATCAGATTGTCGATGACCGGGAAATTCTCGTTCATGTAATAGTAGGCACTCCCTTTGGTGAACATGCTACCCTTACCCTGAAGATCGATGAAACCAGACAGGTTGAGAACCCATGACACATCGGGTGCTGTGACTTGTTTGGACTGCGGGCCGCTCATAGTCACAGTGGCGAGGACGTTCGGTTGAGTGACCGTCCCGGTTCCGTCGCCGGGCGTTTTGGCGCCGGGATGACTGACGCCGGGATTGATAACTGGGCCGCGCGGCGGACCCTTGGTCACGGTCGCCTGAACTTGCTGAGTAACGCTCACCGAACCAGTTGCAGACTGGGTGGCTGAAATCATCGTCAGCGAATCAAGCAACTTTTGGAATTCGGACTGCAAATCCTTTTCGGCCTTTGGCCGATTGTTGCGGATCAAATCTTCCATCCAAATCGGCATGAGAGATTGGATTTCGCTGATATAATCTTTGGTAGTGACCGGAACACTGTTGACCAGCAATGACGTGCGATCATCATTGTCGCTGCAACCCGGCACACGAATGATGATGCTGATATTACGACCCATTCCACCGAATCCGTATTGGCCGGATTTGTTGGACCAATCCTTGCCCTGAAGAACATCAAATTGTTCACCACGGTATTCCAGCGCAATTCGCGAACCTTGGTGACCAAAGAACTTCTCGAAGGGATTGATTTTGGTTTTGGAGTCGTCGTAGTAGTAGAAATCAACTTCAATACCCGTCACTGGGTCTTTCGTAGGCTCGAACTTGATGGAGGGGTCGCACACCGCATCCGAGAAGGAACGAACAACAGTTTCCGTGCCATCTTGTTCCCGATAAATCAGACGCAGCGCCTTTGGGCACATGTATCCGATGATAGAAAATCGTGTGGTGATTTCCTTGAGAATCACATCCTGTTCGGGGTTCGCAACACCATACGGATTCTCAAACGTGTTCTGATCCGTGGCGTTGCCCAAGAACTTCACGTCGTAGAAATCACCGGGGCGTTCATATCGCACGGTATCTTCCGCGCTCAGATCGCCCGGCCCGAGATTCAGATAGCGTTGCCGAAGGCCGGGCGCGAGATACATGGCGCGATGGAAAAGACCATCACTGCCCTTGAAGAGCTTAACTCGCGTAATCACGTCGCCTTTGCGGCTGGTCACCACAATGCCAAGTTCGTTGAACTTGCACGAGGCATATTTCAGGCCCTCGCCGTGGTTCGTGCCACCCTGTGCTTGCAGGAGCTTTGTGGAAGCTCCGGCTTCCATCAAATCAGCGAGGTCGTCACCCGCGAAGCCAACACCGCACGTATTGAAAACGGCGAGCTTTGGTGCGGTGTGTCCTTCCACTTCGAAGACCGGCTCAATGTAGGCCAGTCGAGTGGTTTCCCAATCTGCGCTGGGAGCTTCGTCGATGTTTTTGGTCGATTCGCGACCGATCATACCGACGCCCATTGCCGAAAATTTGGCTGAAACGTAGCTGGATGCGTTGTGTTCGTTAACGCCGATTCGTTCACTGCTTTGTGTAAATTGCATAATTATGCCTCATCGATAAGTTGAATTGCCATTTCTGGTGCTTCCCCAGCAATCCGCCAGCGACGAATTGTGCCATAGGTAATTCCAGTATATTTTGCCACTTGTTTAATATTAGAAGGATCAATTTCCCACTTGGCCACAACAGCATCCGTGAATTTCTTGTAAGAAATCAATTTTCTATTCTTGGATGTTGGAAGTATTCTATTGTATTTGCGTGGTTGCTTCGAAATCACTGTTGTTTCGGGTGAAACCAACAAACGAACACTCGACACTAGATTACTCAGTGTCTTGTTTTCAAGAACAAGCTTTGAATTTCGTTCTTCAAGAAGACGAGCACCAAGCAACGATGCCGCAAGCTGTTCTTCCAGCTTGCGGATACGTGCCAAATATTCAGAAACCGAATCGGTTCTTGTGGACGAAAAATCCACGTCAATGACTTCTGCCGTCATGCGAGATACCTTAGTTAATCCCCAGAACGTAACACCGGCGAGTTTCGTTTACCAAATTCTTTCGCATCCTAACCGGACGGTTGGCGCGAGGGAGCAACCCGAGATATGGAATCCCTAAATAAGTGCATGGATATGCGGGATATCATGCGTGTGATCGAAGGGCGGCTCGATGATCGAGACGAAGCCGAACAGCGCGCCCGCAACATGATCGCCGATGTCACCCGCTACGGTCGGTCAATCGGCATTGATGCCCGGTTCCGCTACCCGGCCTATCATGCCCCGGAAATAGAGATGACGGACCTGAACGCCAAGCACGATATGGGCACCGGCGCCGGAACGAAGTTCATGACCTACCTTTGCCAGAAGGCAGACGAGGCCGACTTCAATCTCTATGTCCTACCGTCTTCCGGCCGGAACAAAATCTTCTACGAACGTTTCGGCTTCATGAGAGACGATCATCACAGCGGCGGCGTGCTGGTTCGCTACGTCGAGCAAGACTGGGATGACGATGATCGCGAAGAGTATGAGGCGATGCGTCGAAAGGCACTGGGCGAACCTGAATTGGACGAAGACGCCCGCCTGCCACTACGTAAAGGTGTCGTCAACGGGATGCGTGGCGAATATGCCGCTCTAGTCGTGGTCATGGACCCCAACGACTTCATCCGACTGACGACCCCGGAGAGCGAAGTCCAACAAATCTACAAGGACAAGTTTGCTCTCTCGGTGAGGGACTATGACCAAGGCACGGATACATCCTTCAACAAGAACATGTATAACATGCCTTTCCTGATCGTGACTCACGCGACCGGGCAAGTAGAGGGTCACGAAGGACGCCATAGAGCCGCCATGGTCGCCAAAGAAGGCGGCAAGCGGTTCCCGTGCGTCATCCTATTTCGAACGCCAGCCGTGTTCGAACTCACCTACTCTAAATCCCACAAGTGGGACGATGAAGAAGATGCTACTCGTGAAGAGCATCAATTCACCAATCGTGAAGAAGTGAAGACCTTCACCGACGAACTGGAAAAATTGAATCACGATGCAAACCATGATTACTGGTATAGCAACTTCGATACGGAGGCGCTTGGGAGAACCAAGATGCGTGGCTCACCCAGATCGGACACCACAAAATGGGAATACGATGCGTGGACGCCGGAAGACATGCCGGATCAACTCATCGGGCAATACGATCCGCTTGTGATCGTGCCAAAAAGCCGCATGAAGGTCGGCGTCGTGAAAGGGTATAGTCACTACAAATGATCCTCCTCGACGAAGCAGAGTATCAGGTAGCTATGCAGTTGGTTGAAGGGTTCTTCCGCCGCGAGCCGATGCTCGGCACGCCCGAGAGTGATTTCTTCAACACTCTCGCCGATGCGATCTGCGCTTATGAAGACGAACATTACCCGTTTGACGATGTGGCGAGTTCACTCATGACATCGGAAGGTTGCCCCAACGGCTAGGTGTAGCATGACCGAAATCATCAAACCCAAGTTTTCGCGCAAGCGTCTCCATCAACTTCGGATGCTCAAGAGCAAACCCTCGCTGTCGAACCACCCAGAGTTTCAGCACCTCACGACTGAACATACCCCAGATGTAGTGAAGCCCACCCTGCTCGTCGCACTGGTGGGCCTCATTTTCTTGGTTTTTCGCCGACACTGATTTAGATCAGGTCTTCTTTGCGCTCGCGGAAGTAGTTCCGCAGACCATCTCGCAGGCCATATTTCCCGTTGTCCACCAGTTGCAGCATTCCTTGGGAATCCTTGCACACGTCGGTGTAGGGGTCGTATTGGTTGTTCTTCAGGATATCCCAGCGGTTCCAGTAGTTGCGATCTTTCTTGAAGCCGTGGAAGTGGTGCAAGATCGTGCCGGGAACGTGGCCGATGTTCTGCTTGATGTGACGCACGGCGCGTTCTTCCCACTGCTTGACCATGTGGGTGTAGTTCGGATGCAGACCTTTCGGCAGCGAACGATCCGCTTTGCCGATCAGACCCTTGGCCATGTGGTCATCGCCGGAACCGCAGATAGCGAGGTCGATCATGCCGCCCACGGAATCCCATGCGTCTCGGCGCCATGCCCACGTATAGCCGGGGTGCCAGTGCGGGCCGTACTTGGCGTCGAACTGCATTCCAGAGTTCAGGCAGTAGGCGAAGCTCGTGGCGAGCTTCTCGGTCAGGCCCTCAAAGTTCGGACCCATGTCTAGCGCGTGGCTGAAAGGTTGGACAACGGAATAGTGCTGAAGGGCTTCGAGGACTTCGATCTGCCAGTTCGGCCGGACGAACTCGATGTCGCCGTCCATCCACATGACGTATTCCCAATCTTTCGGCAGCATGGACACGGCCTTGTTGACCATGTTCTCTTTGATCCAGATTTCATGATCGCAGCGGACCTGAATGTGGTGGGGATCGAGGGCGTTGGTCACCTCAAACGGGCGATCTCCGAACGCGGCCTCGATATACCAATGTGTCGCACCGCTAGTCTGATTGCGGTTCATGAAGTCTTGAAATAGACGGGTGCGCGATTTATACCGCACCGGGTTAGAAATGACGCTGATTACATGAAGCTGCGACGGGTGCATACGGCTCCCAAAAGGGTTTACTGGTTGAGAAATCGAGATCGGCGGGCGTGGATTGGGGTCCGCGAATATTTATACGAACCTGATGGCAATTCTAAGCTGAGCTATTGATTCTCAGATCACATTTTTACAACTTCACGTTACTGTCATATATCGAACACTGGTCGCCGAAAAGATGACCATTTTCGTTGACGAAAACCATTTCCATGGCATAGTTTGGTCATGAGCACAGCGAACCCATACGACGTGAACCACCCCGGAAAGTTCGATATCGGTTATGCCGGTCTCGACGACGGGTTCTATTGCTTCCGTCTTGAGGCTTCCGATAAGCCGGGTTTCGATTTCTGCATGTTCCAAATGGAAGTCAGCCAATGGCTGTTCGACAACACGCAGGGTCGTTGGCACATGGGAAATGACTTCCCCTACAAGGATCACCCCGCCGTGCGTCTGCATAACCACGGCGATGCCGATTACTTCGTCCTGCTGGAACGTTTCTCGGATGTAGTCCAGTTCGAAAACACGTTCCCGGTGCTCGGGATCACGCCGTCGATGCTGACGCCATGACGGACGACGAACTCGACGTGTGGATCGTCGCCAAGACCGATACTCACGCCCTCATGGAAAAAATGAACGATGTCTACCGGCCGGGAGGCGTGGGCAAGATTTTCTACGTGCGTCTGCTGGAAGAGCAAGGGATGCCGTTCGAAGATGCCTATGAGCGCGTCCGCTTGTCGCTGATGCGTCTACTCCGCGCTGGCCTCATTCAGGCAGTGGGCATCAACGGTTGGTCCACCAATGAGCGCGCGCAGGCCACAACGGATCGCCAGCGCGACGCCGCCGCCTTCCTCAACGGCGAAGTGCCGCATCCCTACGATTTGGTGCCGCTATGAGCCCGGAGGACAAGCTCACCATCGACAAGATCGCGATGGTCTACGCCATGGAGCATGATCTATCTGCGGCTCTCGTGCGAAACTATCTCGTGCTGGTTTGCACTTCGGATCGCAAGACGCTTGCCGGTTTGGAGATGTATCGCAACGATGGCGCCAGACTGGCTCTTTACGAAACTGTGGCGCCCCGCCCAATGCGCGAAGAGGTGTTCTACACCCACTCGCAACGTCTGACAAAATTGCTCCGAAGCCACGGTTTGGTTCGTTGACAAATTCGTAAACGAAACCGATAATTGCCGATTGATATTGGAGTGCCAATGACCCGCGATTACAAAGAGACACTTTTCCTGCCGAAGACGGACTTTTCCCTTCAAGGGGTTAAGGACGAGGCGGGGATTCGTGCTCGGTTCGCGAGTCACTACGAAGACGAGATGAGCATCCGGTGGCGGGGCCGGGCAACCTTCGTGCTGCACGACGGGCCGCCCTACGCCAACGGTGACATCCACATGGGCCACGCACTCAACAAAATCCTCAAGGATTTCGTCGTGCGTTCGCGCTGGGCGGCTGGCCAGAACGTCGAGTATATTCCGGGCTGGGATTGCCATGGACTGCCCATCGAGTGGCAAGTTGAAAAGAACCTGCTCGCCGCAGGGCAAAACAAATCTGACTACACGGCGCCGGAGTTTCGCCAGCTTTGCCGCGACTATGCGAAAGGCTGGGTGGATGCTCAGCGCACGCAGTTCAAGTCGCTCGGTGTGGTCGGTGACTGGAACAACCCCTACTTGACGATGGACTTCAAATCCGAAGCGACCATCTCTCAGACGCTTCACATGATGATGATGTCCAACATGCTCTATCGCGGCGTGAAGCCAGTGCTGTGGAGCGTAGTGGAAGAAACGGCGCTTGCTGAAGCGGAAGTGGTGAAAGCCGATATTCGTGTAACCTCGGTGCACGTTCGATTCTGGTTGGAAGGTCTGGCAGACACCAGCGTGGTGATCTGGACGACGACGCCTTGGACACTGCCTGCCAACCGGGCTGTGGCCTACAACCCTGCCATCGAATACGGCACCTACAAGGTCACTGCCAGCGCGAACGAGAGCGTTTCTGTTGGCGATAAACTCGTCATGGCTAAAGCTCTGGTTGAAGCAACCATGGCCGCGATCAAGGTGACGGAATATGACTTCGTCGAAGATTTCAACCCCGTTGGAGTGACGTGCGAGCATCCGCTTCGTGGCGCGTTCGAGGACGGTGGTTTCCATTTTTCCGTGCCGCTGATCCCGGCCAAGCACGTCACGTCGGACACCGGGACGGGCCTCGTCCACATTGCACCAGAGCATGGTCCCGAAGATTTTGTTTGCTGGAACGAAGCGCGCCTCGGAGAAGTGCCAACCACCGTGGGCGGTGATGGTCGCTACACATCGAACGTGCATGGATTGGCCGGAGTGTCAGTCTTGGAGCAGACGCCGAAGGGCGACTACATCTTCGAGTTCACGAACGCGAAGATCATCAAGCTCTTGGCGGTCAACGAAACCGTGCTCTCGTCCGAGAAAGTGACGATCAACTATCCGCATTCGTGGCGTTCCAAGGCGCCGCTGATCTACCGCACTACGCCGCAGTGGTTCATTTCGATGGATGCCATTGAAGACATCCGCGTGAATGCGCTGCGCGAACTGGAAGACGTGACCTTCCTGCCGGAGTCCGGCGGCAATCGCTTGCGGGCGGCCGTCGAGTCCCGGCCTGACTGGTTGGTTAGCCGCCAACGTGTTTGGGGGACGCCCATGGCGATTTTCCTGAACAAGGAAACGGGTAAGCCGTTGCTCAGTGATGCACTGAACTCCAAGATCAACAACGCCTTCACCGCTCACGGCGGTGATGCTTGGTGGAAGTTCAGTATCGCGGAATGGTTCGCGCACACGGAATACGCGGGCCGCGAACACGAGTTCGAGATGGTCATGGATGTGCTCGATGTCTGGTTCGATAGTGGGTGCAGCCATCTGTTGACAGGCGACGATAATCCACCCGCCGATCTCTATCTCGAAGGCTCCGATCAGGCGCGTGGCTGGTTCGGATCGTCCGCGCTTGTCGGCGTTGCAATGGCGGACGCGCTTCCGTTCCGCTCAGTTCTGACCCATGGCTTCGTCCTCGACGACAAGGGGAAGAAAATGTCGAAGAGCGAGGGCAACGTCGTTGATCCTCTTGTCGAGGCTAAGAAATACGGCACTGACGTGTTGCGTCTGTGGGTCGCGTTGGGCGACTACACGCAGGATACCCGCGTCGGTGACGAAATCCTCAAGACTACGGCCAGCATGTATAAGCGGCTGCGGAACACGCTGCGCTATCTCGTGAGCAATTTGCAGGGATTTGGTGACGGCCCCGGCGAGACCCGCGATGATCTCTTCTATGAGTATCCTCCGCTCGAAAAATACATGCTCTATTTGCTGCATGAATTGACGCCGCAAATTGAAGCTGCATATCGTGAATATCGGTTCAACGATGTCTGCAAATTGCTGCTTGATTTCAGCACGAATGATCTGTCGGCGTTCTACTTCGACATCCGCAAGGACGCGCTTTATTGTGACAGATCGGACAGTGTCCGTCGTCTGGCCTGTCGCGCGACGTTGTTCCATATCGTGTCGGTTATGGCCCAATGGCTGGCGCCGATCCTGCCCTATACCGTGGCCGAAATGAGCGACCACATGCAAATGCCGGGGCTCGCTGGGCGATTCGGTCCAACTCCCCATATGGGCGCTCAAGCCCCCATGTGTGCGGTCGAGAACGAACGCTGGACGAAGGTCCGCCACGTCCTGTCGTTGGTCACGCCGGTTCTCGAAGAGAAGCGGGCGGCCAAGGAGATCGGCTCGGCGCTCGATGCGAAGGTGATCGTGTATCTCCCGCAAGACCTGTTCGATGCGTTCGACGGGATCGAAGCGGAGGATGTGTTCCGCACGAGCCAAGCGGTCATCGCTCTGGCCGAAGAAGTGTCGATCTTGGTTCTTCCGGCCGAAGGCACGAAGTGCGCTCGCTCGCGGCGGATCACGACCGATGTCGGGAGCGACCCTCGCTACCCCGATTTGTCGGCGCGGGATGCGGATGCGGTTGCCCATTGGGACGCGACCCCCATTGAATAACGATCACATGAAGGCGCGGGTGTTGCTCAGCAAGGATTATCCGATGCTGGCCGATCTTCGTGTCTTCATGCGTTATCTGCTGAAGACTGGGCGGCGGCAGGCAAGCCGAGTAGTTTACGCCCATCTGCTCGGGCGAGAATATCGCACGAATTTGGGAGATGTGAGCACGTCGCCGGGTGAACCGCATGAGCACATGGTTCGATCACCCGGTCGATGGGCCATTGATATCGGTCTGCGGATGCCTCGTGAGAATTTGGTCAATACTGTCAAAGACATGAGAGGCAACCTGCATCACATCGAAGTTGCGAGTATGACTTTCATGCCCGGTTTCTTCGATGACTTCGAACGTGCTAGGGAAGGAAATTACCCCGGCAAGATGTCACAGAACTCATCAGAAATGGCAATCTTCTATGTCTTGAAGTATGGTGAAGTTTATCTTGCTGAGTTTCGTGGGTCACAGGAGTTCTTCGAGAACGACATGACCATGATCCGCGTAGAACTTGGTGACAAATTGTCAGGATTGGAATGAGTCGCCATACCCCTTGGAGCAAGCGCAAGAAGCTCATCGAATCCTTCTTCGTCGAAGGATTAGGTGTCGATATGCAATGCACGTCCTATCGATACCAGACAAACCACAGCAGCTACGAACTGCCCTACTACAATGTACGTCTGAACCGCGAGATCATCTGGGAATTTCCGGGCAAGTTCATTACCGGATCGAAGAATCAGGATACGCGTCTTCCTGCTATCCGCTACTGGCTGGATAATCAGTGCTTCGCCAGCTTCACGCTTGACGACTACGTCAGTCGGCCGCGCGAGGAACTGTTCGATGATCTGACGAACGATCAGTGGGAGCTTGGTGACATTCTCCGTGCCTCTGATCGTCGCATCGGCAAGGCGAAGCTGCTAGAATGGGCAAAGACACTCCCGCCGGAAAATCCAGCCCTGTTGGTGCTAGCAGCCCGTTTCCCGCGCAAAGAAAGGATCGCATGAGAAAAATCGACTTATCGGATGCCGTGAGAGCCCCGGCGCTATTTGTGCACCTCTGGGCCGAACAAGAGAAAGAACGCCGGGCAAAATTTTCGTGGGGCCAACGCCGCCTCGAAGACGGCAAGATCATCTTCACGAACGTCTACTACGTCGGCGGCCTGATCGTCTTCGCGGCACTGGTCGTTGGGCCGTGGGCGATTGGCGTCCGCACCATCTGGCGGCATTTCGCTCGATGAAAGAATTTCTCTCCTATGTGCCGCTGCTTGTGATGGCCGGATTACTTCTTGGCCTTGTCGCACTGGTCGTTGCGGTGACAATTTCGGACAGCCGTTGGGCTAAGAAAAACAAGACTACATTCCCACCCGAAGAGATTGAAGCGATTGCCAAAGCAATGAGCTTGGCATCTGGGCACAATCCGGCACAAGATGGGTGGAAATTCTATAGTGCAGAGGCAGCGCGGTTCCTTGCCGCGATGAAAGTATATGCACTTTTTGATCGAGCGCAGCCCATTAAATACTCTCACCTCGAACTTGGTGAAAGTAAATGCGTTCCATTGCAAAATACGGTTGGAAGCCGGACCTTCCTGATTTCCGCGATCTCTTCTATCGCGACGTTCATTCGCCGGAAGCTCAAGCCCTAAAGGCCGTCGTCGCCCCGGTCGATCCGACTGCGGTCCACAACGTCACTGCCGTCGTCGGCCCGACCGGCATGGGCGCGGATGGCTTCCCGCTGGCCATCAGCCTGCGCGGCCACATGCCGCCGGTCTTCAATCAAGGTCAACTCGGTTCCTGCACTGCCAACGCCTCTGGCGCCATGTGGGCGTTTGTCCATGGCGGTGGTCCTTACTCGCGTCTCCAAATCTACTACTGCGAACGCATGATGGAAGGCACGGTCGCCAGCGACAATGGCGCTTTCATCCGCGACGCGATCCAAGTCCTCGTGAACCAAGGTGCGGCTCTGGAAGCCGATTGGCCTTACGACGAGAGCAAGTTCACGATCCAACCCCCACCGCCGGTCCTTCAAGAAGCCGATCAAGGCCGCGCCGTTGAATACTCGCGTCTTGAGAACCGCACTGACTTCCGTAACTGCTTGGCACAGGGTCACCCGTTCATCACGGGCATCACTATCTATAGCAGCTTCGAAACCGATGAAGTGGCTCGCACGGGCTTCGTCCCGATGCCGACCCGTAACGATTCGGTCGCCGGTGGTCACGCTGTTTGCGTGATCGGCTACAACACCGACATCAATGGCGGTGACTACTACGAGGTTCGCAACTCGTGGGGTGAAGATTGGGGTGATGCTGGCAACTTCTGGATTCCGGCCGCCTACCTCGAAAATCCAAACTTGTCCTGCGACGCTTGGACGATCCGCAAATAGCAAGAAGGCCGGGAAAATCTCCCGGCCTTTTTTGTTGATGCTCCCACTGCCCTCACCTAAAAGAGAACAGAAATGGGGGTGATCGTGGACAGAGTTCCTATCGATTACGAAATCACGTCGTTCAATAGTGTGCTGCCCCAAATCGCAAGACGATTGGTGCGAGCAAAACTTCGGCTTCGATTTGATGATTTCGACCAATGGCAAGATATCATCGCGTTCATTGATACCGGAGCATCGGCCACGAGATTTCATCCCCGTCTGCTGACGGCCTATCGTGGTAAAACGAAGCCGTTGATTCACGCAACTGGTGGTTGGTCATCGTCGGCTCATGGCCGGGCGAGAACACGTTTCGTTGAAATTCAGATGTCATCGACCAACGGTTCTACGATTGGCATCACTGCCATGGAAGAGGCTTGCGTCTGTGAGCAACTGCTGTCTGACATCGTCGTCGGTATGGATATTCTTGAGAAAACCAGCCTGCATATCGATCCGAATCGAATGACTTTGGATTGGCCAGTCTAGTCTAGTGAGCGTGGACGTGCCCGTCGTTAGCGACCGCTTCGATGGCCTTGCGCTGTTCCTTGATCGACCCGGCCATGTCACCAAGGTGGAACGGTAGAACTTTCAGCGTGCGGTTCAGGTGCTTGCACACGACGCCCTTGAGTTGGGGGTTCCGAATGTGCGGATAGCGCACCTCGGGGATGATCGCAGCATTCTTTTGCGTCATGATGTATTGCATCCCCCAGAACTTGAATGCCGGGCATGGGCAGTGAACCCGGATGTTACCCGCCCATAGCAGGAGCCGAGCAGCTTCGTTGGCCTTCAGGTCCAGATCGACAACTTGTTCCTGCCATTCGACGAACTGAACGTAAGTGTTCCATCCGTTGTATTTGTTCGGAACGAAAAACTTCATGATGTTGGACTTCGTCGCAACATATCGAACGTAGGGGATCAGTTTGGAGTAGTCATTGTGGGGTAGCCAATTGGGGTCCACTTTGACCATGATGTCCTTGTAGTATTCTTCGTCAAGGACATGAGCATGGTCATCATGAAAATACGTCGCAATATCGGGATGGATGATCTGGCTCACCGACTATTTAGCGTCTTTCGGGCAGCGTCATCGAAATTGCGTCTTGCAACTCGTTTTCGAATCGGCGACACTCTTCGGACCTTCTTCCATCTCTGCCGGGTGGCTCATGTCCTTAGCGTTAGTCTCATCGCCTGTATCCGCGTGGCGATTATCCAAGAGCGATCTGTTCGAGGACAGCGTAGGTCGTATGGCGACCACGTTCCCCGACATACGAACCAAGCTCAACAAGTTCGTCGAGACCAAAATTCGCGATCCTTTGACCGCTCGGTACGGCAAACATGACCGCCGGATGATCGGCGATCTCACCGGTTTCTGGCATTGTCATCTACGAGATGACGCCGTGCTCATCTACAGTCTATCTCAGCGGGTGATGACCCTCGTCTATCTGGCGCCGCACGCCGAGATCGAAGGCAAACGTCTGAAGATGACGGCCCGCCGATTATCGCAGTTTGCGTGATGTCGCCCAAAGACCCAGTGAAGGTCGCCGGGGGTAATGCACGGGCGAAGTCGCTCTCACCAACGCGCCGCCGCGAGATCGCTCAGAAAGCGGCATTCGCTCGTTGGGGTGGCCAACCGAAATTGTCGTTGACCAAAAAAATACGCGCAACTAAGGTCAAGCCTATGACCGCGCTCATCGTCCAACCTCCGATCTATCGCTTCAAGCCGCCGCGCACGAAGGCGCCCTCTGTTTTCCTCGCGGGAAGCATTGAGATGGGGGCGGCCGAAGACTGGCAACCGGTGGTGATTACCGAACTTGAGTCGGTCACGTCTGTGATCTTCAATCCTCGCCGCGACGACTGGAACCCCGAGTGGGAACAGAAAATCGACTGTCCCGAGTTCAACTGTCAGGTGAACTGGGAGTTGGACATGATCGACAAGGCCGACATCATCGTCTTCCATTTCGACCCGAACACCAAGTCGCCGATCACGCTCATGGAGCTTGGGATCGTCGCGGCCAATCGCCGAGGTTTCGGCACCTACGTCTCATGCCCTAACGGGTTCTATCGCAAAGGCAACGTGGACATCGTCTGCGAACGCTACGGCATCCCCATGTTCGACAATCTCACCGACATGGTCAAGGAAGCCCGCAGCGACGCCTACCAGAGGCAGAAATAATGGGTGGGGCTGTCGCCTTCGCAACGCGTTTCTCTAATGGAGAAGTGGGCTGCATGGATGTGTGGACGAATCCGTTGCCGTATCTCATCAAGACGAAGCAAGTCATGCTCGACCGTGATGAAGATGCTGTTCGCACCCATTACAAAGAATGTCGGGAAGTTATGGAGCGCGACGGCACACCGATGCACGAGGATGCTCCGTTGGCCCCGCTGGGCTACGGTCTGGTCGTCCTCGACTTCAAAGCCAACGTTCTGTTGTCGATGCAGAACTATACTGGATTCGACAATTTCTCCGAACTCGAAGCCTGTGGGCACGCTGACGATGACAAGTTCGAAAGTTTCTTGGCATTCTGTGAGGCTGGCCAGATCGAGATGACCCGAATCGACTACGACGATGCTGGGGAGAACGTCATCTCGAAACTGAGCAGCAAGATCAAGGATGCGGAAGAAGGTCGAGCAATCGCCAAGCTGATCTCGGACATGATTCACAAACATTGGCACAGGTCCGACGAGAATGCTCGACGCTTGACGTGGTATCGTTTCAAGATCGTCGGCAACCAATTCGAACAGACGAGATTTGAAGATCATTCTTCGCTGGGCGCTCGCCAGTTTCGCACGAAGATGAAGCAACTTGGTTTCCAATTCGACCGTCCTGCTCAACGGACGTGGAGAGAGTGGATCAAGGAGATGCAAGAATACGAAGAAGAAAACGCGGAGATGGCTTGACTATTGTCTCTTCCTGCGTCTAAATAGGACGCAGAATGAATGAAAAAGATTTTGGGGTAGAAGAACGCTTCTACCAACAGGTTGCGATGCTGCTTTGCGCTGAGCATACCTATCGAGAGCGCCCCGCCGCTCGTAGACGAACGAACCGTTTTGAGGGCGCCGGTAATGGGCGTTTCCCGCCCAATGGACTGGTCCGCATGTTCGGTCCAAACCTCATCCACATTGCTCTGATGACCCCGCGACTGAGCGGGCAATTCAAGAGCCCGCAAGCGGCGCTCGCCGCCATCGCACAAGCCATCAAGGATCAAAGTGAAACGCTCAAGGACCCGTCGAATTAAGTTCACTCCGGCCGAGATCGAAGCATCGAGGCGCGAAGCCATCGACAATCTGGGCAGCGAAGACGAACAGGGCAAATACGATCCGGGCATCGTCCCCGAGGATAATATCCCCGGAACCTTCAGCTACCATGAGGCGCTTCATACGGCGTCTGTCCTCATGGACTCCGTGGATCGTCATCTTGTTGAACATCCGGCCATCTTGCTGGACAAAGAAGCCTTCGGGTTGGCTCACGCCGCACACTCGGCGCTCTTCAACCTGTATCAACATCTCGGCTCCAAGCATCTGTGAACGACAGATTAACGAGACATACTGTGCAGGTTCAGCCGAACCGTGCTAAGGTGAAGCTCTAACTTTCAAAGGGACCGAAATGTTCAACAAGACTCTCCTCATCGTCGCTGCCAGCGCCCTGACGCTGGGCGCGACCGTAGCCACGGCTCAACCGTATGGCCACACCGAATACAACCGTCGTGATGGCGAGCGCCACGACGCCGACCGCCGTGACGGCCAACGCTACGAACAGCATCGCTGGGCGCGGGGCGAATCGCTCCCCTTCCAGTTCCGTGATCGTCGCTACATCGTGAACGACTACTACCGTTACGGCTATCGCGTTCCGCCGCGCGGCTACGCCTACTACCGCACCGACGCCGGTGACATCGTGCTCGCGGCCATCGCCACCGGGATCATCGAGAACATCTTCGACAACGGCCCGGTCTACGCCGCCCCGAACTACAATCCGGCCTACGCACCGCCCGGCTATCGCTACGATCAATACGGCCGTCCCTACTAAAGGGATTGCCCGGATCACAAGGTTGAGAGGGCGGTCTTCGGGCCGCCCTTTTTTCTTGCCTTCGTTAACCAGATTTTATAGCGTTGGTCGTGGAAAACAGACGATGGCAGTTCTGACGCAGCCGGACTTGTGACACGGGCGACGAAAGTCAAGACGGGACTCCCTTCGGCCATCGTCTGCACATCTGTGGTAAGGGCGAAGTCCTGTAAATCGCAAGAGCCTCGGGGAGTGATCTCCGGGGCTTTTTCGCTAAATATCGGATGCGTTTGCTCGAACTCTTCCAACAACCACTCAGTGAGATTCAGCTTGTTTCTGATCTCAGCGACGAGTGGGACGATCAAGTTGGTGATTTCTCGCCAGAAAAAATGGGCGTGCCGGGCAAAGAAGACCCTCGCCAGCCATTGTTGTTCCCCGATCTTCCTCGCCGTGTGAAGCCGGGCGCCACGCCATTTGGCGACAAGACGCCCATGGTTCGCGTGGGAGAGCTTCCGGGCCTTGGGTTCTCCGTCGCCCGCCCGCGAGATCGCAACGACGATGAGAGCGATGAGCAAGTGCCCGTTATCGAAGATGCCGTCACCGCATTCTACGTGGTGTTCGACGACATCACACCCGTGGGCTACCTAACGGGCACCTTTGGCTCGGTATCGGCCGACATCGACGGCAATGGTGGTATAAGCTTGCAAGTGTCGAGTGTCCGCATTGACCGCGCATATGCCGGGAAAGGTATTGCGCTCGTGCTGTATGCTTGGTTGATGAACAACGTCTGTGATTGGCTTGAAGCTGATGAAATGCAAACAGATGAAGGCGCTTCTCTCTGGAAACGAATGGTCCTGTCGCCGCAGTTCGAGGTTGTTTACGTGTCTCCGGTCCCACACGACGAAGACAACGTGCAACTTGTGAACACTGTTGAAGAATTAGCCGTGGCATACGACTATGATGGCGGCCGACTTCTGGCCCGCCCGGCTCGTCGATGAGAGTCTTCGAACTCTTTGAAGATCAGGCCGCCGGACTTCTGATCCAATGGAAACCGCCGAAGGCGTGCCGTGCCGCATTGGAAGAAGGCACAGAAACTATTGTGTGGGTGGATGTCGCCAAGCTGGACGCGTCATTCAAATTTGATCGTGGTTTCTACGTTGGCCCACAGGGCTCAGAGAACGGTATCGCTGGCCGCTTCGATACATGGGTGAAGGGTGGAGAGCCCGTAGAGATGTCTGAGGTCGGGTTTGGTGCGCGAGGCAATGTCACTTTCACCAACGGCCGCCATCGCTACGCATGGATGCGCGACCACGGCGCCGAGGCAATCCCTGTTGTGACCGAAACGTCTCGTGCCAAAGAGTTTGTCGAGCAGTTCGGCACCAGTCTCCGACAAACTGTAGTTCGTTGACCATTTCCTAAATTCGCGTAAACTGCCCGCCATGACCAAGGCCAAGGCAAAATCGACAGTTGTCGCGCAGTTCCGCTGGACGGCGATCAAAGAACGCGTCCTTGAAGACGGCAGCAAGTCCTATGACATGTGGGAATGGAACGTCTGGAAACAGAAGTGGGTGAGGTTGTCGAATACAGCCTGTGGCTTCGGTCAACCACCACACGATCTAGCACAGCAGCGTTCGCGCGAAATCCAAGACATGTTCGACAACAACCAGCGCCCACCGGAGCCGATATGAAAACTCCCGAAGAGATTGCCGAAGCCATCATTCAACGAGCCAACGACGGCTATCATCGCGACAGCGAACGCTATCCGCCGTTCGCGGCGGCGCCGTGGGACGACCGCGTGCGTTGGTCGAACTACGTGAAGACCGTGGCAGCGGAAGTGCTCGCTGAAGAACTCGCCACATAGTCGTGTATGTCTTCAAGGCCAAACCGGTCGATGATGCTCAGATAGAGCAAATGCGACAGATGGCCGGAGTTTATGACGTGTGCGGCGCCAAATCCACCTTCGATCATGAAGTCGCCGGGGGCGTGATTTTTCACATCCCGACGAAGTCACGGGCTGCCACCTTCAAAATCTTCTTCGATGAGTTGATCTATGAGGCCGGGTAAACAAGTCTCTGCTCAACAACGGTGGCGAAGGCCGCCGCTTCCGTTTGTCATTCGCACGGATATCGAGGCAGTTCACATCGCCATGGGCGAAGATCGGGGCATGGTCGAGTTCATCGAGAAAGAATGTTCGTTGGGCGATTGGGCTATGGACAGCGTCCAGAGACGCATGGAGTTCTGCTTCGCCGATGAGCGAGACGCCATCCATTTCAAGTTGCGGTTCGGATGATGGACGACGATATTCCCACGGCATCCAAGAAGTGGAGAAGAGATTGGGACAAGGCCATGGCTGATCTTGCCCCCGTGTTGCTAGAAAAAAATGCTATTTTTCCAAAAGAAGGTTGGATGACGACGAATCGTCAACAAATTGGTCCCAGCGTGTTCACTACGCATACGTTCAGCCCCGAGATCGTGGCATGGTGTAAAGAACACTACATCAAGATAGAACCCAAGGGTGAAATGATACTGGGTCACTACATAACCACTATGGAGTTCGCTTCATTTTCGGACCTACTTTTGTTCAAACTCCACTTCGAGGGTTAGGGTCGCAATATTGTTGACGGACTTCGGTTCGGTGGTAGATTCGTGTCATAAGCAAAAACGGCACGGAGATTCATCACATGGAAGACCTTCGCACCCTCTTCGAAATCCCGGCCGAGAACATGGCCAAGTTCGAAGCGCAGATCGCCAAGCTCTCCAAGAAGTCGGTCAAGCTGATCGGCTCGGAAATCCGTCCCTTCACGTTCAGCCACGAAGAAAAAGAACTCGCCGATGGCAAGACGCATCGCGTCTACTCGGTGATGCTGACCGCCGAAGTGCCGAAGCTCAACGGCTGGACCTTCGTCGCCCGCCTCGACCACTCGAACGACACCGGCACAATCATCCGTATGGTCCCGAACGCGGGCTCCCTGCCGGACGCCTACCGCACCGCCGTCAACACCCGCTGTGACCACTGCAACGTGAACCGCTTTCGTCGCGACACCTTCGTGGTGCGGAATGACGAGACCGGAGAGTTCAAGCAAGTCGGTTCGACCTGTCTGAAGGATTTCTTCGGCCACGATCCCATGAAGATCGCCAAACTCGCCGAACTGCTGGGCTATGCCTATGAGTGCGGTCGTGGCGCTTACCAACTGGGCTCGATCACTCCGCAGGACATGCGCTGGATCGCCGTTGAAGAGTTCGCGGTGTGTGCCGCCCGCGCCGTTCTTCGTCATGGCTGGGTGTCGGGCAAGGCCGCCTACGAGAACCCCAACCTGACGGCGTCTCGTGAACATGCGTGGTCCTACTTCACCATGGACCCGGTCGCCCATCCGTTCGGCGATGCCGAACGTCAACTCGCCGCCGAAGCCCTGAACTGGGCGTCGAGCCTGCGCGAGAAGACCGAACTGTCCGACTACGAGCACAACATCACGGTGATCGCCGATGCGACCATGATGGAGCCCCGCTCGGCCGGACTGTGCGCGTCCATCGTCGGCGTCTACTTCAACAACAAGGCCCGCGCCAACCAAGGTCCGAAGACCTTGGACGTGGGCGACTTCAAGGGTGTCATCGAACTGATGACGCTGGGCGCCAAGAACCTGAAGTGGCCGAAGATTCGTCTGGCCCTGCCGGACGGCCAACCCATCGTCCTGTCGGTCGCCGGTGACCGCTCGGCCCACAAGGGCGCGGTCAACATCACCGATGGTGGTTCCTTCGACAACAACATCTGGTTCGGCCGGGTGACCCCGCAGGGCGAGTGGACGAAGTCCAACGCCGTGCAAGGCGGCACGATGACTTCGCTGGTCGCCCTGCTCTCCAATCTGTCCAAGGACCCGGCTGGCACGGCGGCTGCCTACGGCAAGCTGACCGGCCAATGCTGCTTCTGCAACCGTGGCCTCGACGACGCCCGTTCGACGGCGGTGGGCTACGGTAAGACCTGTGCGGGCAACTACGGCCTGCCGTGGGGCGCTAAGGCGATGGCGGCCTGATATGCGGGACTTTCTATCGGTCAAGCAAAGCGAAGGCGTGGTGTTCGGGGACATTGATGCCCTGAACGCCACACTTCTCAAGAGCGGTTGTGAACTGGCCGAGGGCTATGTTCAGAACGCCGTATCCAACCCGACCTTCAGGGGCTTCCTGAAGTGCTCGAAGCTCGGCAACGTGAAGGTCTTCAACTCGCAATATCGCGAGGGCATCTACAGCACCATGGCCCCCATTTACGGCTCATGGTGCAGCGAAAGTGCGAAGATCATCGCCGATGCGATGACCGCTGGAAAGCTGGTGTTCTCTCTCGATGAGTTTGGCTTCTACGTTCTCACGCCGGGCAAGGTCGAGGTTCACCGTCTCAGAGACATGAAGTTCTGATGAGCAATTTTCGCACAGTCGATCAAGAGATCATCAAGGGCGCCGTGAACGGCTGCAACTACGCCCCGCGCGTCCGTGTACTCGCGAGGACTCAAGATTTGCTGCTGCTCTGGGTGCCGGGTTCGTCCGTCTGGTCGGGCATGTATGGCACCCAGTATCACGGGGCCGAAATGCGAGTCGTCATGCGGCGGGAACACGGGCAGCGGGAATTGATTTCCGGTCTGATCTGTTCGGGAGTTCGCTTCAAGCAATCGATCTTCAAAGATTTTGCGACCGAGATCGATAAGCATTTGGGCGAAGGTTTCCACGCATTGTTGGAGACCAAAAAGACGATCATCGTCGGTGACAACGAACCGTTTTCGATCTACGGAAACGAGCTTCCGGTCACCCCGCGCCGCTTCGGCTATGAGAAATTTCAACGCCAGATCGCCTTGCGCGAAAAGCTGGTCGCCGAAGGCATAACTGGCATCGAACTTGAAATGCGTGTGCAGGGAGAAGCCTGATGAACCTGCATGGTGCAAAACTGTCGGAAGTTATCGGCGTCATCAACGCTGTGACCCGTGATGCCCAGTGGACGAAGCATGGGCTTCTTTTCATCACCGAGGGCAATATCGCAGGCGTGACGTTGCGCGTGCGGCAAACGTTCCACGAGAAGGGTCTCTCCATTCTCTCGCTTACCGGCAACGGCTGGATGCTGTCGTTCCAAGTGACCCGACAGCGTCCGCGCAACATGGCCGACGACGTGGCTTCGGAAATGGTCTGGTTGTTTCTGGCGCCGTGGAACCGGTTCATCGATCCGGCCGAGTTCAACAAGCGCCTGTGCGTGCACACGCTGTGCATCATCAGCCCGGACAAGTTCCAGAAGGAAATGACCCTGCTCCGCATGTTCGATTCGGAGTGGCTATGATCCGTTTTCTTGGTATCCACGAGCCCCGCGCACATCTGCAATATCTCGCGATCTGTGCGGTAGATGGTACGCCGGTCGAGATTGACGCGGAGTTCAAGCGCATCGAAGCGTGGCTGGCCGAAAATGCCGCGCGCGGTTGGCGGTGGTATGCGCGCGATGCGACCGAGCAAGGTATCGCGGCCGGTATGGAGGCTCATGAAAAATTCAAGAACACCCCGCTCGTGCAGGCGATTCGACTGACGGGTGTGCCGTTCATTTTCGAATTCGACCGGGGCGAAGATGCCGTCCTATTCAAGATGTTTTTCGATGGCTGATTTACCGTTCCTCTTGGATGAAAAAGAAATCGGCGCGCTCATGTGTGGAGTGGCGGTCGATAACGTGTGGCGGCGCGGCAAGCGCAACTTCATGATCTGCTCACGCAACATGTTCGGGATCAATCTGGTGTTCCGCGAGAAGGGAACGCAGATCGCGCTCTCGTGCCCGAATTGGCGGATCGGAGCCACGGTGAATGTCCGTGGGCAAAGCTCCGGTGGGGTAAAGGTGAAAGTCCCCACGCTTCATTACGGTCTGGTGAAATACGTTGTGGGACCGAGCGGCCGAGGAACTCGTGAAAAATTGCCACCCGCGACGGTGATCCACGATGCGATGATGTGGAACCCGGTTCTTGAAATCTATACCACCCAACAACGCTTCGAGCGCGACTGGGTGCTGCTCCGTATGTTCTCTGGCGAATGGGCCGAATATGGAACCCCATGAAATCGCCTCCCTCTACAACTTCATTTTCAAGACCGGAGACGGTCTGCACACCGACATACCTATGGCGGTGATCGGAGGCATGGAGTTTTTCAACGAAACTTGGAGATCGTCTGGGCGGAAAGGATTTGCGATCAGGCGGCGTGAGGGCATCATACCTGATTGCACATTGCGCTGGTCGATCAATTTCCATCTCGTAGACATCCATCAAGACCTAGATCGGGTTGGCATCCTGTGCAGAGGGACGCGCGATTTTGGTTTTGGTGGTGGCCGAAAAGTCGTTGCCAGTCCCGTCGAAGGGCGCTTGCAGATAGATCGAATCGAAGGCGATTACGATGCCTACGTTCACGACTCGTCACTCCTTCGGATGTTCGAATCGGAGTGGCAGCGATGAGCAGAACCCATCTCGAAGGCGCGGGCGATCCGGTTCTCGAAGGACCCTCCATCAAACAGATCGCGATGATCTGCAATGCGGTGTGTCTCTCCGGTGAGGAAGTTGAAGGACCCTACGTCTATACGATGGGCGGCTATTCGCGTGCCTTCGAGAGTAATCTCATGGGCATCAAACTTCGTTTCGAGGTGAAACGAGATTACATGGAGAACGGCTACACGCTCAGCTATCGACTTCATGGCGATGGTTGGTATCTGCAATTCGTCGGAAGCAATTTTCCTCCGGGGAACACGCAGCGAGGTCAGGGCCACTATTATGACCGAGCGTTCGATGAGGTGGAGTGGGCCTATCTCTGTGGCGGAAATCGATCTCGCTTTATCTTTGGATTCAAGGTGCGCGGTAGTGGTGGCTATGAGACTTACGAGGATAGCTATCGTCGGGAAATGGCGATTTTGCGTCTGATGATCCCGCTGTGGGAGGTCCAATAATGGCCGCATTGTCAGAAGAGTTTGCCGATCTGGCCAGACAGATCACGAGGTTTGTTCGTGAAACAGGAACCACGCAGCCATCCCGCCGTCGCTCGGCCGAGTTCTGTGGAATGCGGTTCGATATCGCCGCCACGGAGAAGCCGGACCTGTTCATGCTCGTGTGTCCCAATTCGAATTGGGCAGTCGAGTTCGAGACCATCGGTGACAGGTCTGGCCTCGCCTCCTTTGAGATCATCGGGGACGTAGATGCTTGCCACCGAGACCTGATCTACGTTCGTATGGCGGTCGAAAAATGATCGACCGGAAGAAGGACCACAAACTTTTCCTCAATCTCGTCGAGTTCGTAAAAGACAATTCGACGAAGAGCATAGAAGCGCGCAAAAAATATGCGCTGGCCGGGATTCAACTTACCTACGAAAAAGTTTGGTTCACTGGCAATTTCGATGTGGACAAGTTCAAAGTAAGTGGGCGAGATTGGGAGGTCGTCATTGCTTTGCACAAAGGGCAGAAAGTGATGCCGACTGGGGGCCGCGTTCCGCCTGCACTCATGAATGTTTGGTGGGAAGGCGTGTCGCGGCCGTTGGTTGGAATTGAAGTGGCAAATCGAGAAGCCATCGATAGAGACCTGACGCTTCTCCGTATGTTTGGAATCGAACATATTTTTGCTGGCAGATAACACCCAAAGCATATGACTAACATAGATCAGTTTTTGTGTGGTAGCACTGTGCTAGGCGTTCGAACATCGAATGAAGTCGGGGCCGCAAGAATGACGAAACAACGGCGGATGCCGCTGTGATCGCCTTTGCCGAAACCACGCCCGAGTTCGTTCTCAAGGTTTGCGAGACGCTGTTCTCGCGGACATCGCCACATAGCCGCGAAATGCTCGTGCTGGGCGGCGTTCATCTCTATCTGTATGTCAACAGCCATTGGGCCGGGTTCGAGCGGTATATGCTCGTTGGGCAGGGCTGGACGTTGGGTTTCAATCTACGTGAACCGGTCGAAGAGTCCGACCCAGAGAACATCTTCACGGCCTTCGCCAATCAGTTCGAGATGTTCACCCCATCCCTCACCGGCGACCGGGAATTCATGCGGGACATGACGATCCTGATGATGAGCGCCTGCGATTGGGACGATGAAGACCACATCTCCTGAAAATATGGTAAACGAAAATATGAACTGTTACTAATGGCTCATTATCTTTCGATGAGCGTATTAGATTGGTCAAGATTACAGATTCGGCGGAGACTGAAAATAAAGTCTCTTTAGAAGCCCCGATGCCCGTTGGTGACTTGAAGCGGGACTTCGCCAATAAGCAAAATTTCAAACTCACGGCCCTTCATCATCCCGATATTAAGAAGGCCGGGGTTTATGCTCTCGCCGATGCAACTCGGCGCGTTTTCTACGTTGGCCAATGTATCGAATCTACGCAGGGAATGGGTGGGCGTATTCAACGTCACCTCACTTGTGGACGATCCGACCCGATGGCGAAGCAGAAAATTGACCCAGCCGAAATCGCATATGCGATGATTTACCCATCGCCGGGCAGCAACAAAGACGAACTCAGTCGGATCGAAGAACAAGTTACCCGACAATATATGGATGACGGACATCCAATTATGGCCGCCTATCGTCCTAAGCCTGCAAAGCGCGTGGTGGAAATTCCTACGTGCAACGTCATCCAACTTCTGCCCGATGATGATATCGCGGATCAAAGCAAATTGGACAACTATCTTTTGCATCAGCAAGAAATGCTCCTGCGCGTCACGAGATACTATCTGGATACGGACGCCAGTGCAGCGATGAACGACGCTATTCGGTATCGCCAGACATTGGTCAACGACCTTTTGGATCAACTCCCAAAAGAGCGCAAACATAAGCAAGGGAAAAGTCTGTCCTAAGATGCGCTACCTCACCGTATGCAGCGGCGTTGATGCGGTCTCTCTGGCGTGGGAGCCGCTTGGCTTCACGCCTGTGGCTTTCTCCGAGATCGAACCGTTCCCCAAGGCTGTTCTAGCCTATCGTTGGCCGCATGTGCCGGACCTTGGGGACTTGACCAAGATCGACGGGAAAGAATGGGCCGACAAGGTGGATATCCTGTGGGGATCGACTCCCTGTCAGGCGTTCTCTCTGGCCGGTAGGCGCGCTGGCGCGGCCGATCCCCGTGGCGCCCTGACACTGAGCTTCTGTAATTTGGCTGACGACATCAACCCTCCGTTCGTCTGCTTCGAGAACGTGAAGGGAATTTTGAGTGACAAAAACAATGCCTTTGGATGCCTACTTGCAGCGTTGGCCGGAGAAGACACTCCGCTGGTCCCAGCAGGGGAAGGATGGACGCACGCTGGTTGTGTGTCTGGACCCCGTCGAAACATCGCTTGGCGGCTCCTTGACGCCAAACACTCAGGAGTTCCGCAACGACGCGAGCGCGTCTTCCTTGTGGCCTGTCCTAGAGACGGGGCCGATCCACGGAGGATACTTTTTGAAGAAAGGTCGGGCACAGAAGCTCTACCAACACCTGATCGCTCGCGGAAAGCACTTGCCGCTGCTCTTGAAGCTCGCTCTGGATCGCGCGCGTTCACAGTAGCCTTCAGAGGGCGCGTAGACGGCGAAGAGCTTGAGATCGGTGACGAGGTGGCCAATTGCCTCCGCGCCTCTACTGGGGGCTCTGACAAGGCTTTTGCATTGATCGACGACGGAGTCTCACCGCATGTCCGTCAGCTATCGCCGTTGGAGTGCGAGCGGCTTATGGGAATGCCCGACAATCACACACTCGTGCCGTTCGGCCGAGGAATGGCTTCGGACACCGTCCGTTACAAAGCTATCGGTAATTCGCTGAACGTTAAGGACGTTCACTGGCTTGGTCAGCGAATATTGAACGCGTCCAACGAGGGTTTCGTCATTTCGTAAACCATCTTGCAAATCCCCAAAAGCCGCGTTAGGCTTGGTTAAATTCAACGGGGGACACCCATGATTTTTGCCTTTCTCCTCTTCGGCACGCCGTGGTTCTGGTGCGCGCTGCTCTTCCCTTCGCTTTTCCTGCTCTACCTCATCGAGAATGAGAAGGCAGTCGGCGCCCTGATGACCGTGCTCATCACCATTGGCGTCTTCGTGGCCTTTGGCGACAAACGCCTGCTTCCGTGGGTGATCTCCCACCCCGTTGATCTGGCCATCGACATTGGCGCCTACGTGCTGATCGGCATCGTCTGGGGCTTCGTGAAGTGGTTCTTCTACGTCCTCCGCGCCCGTGACAAATACGAAAAGATGCGCGCCGAATTCGAAGAACGCGCCGATGCTTTCCGCTTGACGGTGGCCACTCGCGCCGCGAGCGACAAGTATCCTCTGGGTCGCGGTTCGACCGCACGCACCGAGGCCAACGAGGAAAGCTACAAGGCCGAGGTTGCCCGCCTGAATGTGAAGCCCGCTGGATTCGACAAGGCACTGTTCCAACATTATGCCTCCAACCAGAGCTTCGAACTGCGGGACTTCCCGCCTTCGGCCGACAAGAACAAAGGTCGGATCATTTTCTGGATGTCCTACTGGCCGTTCTCAGGCGTGTGGACGCTCATCAACGATCCGATTACGCGTCTCTATCGTCGGCTGGGTGCGCTCTTCCAGAAAATTTCGCACAGCATGTTCGCGAAGTATAAGGCCGATCTCGCCGACGATCCGGCGGCCTAAAAATGAACCCGTCGTCCGCCGATCTGGTTCTTATGCTGAACCTCGTGTCAGCCGGGGACCAGATGGCGCGCGGCGGGTTCATGGAAAACATCGGCGGCGTGCGCGTCATGTGCATCGTCGCCGATCCTTTCGAACATCGACTTCCGGCCGGTCTCATCTGGTCAGAGAACTGGCGGATCAGCTTTGATCTGCCCAAAGGCTACCCCACCCATTTGGTTCTGAATGCGAATCGCACACGCTTCGTGATGGCCTCTCCGAACAGCCGACAAAGCATGACCGTCGTCCAGAACATCGAGTTCACCGGCGACCGCGAAGCCTTCGAACAGGCATTGATTTTCGCGAAAATGCTCGCCTAGGGCGACTTGTAAAGCTGGCAATCGCCTTCCCAGAACAGCTTCATGACGACGCCTTGCTCCGGTGTCAGCCAGATCAAGGGTCGATCTGTCTTCATGCTGTTCATCAGGCCGCGCTTGTGAGAGCCGCGCAGGTATTCGATCAACTGCTCGGGTTCGTCGAAGTCGTATTCTTCGACGATTTCGTAGTAATAGTCCACACGCTCGGGACGTAGCCCCAATGACCATCCGGGTGTGTTCTTGTCCAGCCACCGAAAAAGCTTTGCATGTTGCCGCCGCTTGATCGTGACTTCGACCAGAATGTGATCGTCAGACATTGAAGTCTTTGAACGGGACGCCATGCTTCCAGAGAAGAAGCTGGGTCTCCATCATCTTGATCTCCGGGCTTCCCATGGTGATCCGACGACCCTGCTCGATGCCGATGCGAAGCGCCAGCCCGATGATCTCTTCGAGACCGTCGCGGCCCTGTTCGTCTTCCGAATAGATCATGTTCTCGGACGACAGTTGGGTGGACGGTGACAGGCACGTTGCCCGCTCACGCTCGCCGATTTCCGGCCCAGTCCACGGGATGTCCTTGTCGCGATTCTGGCGCCGCAGCTTGTAGGCGAAACGCATTGCCCGGACGAGGGGCTTGGTCAAGCTTTCGAAGTCCATCGGTGCGTCGTTGGCTGGCCAGTTTTTTGATTTGCTCATGGTCAACCCGCTGCGTTTATCATGCCGCTCATAAACCACAGAGCACTACTGGCGTCTGGTTTATGGCCGTGAGTTTGGACCACCAACGTCATAAAAAACACGATGGTCACCGCCCCGCCAACAAACACGATGGCCTTCCCCAAGCCGGTCAATCTGGCCATCAGTTCCTCCACGCGTTGACGATGGGGTAGCGACGATCCCGGCCGTGAATCTTGCTGGTGATCTTCACGCCCGGCGCCGCTTGACGGCGCTTGTATTCTGCGTTGTCCACCAGTCGCCGGATGCGTTTGACCAAGTCGATATCAAGACCCAGCTTGTCAACGATCTCGTTGACGCTAAGTTCGTCTTCGATCATCGCCTTCAGCATCGCGTCGAGAATCGGATAGGCGGGAAGGCTGTCACTGTCTTGTTGGTCCGGCCGAAGTTCGGCGGACGGCGGCTTGACGATGATTGCTTCCGGCACAACCTCCGTCGCCGCGCCCATGAACCCGAAGTCGCGGATTTGCTGAGCGGTCAAGGCGTTCCGCCAGCGGCAGAGGTCCCAGACCGTGACCTTGTAGCAATCCTTGATCGGATTGAAGCCGCCCGACATGTCGCCGTAGAGCGTCGAATAGCCCACGCTGACTTCCGACTTGTTGCCGGTGGTCAAGAGCATATGGCCTTCCTGATTGCTGATGGCCATCAGGACGGTCCCGCGAGCGCGAGCTTGGATGTTCTCGTCGGCCACACCTTCGAGGTGCTTGTCCAACTGTGAAGCACCCGGCGCGTTTTCGTCATGACCGTATGTCGCCGTGGTGTAGGACCGCCGCAGTTCGTTGACGATCCCTTCGATGTAGATCGTCCGCATCGCCGCACCGAGCCGCTTGGCCCCATCAGCGGCGTCGGTGAGCGAACCGTCCGATGAGAAATTGGAGGGTAGACGGACCAACAGAACGTTCTCGTGACCCAGAGCATCGCAGGCCATGGCGGCGACGATACCGGAGTCCACCCCGCCGGAATATCCCAGCAAGACGCTCTTGAAACCCTGCTTGGTCACGTAGTCCCGCAGACCGAGCACGCAGGCTTGGTAGATCGCGCCGATGCCGGTGGGAACGATGGTTGGGAAGTCGGTGAAGGTCATGATTGCCGGAGGTGGCGGATCACCCCACGACATCGACTGGGATCGTTTCTCTTCGGTGATTTCTGTGTCGAAAAAGAAGAGACCATCTTCGAAGTAGGGAGCCTCTTGCAGACCGTTGCTGTCGTAGAGGAAAGACCCACCGTCGAACACCAGTTCGTCTTGTCCACCGACCATGTTCACGTAGAGGAACGGCAGGCCGGTTTCGTTCATCCGTTCCTTGACGACGTTGTGGCGGATGACGTTCTTGCCGGACTCGAACGGCGAACCGTTGATCGAGATGAGGAAGACGGCGTCATCCGTGTAGAGCCGATTCGTGACGGTCGAGAACCACGCGTCTTCGCAGATCATCAGGCCGATTTTCTTGCCACGCCATTCAATGGTATGGATCGGGTCTTCGCCGCGTTGGAAAATGCGCTTCTCGTCGAACACGCCGTAATTCGGCAGTTCGTATTTGAGAACCGATTCCCATTTGCCCGTGGTGGGATCAAACAGGATGGCGCCATTGCCCGACCGATCATCGCCGTTGATGGCCACACCGTGGATGGGCGTACCAAAGATCACGGATGCTTTCAGGCCGGTGGCATAAACCGCGTCGATGAACGCCTTCGATTCCACGACCACGGCGTCCATGAAGCTGTGACGCAACACGAGGTCTTCCAGCGGATAGCCAGTGAGCGCGCATTCGGGGAACACGACGAGATCGGCGCCGGACACGGCGGCGGCCGAATACAGTCCGAGCATCCGGGCGGCGTTGTCTTCCAGTGCTCCCACCTTGGGATTGAATTGCACGACGGCGATCTTGATCTTCATTTTTTAGTCCTTCTCGAACTGAAGGTTATTGTAGAAATCACGCGTCTGAACCGCAGCATCCGCGCCGGACTTCGTGACATAGATCATCCGCCGCTTACGGCCACCGCGAACGGGCCGGGCTTCGCTGATCGTGGTGACCACGAAGCCATTTTCCTCAAGCCGGTTCAGCGAGAGCACGACTTGCGGGATGCTGACTTCTCGGTTGAGCACGGTGGAAAGCTCCCGCGCAACTTCAGTCGGATATGCGGACGGCAGCAGGCGTTGAGACACCACCACCAGCGCATATTCAAAGGAATGAAGTGCGGGAGCCGTCATATTCAGGCGTCCATGAACGAACGGCGCGGGAGGATCGGGCCGGTGGGAAGCACGCCCAGCGGATTTTCTGTGTAGCCCTCGAACCACGCCGCATTCGACGGCAGCGAGAGTCGCACGAACTGGCGCGGAGTCGGCCGCGTCATGGCCACCGACTCATGGACGCACAATCCATCCACCCAGAACACTTCACCGGCGCCAAACAGCGTGCCTTCACCTTCGCACTGGTCGGCGAGGTGATCGCATTCGCCTTCGTATCCGGTGCGACCGATGAAGGTTTGGTTCCACGCACGACAACCGGGGTGCGAGGCGACGGTAATCATACCGTTGCCCACGGAGCCCCATCCTCCACCGCCGCCCCAGCTACCGGTGCTGCCTTGGAACACGCCATCGACGTGTTTGCCTTCGCGGCGATGGGTCTTGGCAGGTTGAACAATTTTCTCGTCGATGGTCAGGTAACCAACCTTGCCCTTGTGGGCGGGATTGGCGAGTTCGGACAGTTCATGGAAGGTCGCCTTCCATTCACCGGCCAGCAGATCGGGAATGCTGGCCTCGTTGCCGATGATGACCGGGAGCATCATGACGCGGGTTCCCGCATAGTAGGGAAGCGTCACGTCACCGATTTTGGTGAATTTGCTTTCGAACGATTCGGTCATCTCAAATCCCCTCGATGTCGGCCGTGGTGATGAGCTTCACGCCAGCGGCGAGTAGTTTTTCGGTCATAGCCTCGTCCGAGCCATCTTGGATCGAGGCGACGGCGTCTTCGAAGATGAAGACTTCGTAACCAAGCCGAATGGCATCCAGCGCCGTGAAGGCAACGCAGAAGTTGCGGGCCAAACCAGTCAGGAAGATGCGCTTGATTCCGAGTTCGGCCAGCGCGCCGTTCAGGCCGGTCGGCGTCGTGCCATCGTTCTCGAAGAACGCCGAGTAACTGTCGATCATCCGGTTCATGCCCTTGCGGACGACCAGTACGGTGTTTGGCAGATCGAGGCCGGGGAGGAACTCGGCGCCTTCGGTGCCCTGCACGCAGTGATCCGTCCACGCGACTTGATCGAGACCACCCAACTTAATCATCGTGAAGGGGGCCACGCCGTGTTGACTGGCGAACGAACCGTGGTCGGCCGGGTGCCAATCCTGCGATTTGAACGCGCGCCGAAACTTCTTGCCCACACGATTGGTGGGTTCGACCGTGGCCTTGCCACCGGCGACCGGCAGCTTGCCGTCGTCGCCAAAGTCAACCTGCTGGTCGATGGAACCCAGAATGTCGGTCCCTTGCTTGATTGCAATCTTGTTCATTTTGATCCTTCTGCCTCTATTCAGAGGCTATCTTGAATATTGATTTGGTCAACGATAATCGCCTTACCGGCGAGTCCTATGCGCTGACAGCAGAAACGGGCCGGGCGGTTCTTCGATAACTGCCGTCACCGTGAGCACGGCAGGCTTTCCATCATCACCTCCCCCGCCATACGGCGTGCTGTCCTTGATGTGGATGATGACTTGTTCCGGCGAGACAGAAAGATCGCCGAGCGTGCTCAGATGAGCCGCCACGATGGCTTTGATGTCCGCTTCGTCGAGGGTGAACTTGCGTTCGACTTTGGTATGCATGTTTCTTTCCTCAGACGGTGACCGGGACGCCAGCCAGCCCTTCGATACCGAAGACGCGGCGATAGCGTTCGATCTCTTCAGCGGGGCCAGTGGCCTTGTTGTAGTTGTCCGACAGCTTGACCGCCGGGCGACCTTCGGCCGACTTCACCTTGCACACGAGGCTGACGGGCTTCATGTAGTCGGCTTGATTCGGATGGCAGCCGACGAAGTCATTGGTCGCCAGCGTTCCCCAACCGAACGACATCCGAACACGGCCCTTGAACTCGCGATAGATGGTCGGGATGTCTTCGCCCTGCGGCTCATAGCCGGGGACACGAACGTCGAGGCCATCGCTCGGGATGACCAACTTCGTTTTCGGGTCCTTGGAATGGTATTCCCAGTAAGCGATCAGTTCTTCGATGGCGGGTTTGGCTTTCTTGGAGTCCGGGCGCGCACCCGCCCAGTCAGCCATGCCGTGCGGGGCGTTCTTCAGGAACCCCGTGGTGCCGAAAGTGTCGGGCAGCATGATTTGCAGCGGGCCGCGAACATCGGCCTCCCAGTCGTGGCACAGCTTGTAGGGCGCCTGCGCGAGTTCTTCATCGTTCTTGGCCAGAGCCGCGTAGACCATCGGCAGTTCGTGCGCGTTGGTGCCCCGCGCTTCGAAACCATGCTTCATGGCGAGGAAGACGTTCGAGGTGCCGCCGAACCGGTCTCCGAGAACTTCGGCCATCATCTGCACGACATATTCCTGCCAGAGGAACGAATGGCGACGGCGGGTGCCGAAGTCGGAGACGCTGATGCCTTCGAGGGCCGGGTCGTCGGCCAGAGCCTTCAGCTTGGCGTATAGCTTCACCTTGGCGCGGGCATACATGATGTCCAGTTCGGACTTGCTCATCGACTTCATGAGCGCCCGGTTGCGAAGTTCATTGACGACGGTCAGCGAGTGCAGTTCCCAAGGGCTGCTGTGCGTCCACTTGTCGTCGAACTCCAACCGGAACTGGCCGGTGTCGTAGCCCACGCCGCCGTTGAACGCGCGCTCGCGTTCGAGATTATAGTCGCCCATGCGGAAGGTCCGCAGGAAGTCGATGTAACCCGGCCGGAAGATGCCCTCTTGACCGTAGTAGGACTGGCCTTTCAGGTTGATGAGTTCCGATTTCGTGTAGGTCAGCGACTTGACATGGTCGAGTTGCTCACGCAGTTCGCCCTCGTCGATGATATCGGCGAGCGGCACGTCTTTCGTGCGGTTGGTCACGCCGAACGTAACCTGCGTGTTCGGGTGGCGCGACCAGATGAACTGGTGCATCAGCGGCTTGTAGAAATCGGTGTCGAACAGCGACCGCACGATGGGGTCGATGTGGAAGCTGTGGTCATGTGCGCGTTTCGCGAAGTCCATTTTAATTTCCCTTCCCGAACTGGGCAGTCATTTTGCGAATGATGGAATAGTGGTCCAAGAACATCTCAGACCGCTTGAGGTCGTCGAGGTGCCACCACTTGGCACCCATGGCGTCGTCCATGCCCTTCACCTTCGGCAGAGACAACGCGTCCTTCACCCGGCGACGGTTCTCCACAGGCGACTTGGTGGTGTCGTAGGACGGCGCCGAAGGTTGCAAGTGATACATGAAGACGTGTCCGATATACCGGCCACGCGGATCGCGGCGGGGAGCATCGAAATAGTCTTTGCCGACGAACGCCTTTTCGAAAACGATCTTGGGCACTTTGATGCCGGTCTCTTCGTAGCCTTCGCGCAGCGCAGAATCGGCAACAGTTTCGTTCGTATTGGTGTGGCCGCCGGGCATACCCCACGTTCCCTTCTGAGGGAACTCACCGCGCTGGATCAGCAGGACATGGTTGGATTGCAGAATCAGAGCATCACCGGTGACAGTGTTGCGGCTCGCAGGCCACGATTCCGCATCCCAACGGGCGTGACAGGATCGATAGAACTCCATCTCTTCGACGAGTTCGCCATAGACATCCAGTTTTTGGAAGTCTCGCAGCCAGTTGATGGCGCCTAGCGGGATGTCTTGGTTTTCCACGGCGTAGCGGAACATGTTATCGACGACAGCCGTGTTGCCCGTGAAGAACTGATTCCGCAGTATGGTCGCGTCGAGGGGACGAGAAGACACCACGTCGATAGTGTTCCACTGCGGGAAGAGCTTCAGGTAGAAAGACGTGTGGTCTTTGGAGTGGCCGATCAGGCTGATGCTCGAATCGAGCTTGCCCATGATCTTGATCGCTTCGGTCGTCACGGCGCGGTTGACCGCATTCACCCAATCGATAGTTTCGTAGTCACTATCTTCCATGGGAATGAAGATCACTCGCTCGCGCGCCTCTGGCGGCAGAGACGCGAGCAGCATCTCGATGCGTTCGGCCGCGAAAAAGGGATTGGCGTCAGGACGACGGGCGACGTTGGCAGAGCCGATGAGAATGAAGAGGAACTCGGCGTATTCCAACGCCTTGAGAATCACGCCCATATGTCCAGCGTGCAAGGGTTGAAAGCGTCCAATGAAGACGCAAATGTCATGTTCCCGCGCACGGGTGATATGGGCCATAGAAAATCCTTCTATGTGTATGGCCAGTGAGTTTGTTCCCACTGTTAGATTCTATTTAGCACGGCCGTAAGCAAAGTCCAAATATAATTTCAGGCACGAAAAAGGCCGCCGAGTCACCCCGGCGGCCTCTGTCTTGGTAGGATCGAAACTGGCGCTTAGGAAGCGACGGTTTCCGACGCGGCCGGAGCTTCAGCCGGAGCGGCGGCAGCAGCGGGAGCCTTCGGGGCCTTGGCGGCTTTCGGAGCTTTCGGGGCAGCGGCCTTCTTGGGGGCGGCGGCCTTGGGAGCCTTCGGCGCTTCAGCGGCGGCGGGAGCCGTCTTGGCGGGCTGGCGCCCACCTTGGCCGAGACCCATGGACTTCGCGAGGTCGGAACGACGTTGCGCGTAGGCCGGGGCGACCATCGGGTAGTCCTTCGGCAGGTTCCAGTAGGCGCGATACTGCTCCGGCGTCATGTTGTGCGACGTGCGGAGGTAACGCTTCAGGGACTTGAACTTGCGGCCGGTGAACAGGTCGATGATGTGATCCGGGGTGACGGACTTGCGGATCGCGACCGCAGGTTCCTTCTTTTCCAGTTCGGTGGCGGGGGCCGCCACGTTCATCAGAACGTCCAGTTCCTTGGAGAAGGTCGCCATGAGACCCGGAATTTCCGTGGCGGCGACGTGGTTGTTGGCCGCGTAAGCATTGAACATGCTCACGGCCATCTCAGTCTTGAATTGGGCGTTTCCGCCTTCCGATTGCTGCATATAAGGGCACTCCTGTTGGAAAGCAGCGGTAGGGATTTCAGCAAGTAACTTGGCCTGCATTTGCTGTCAACCGTTCGTCAAGAAAAAAGTTCAAGGTTGTTAATGGAAAACCGGCACCCGCATGAAATCGTCGGTTATCATAATGTTGAATTTTGACCCCACAATAGATGGGGGCTATCTTGTTTCTAGAGGTGGCTAGATGACTGCAATTCTCGATCTTGGTTCCCGAAATGGCGGGCTCGGAAAGGCGCTTTCTAACTTCGCGTCATATCCCTTCGTCATGGATGGCGTTCAGTGCGGCGGGATCGAAGGCTGGCTGCAATCTCTCAAGTTCGAAGGGCTTGAAGAACAAGAAATGATCGCAGTTCTTGTGGGCTACAGAGCCTACAAAGTCGGACAGGTTGGGAACGACTGGCGAGATACCCAAACCCTGTGGTGGAGAGGTAAGGCATATCCGAGATTGTCTCGTGAATTCCATACCTTGATCGAACGCGGTTACGATGCCTGCTTCGATCAAAACCCAATCTTCCGCCAGTCTTTGTTCGAGACTGGCGTGGACTTGTTGACCCACGTTATTGGACATCATGATCCAACACGGACAACGCTGACCGAGTGGGAATACATCTACAATATGTATAGGCTGCGTGCTCGCGTTCAACAGGCAGTGGTAGCAGGCGAAGCAACTTGACCATTAGATTATATGGTCGTAAATGTTTTCGCATACGAGATTTTCCGAAAGCGAAATCATGTCTTCCGAGATCGTTCCAGTAGCCGAGACCGAAGAACAGGCTAAGGCGTGGATCGGCCGTCGTGCACGCTTCAATCCCGAGCATTCGGCCAACGAAGACGATGCCATGATCGGGATGATCGGTTCGTATTCGGGAGAGATCGTCGATAGCTACATGGTCGGCAAGGCCCACGCTCTTGCCGTCGAGTTCATGACGCCATTCTTTTCTGGCATGGTCCGTGCAGTGGCCGCAGATCGTTTCTTGGTCAAGGCGGACTCATAATGGACATTGGCTCGGGCAAAGGCTGGCCCGCAGACAAACTGAGCAATTTCTCCCCACATCCCTTCGTCTTCCGAGGGGTGGAGTGCAACTCCATGGAAGGACTGGTTCAGGCGTTCAAGTTCGACAAGGTCCACATCCAAGTCGAAGTCTGCAAGCTCGTCGGTCTCGCCGCGAAACGTCGTGGCCAGAAACGCAACAAGGCGTGGAAACAGCGACAGACCCTTTGGTGGGCCGGTGTCGCCTTTGATCGTCACGGCGACGAATATCAAACTCTGTTGGATGATGCGTTCGACGCATTGGCAGAGAACGACGGGTTTCGTCGGGCGCTACTGGCGACCGGTTCGTCCAACCTGACCCATGCAATCGGCAAAAATGATGCGCGTGAAACCGTGTTGACCGAGCGCGAGTTTTGTTCTCGCCTGACGAAGATTCGGGCTCGCCTCCAATCGGGAAAGTCATGACCCAACGCATCAACTGGGCCGCCCGGCCAAAAACCATCACGGAAGAAAAAGAGCGCCGTGCTCGTGAAGAAGCAACCTATGTCGTCAAGGTTGTCTACGACATGCTGGCCGACGATGCGGTGGTCTATCGCGAAGGCCGGATGGGTCTGAAGCATCAAGACCTTACTGATGCCGAGAAAGCCCTGTTGGACGACGAGGGAAAAGGGTACTTCTACGCCCGATGGTCCAATAGCGAGGTGCGTTGGGTACTATCGAAGCAAGCCCCTGCCAAGGCGTGGTAATGACAGACGTGACGGAACCTACGAAAATCCACTTCAATCTCCTACAAGAGATTCAGATCGTCGCGTGGACGATCATCTGGTTCATTTTCTGGAACCTCTGGCGGATGAAATGGAGCTTGGTCGTTGGCGGCGCCGCCTTCTTGACGATCTATGCGTCGGCGCTCGACGGTAAAATCATCCCGTGGTGGCAGGGCGCCGGATTGATGTTCGTGGCCGTTTTCTGCGGTTACATCGATGGATGGGACATGCGGCAAGCTATGCGACTGCATTTCCGCCGGAAACATGCCAAGCAGGACGCTTGGTTCAAACGCAAGATGGCCGAGATCGAGGACGGAAAATGAAAATCATCTACAAGCACGGTGATCTGCTCAAGGCGGAAGAGAAGTTCATCATTCAAGGGTGCAACGCCCAAGGTGTCATGGGCTCCGGGGTCGCCAAGCTGCTGCGCGATGCCGACGAGAAAGTGTTCTCGGATTACCGCAAGGTCTACGAGGATCAGGGTCTCAAGGTCGGTGAAGTGATCTGGGTTCCGAGCGCCGCTCTGGCCAAGACCGTCGTCAACGTCATCTCGCAAGAGTTCTACGGCCGCGAGCCGGGCGTCGTCTACGTCAGCTACGCAGGATTGCGCGAAGCGATGAAGAAAATCGACGAACACGCCAAGTCGATCAAGTCTTTCGATTTCTCGCCGCCGGTGGCCATGGCTCTTCCTCTGATCGGCGCCGGATTGGCTCAGGGCAAATGGTCAGTGATCGCCGAAATCCTCGAAGAGGAATCCAAGAACTGGCAGCCGGTCGTTTATCTTTTCGACGGGCTCATCCCCGATGGGGTTGAAGCCGACGTGGTTGCCGCCTGATGGAAGCGATCAAAGAACTCGTAGAATGGTTGGTCACCTATAGCGTGTCCGGCGGTTTCTGGCACTTCGTGGCCTGTTTCTTGATTATCGCGGCCATCGCTCGGATTTTCCGATTCGTGCACGTTCGGGTCCGCATCAATAAGAAAACCAAGACCAAAAAGAAAGACAAGGCCGACGAAGAGGTTGCCGAAGAGAAGAAGTCGTAAACCACTTATTTGGTAGACAAAATCGACTTCCGCGATATGTTGGTGCTTCACTTGGGAGGTGCCAATGGCTTATTCTGGATGGGAACTCGCCGGATCGGATCGGGATCGTCTCCTGAGCATGATCGCGCCTGCCTATCCCGATGTCATCGCGCATCATGTCACCGCCGAGCTTGGTGATCTGACGACACTGGCCACACCCGACGAAGTTGAAGCCGAAATCATTGGGTTCGCCGACGATGGTCTGGGTGTTCAAGCGTTGATCGTTCGGATCAACGGCTCCGTGGAGCGTCCCATCGGGGGCACCTATCATATCACATGGTCCATCGACCGCGAGGCTGGGCGGAAGCCCGTGGACAGCAACAAGGTAATTGCCGAATGTGGGTGGACACCTTTCGCGGTGGGCTGGAAAGTCAACATGGAGCCGAAAGTCTTCAGGTGACGGTCACCCTCGACGAGCACTATTTCTCGACGACTTCACGCGCGAGCCGTCTGTTGGTCGCCGCTCTCAAGTTGGCGAACAACGATGCCGCCGCGCGTAAGACAATTCAGCACTTCATCAAATACACAGACGGTTTGACGAACCTCGCGGCAGTCGATAACCCCACTCGTGGCGAAGTTCTCGCGCTATGGTATAATCATCACTTCGAACGAGCGCAGAACAAGTTGCGGCCGATGTATGAGCGTTTGGGGCTTCCGTTTCACGAATACGAAAATCTCCTGATGCACCGCCTTCGTCGCGCCAGAGAGCACGGCGAACTTCTAGAAAAGATGAGGACGTAATGGGTTGCTGGCATGAAACTTGTGGGCTGACCGGTCTTGCGATTGTGTATCCCGAGCCGGTTCGCATCATGGCGATCAAACTCACACCTCAGAAAGAGTCGGGTAACTCATCGCTATATCGTGCGTTCGATCTGTTCCAGCCGATCACCATTCTCACCAAGGGGAAATACAACGATTACGGTTGGGTCGATTTCGATGAAGGAGAGGAAGAGCGGTTCTTCAATTCTGCTCTGTCTATCGGCGTCGGTCTCGTCAAAGAGGAAGACGACAACCCCGAGTTTCCGCCGAACTATTTTCAATGGATGATCCGTGAAGACGCGTTTCAGATGTTGAAGGACATGCCCATCGACTCGTGGGGCGCCGACATGCCCACCACGGTCGGACAAAGCATCGCCATGAAACGCGATAAGTTTCATGCACTTGATTCTGAGATCGCGATCCATATTGGCGCCGAGAACGAAGAAAACCAGCATCATATTTGGACTTTGCGAGAGGAAATGGGCCGCATTTTCAATACTGGCGAAATGCCCATCTGGCCTCTGAAGAATCAACTCAATCCGATGCTTGGTAGACGCGATATGTCCGACGCGCAGAGGGAGCAAAATCTCGAAGACCTTCTGAACCTGTGGCAAGTGTTCATGGGCATGAACGCCCTTCGCAAGGCACTGATGCCGACGCCCGGCGCCGGATCGCAGGACTTCAACGAAAACGGTTACACCATGCTCGGGAAGTTCATGGTCGAAGCCATCGTCAAGGAGAAGGCGAAATATGACGAAGAAAACTGAACTTTCATACGAAGAGTTCCGCAACTCCGTCTGGTCTCTGATCTTCAGCATGGTCGAGCGCGGTATCGAGGGTGATGACGCGTGGTGGGGTCAGGACTTCTTGATCGTCCGCCGCCAACTTGAGGAAATGGGCCTCAACTGCGATCCCGAGAAAGTGCCGGAGATGCCAGTGGACCCAGTAGGTGCGGCAATTGTGACTGAGGCCCTGAAGGGCCTGCGGAAGGGTTCTAAGCCGATATAAATAAGGGGTATGAGCGAGCCTTATACCACTGATCGAAACGACGCTGGGCGCTGGTGCATCCTCTATCACGGGAAGCACATTGGCCTCGAACTGTCGGTTCCGCTGGAAGCTCAGGCTCAGCGCACAGCCGCCGCGTTGAACGCCGCACTGGCTTCCGAGTTTGGTCGGGGATACGACTCCGGTCAGAACGATGCTAACCGGAGCCGATACCTTACCTGAAGTCGGATACCTCGATACCGTGGGTGTCCATCCACCACTCTGGTGGTTTGTCCCCATGTTTGGGCGACAGGCGCTCAAACTTTTCTCTCAAAAGATTTTGCCGGACCCGCTCTTCTTCGAAGAACGGATGATCTAGATCGCCTCCCTCACGCACTAGAAGTCGCAACAGGCGCCGAAGGGTGTAGCCCTGTTGCTTATTGCCCGGCACGAAACCCGACTTGATAATCTGGCCGATCCCGCGTTGGAGCACGGTGATCCTGTCTGGTGGGATATCTCCGAGGAACAACAACAGACGGTCAAGGCCGAAGCCCACGTCGATGCAATCGCCGTTGGTGTTGACGATGTTCCCGATCTCGACACCGTCGATGTAGAACTCGGTGCAATAGCCGCCGATTTCACCGTCCGACCAGATGCATTCCACATCGGGCTTCACGATGACGTTGCGGCCGTCGTAGAGCCCGCGCCACTCCTCCATACGATCTGGGTGGATCGTGACCGTGTCTGGACGTAGGCCGATCTCTTCAAGGAAATCGAACCAAAAGTTCACCGCATCCTGAACGCTGAGTTCGCGGAAGGAGAACAAGCCCATCATGTCGAAGTGGAGTAGGTGGGTGCCGTCGCCGATCTCATCGAGATCATTGAGGCGTAGACATCCCTGAATGTTCGAGACGGTTCCCCGGTAGTTGGGGTCTCGGAACTGGGATTTGAACTGCTGCATACCCGCCGGGCAGAACAGCGTCGTGGAATCATAGGATCGAACGTGATCCTCGTGGTGGAACGAAATCCCTCGCGTCTCGCAGAAAGTTTCGAACCGGCGCGTCAAGCGTCCCGCAGTGACATAGACAACCTCCTAAGCTCGGCTGACATTAGCCGAGTGGCGTATTTATATCATAGAACGGAGCCATTTCCCAGTGTTCCGTGAACTGGCTTCCGAGCAACATTCGTGCGTAGACCCAGTCTCGTTCAGATTTCACGATGGTGACAAAGCCATAAGAGATCGCTTCCGGCATTTGTTCTTCGATGATGGTTTTCGTCGCGCCGCGACGGCGGAACGCATACTTATATTCTTCGATTTGCTCTCGTTTCGAGTCACATTCCTTGGTGACCTTCAGGAACGCTTGCGAGAAATCTAGGCCATGCGCGCGCTTGATGCGCTCGTAGACCGTGTCGGCGAAACTGACTTGGAGAATGATCTCGTTCGTCTCGACGGCTTCCAGCTTGTATTGAACCAAGTGCAGCGGCGGCACATCTTCACCGCATAGTCGCTCAAGCTCATACTTCTTCCACTGCGAGGCCGCTTTTTTCTGAGTAGACCAAAAAGTCGGCACTGCGCTCAGTTTCGGATACCATGCGGCCATGGCGCCGTGACGCAATCTTCGGCGACTACGGCCGTCCCAATATGTTTTGTCGGCCGCACGAAGAGCGAACTGGATTTTGCTTTTTTGAATGGGTTTGGGCATCGAAATAGCTCATTTGAATGCCTTCACCATACCGCTGATCTGGTCAACGAGTCACTAATTAACGATTTTGCCCTTACGAACGGCTGCTCGGAATGGCGAGATAAATAGGGTCATAACCATTCCTTTGGAGACCCAATATGTCCATCCTTACTGAAGTCCTGCATGGCAAGCTCAGCTTCTCTGACGCTGCTGCCAAGATCGAAGCCGACGCCGTGGCCCTCGTGAATCACCTCCCCGCGCCCCTGCATGATGCAATCAACGCCATCCTGCCCGACCTGAAGCAAGCTGCGTCCAACGCAGTTGATATGGGTGACACGGCCATGAAGGCGGCTCTGGATGTCGGCCTGACTGCCATCACCCCCGCCATTTCCGCTGCGCTCGCACACTACGTGCCCGCAGGCACCGTTCTGACCCCGATGGCGATTGACGCGCTGGACCGCATGGTCGCAGCGTTCAAGGCCGAAATCGACGCTCTGGCTTTCGAAGCCAAGGCGGCGATGGTTGCCGCTCCCGCCGCTGCCTAAGCGACTGAGCAAGAATGGCATATGACTACGTGGTGGCGCCCTTTACGGGGCGCCATTCGCGTGGGCTGCCATCAACTCGTCGGCCTCTTTGACTAGACGAGCATATTCCCAAAAGAGATTTTCTTTCGCGATCTCTTCTTTGCGACCCATCATGAACTCCGTGCGGAAGATGGGCTTTGAGCCGAACTTCTTGATGAAGTCCGCCCGCCCCGTCACGAACGGCAGGCGTTTGACGATGGCGCGATATTCCTGCCAAACCTTCTTCCCATACTGCTCGTAGATCGGCCGCTTCGCCGCCATGATCGCGAGATCGCCGTCGTTCATAAGCGGCCACAGTGGGTCGGTCACGTCGGAGTTCTGATGGTCGGCCGTCGCATGGATCAAAACGTCGATCCGCAGGAGTTCGTCCTCGCGCAGGAACGCCGACAGATATTCTCGCGCCCGCTTGGCGCTCATCACTTCGTTGTCCTTACGAGACACGTCGTAGATGATGTCGTGATAGAAAAACGCGAGCACCAGCAGCGCCATCTCACGGAACGTGAGACCGGTTTGCGGTTGCATGTCCACGCTGGGACCAATGCGCGCGAAACTGGTTCCCAAATCCAGCAGCGACCGTTGGATTTGACGGATCATGTCAAGCCCGTGCACCAGATGCTTGATGCCATGATACTTCCGACCCTTGGCTTTATAGGCCGCAAGGATCGTATTGAACTCGTCTTGGCCTCTATCACCGAGGGCCACGCCCAATTGGGCGTGTGCGGTCTTCCAATAGGTCCACAGCAGGCCACGGTTGAAAGTTGATTCGAGCATCACTTGGACTCCACGACTTCGCGTTCTTGCCGCACGAAACCCAGTCCGGCGTCACCGCGCATATATTCATTGATCCACCGACGTTCGACCCGGCCGTCACCGAAGCGCACACGCTTCCAGTAGCCGGACACCTCGTGGCGCCGCATCCGCACTTCGGCCAGACGAAGCATCTTCATGACTTTGTTGGTGCGGCCATATTTCTTCGGGATGGCGATGGTCACGATGCGGTTGACCAGATATTCCTTGATGCCGCCGCCGATGCGGCGCGAGCCCTTCGGCTTGAAATCGGCATAAGTGATCGGCACTTCGTTGAGGGTAGCCAACGCCGCCATCAGAAAACGAAGGTCGCCCTGAAGCTCAACCGCCGAGGTCATCATGAACTCTTTGGTGCGGGCGAGCTTCACGCTTGTCACACCCTTGCTGACCTTCTCCATCATGGGTTCCCACGAGGCGGGCAGATCAACGGCGTTGGATTTGTTGAGGTGGCTCGGCAGGCCGATGTGCATCATCTTTTGGCCGTTATGGACCGCCGTGTTCGCGCTCTCACCGAAACCCCACATCAGCGCCGCGATCATGGACGCTTCGCGGTCGGGTTCGGGTTCGTTGATCTCTTTGACCGCTTGACGCAGGACAGGGTCTCGGACGAACGAGCGGAACTCTAGGGGGCCTTCCGTCGAGATGACATGGGTGCAGCCGAAGGTATCGACTTGGCGGCCACTCTCGGTCACGCCCTTACCATATCGGATGATGGTGGTCGCTCGCCACACCGTGTCTGTGACGCGCTCCATGAGCCAGCCCATGCGGTCGGGAACATCCTTGGGCTTCTCACCGACCGATGTGCCCAGCGCCACGCGGGCGTAGTAGCGGGCATCGTAGTTCAGTTCGAGCCAGACCACGTCAAACGGGAGACGGGCGAGGATGCGATAGATCGACAGCTTGTCGTTGATCGTCGGGCCGGACGCCAGTTCCGTAATCAACGCAGTGGCGTCGTCATCGAGCGTATAGGGGCGCGCTCGGCGGATCAGCCCCCGATAGCATTGGAGGTGCTTTTCCTTCTCGGCCGCCGCAGCGAAATCGTTGAGAAGGTCGGTCACTTGCTACGGATACGCAGACCGTTGCCGATTTTGATCTTGCCGGTGAACAGCAGGACCAAAAAGATCGCCATGCCCAGCATCAGACCCGCGAAGGGAATCCATTGATCGAGTTCCTTGCCGCCGGAGAAGCTGAAGCACCACGCCGGGATCGGCGGGGTAGGCGTGTGGAAACTGCCAGCCGAAACCATCGCTGGCCAGATGACGATCAGATAGAGCCGACCGGAGATGCTCGTCGCGGGCAGAGCGTAGGCGAGCAGGGACGAGACGGTCAGGCCGCACACGAGGTAGAACGTGGCGAAGCCGAAGATGATTTTCTTGCGCGTGGTCATGTCTGGTTCTCCTACATGTCGTCCATGGCGTTGCCGGGCTTCGCGCCCTCAACCAACGCCTTGCCGACCGGAGCCGGAAGTTTCTTGAAGCCGCAGGAAGCCACGACCCACGCGTCTTCGCCATAGACGAAGATGTCGCCGACCATGGTCGAACGCTGGCGCTCGGCGGCCGAATAGATGGTGCTTTCGTTGCCGGTCCAACGACCGGTCTCAGCGCAATCGTTCTGAGTGGCGTAGAACGCCTTCTCCATGGCGACGGCCCAGTCATGCTGACGGGCATCGCCCTCGCCGATCATCGGATCGTCGAACTTCACGCGACCGCTGTAGACGTAGCGATTTTCGGCCACGCCGCGAAGGACGATGCCAGCGGCTTCATCGACGAGCCTGCGACCGGCGTCATCGTAGCGGTTGCGGAGGGCACCAACGGTCATCTGGTAAATGGCGACTTTCATGGGGACCTCCGCTGCGGACTAGAACTTGAGTATCCCACAGATTTCGAAGGGGTCAACCAAATTAGCGTCGCTTCCGACGCTTGCCGTTACTCTCTCGGCTCGACTCATAAAACTCGGGATGCTTCTTAGAAACCCATTTAACGAATTTCTCTATTTCTGGGTGTTCTAGAAGCTTTTCGATGGTGTTGTAGATGCGGGCAAGCTCGGATTCCGTGAAAATCGAGTGGATTTTCGCGTGACAGACCTTGTGGATAATCACGGTCGGTCCACGTTTCCCGCCCTTCAGTTTGGGAATCAGGTGGTGTTCGTCGATACTCGGGCCGAGCACGAGTTCTCGGGTGCAGAGTTCACAATCAGACATCGAGTTTTTGATGCTCTTCCATCATTCGTTGAGCCCGCGCAAGCAACTGTCGAATAGATAGAAAGGTCATTTTCGGTCGCCCGGAATATGAAGCCGATGGACTCAGTTCATATTCGCACTTGTTACTTTTCCAAATGATCTGTGTTTTGTATCCGGTATCGAACATCTTCAGCAAGACGTTCAGTTTTTGAACTTGATCCTGCTCGGTGAACACCCGGTCGGTATATCTTTCCAGAGCGTCGATGGTCGTGAAGTAGCGCATTGAATCCGTCCGCCCATTGCGCGTCAACCGGAACGGGCGGCGTGATCCATTTGGGCCATCTTTCGAAAAGAAAAACGCCTTGAGACCCAAAGGAGTCAGGCGTTCATTGCACGCTCGAATACGCTCGTGCTCGTCGCCGGTGGGGATACGACGATCATTCAGCATCGGCACGAGACTGCACGAGACGAATGAGTCGGTGGGCGTAGTTTTCCATCTGCGTCCCCGACCAGAAGAACCGAATTTGCGGGCCGTTGCCCGTCGTCAGTGTGAACAGCTTCTCGGTTTTGTTTTTCGAGACCGAAAGGCGCCATGGCCGTCTGGCGCTGTCCTTGTAGGACGAGACCAAATTGATCTCATACATCTTGAACAGCATGTTCAGGGTGTCGCAGCGAGACTGTGCCGCTTCAAGAGACATAGGCATCGACCATGGCGAGGGCTAGTTCCATATTGTATCGAGCATCGTTGCCACCGCCGTGCGGCCGACTGGCGTCCACACCAAGATATTCACAGAGTTCGCCCAGCTTGCCACCCTCCCGTTCCTCTACGAGACAGGAAGCATGGAACGTGTCCATGATCGGCCGGAACGGCAGGCGTAGACCCTTGCTCTTCAGATGCTCGAAGTCGGTCGCGATGCTATGGCCGACATAGAAATCCGACTGTTCACCTTCCAGCATGAGGCGGCGTTTCATCTCTTCCCACGGCATCACATCGGAGTTGCCAAAAGCAAAGGACATGGCGCGCTTGGGCGCCCCTTCGACTCGGAAGTTGAAGGATCGAAAACCTTCGCCACGACGGAAGGTCGTCACGCCGACTTCTTGCGTGATCTCCGACAGCGTGCGTTCCACGTCGAACGCCATGATACGCTTTCCATCCGCCAGAGCGCGGGAAAGTTCCCACAGCACGGCAACCTGACTGGCCACGTAATCGGCGCGCTTCTTCCGCGCCGTCATGATCTCGCGATGGCCGCGTAGGTTCCGCTGGAAAGCCCGTAGGCGACCCATCCGTGCGTCGAAATCGGGGACATCGACGATCACACCCGGTTCCGGGTGTTTCTCGTGATAGAGCACCGAGACTTTTTTCTTCACACGGAGTTCGAGAGCGTTCAGGTCCATCAGGCTAGCCCATTCTGTTCAACAGGCTTGCCGTGCATCCAATGCTTCACAGTTTGGACATGATTTTTCCGAACGAACTTCGATACCGAAGTGCGGAACTCGCCATAGGTAAACCCATCGGCGATCCGCAGGACATAGCCCTCGCGATGTTCCCAATCCTTGACGTTGAACAACGCCTTGATTTTTGCCTCGTCGAAGATGCCGTCGAACAGCACTGGCACCGGCGTGACACCGAGCAGGGTGAACCATTCGATGGTTTCGTCCCACGACAGGCACTCGTTGCGGTCATTCCACATCGAGAAACCCATGAAATACGTCGGCAGGGCATCGTAGGTGATCGAATGCTTGGCGAAGAGGTTCTCGCCGCACAGCCGCCAGTCCACGGGAATGTCACCGCAAATCTGGCCCCAATAGTTCTTGACCCAGTTGCGCGAGGAATGATTTCGACCATCCAAGCTGCGGGCGTGGATGTAGTCCTGATACATGGTGGTGTTTTCACCATCCATCTTCTCAGTCACAATCACGCGCTTGCCGCGATAGTGATCGAGCGTGTCGAGCATCCGGTCATCTTCGGTCAGACCTTCCGACCAAGGCAGATGATGGGTCCGGGGGTATTTCACCCAATGCGTGAAGAGATCGAGCACGCCGCCCATGCCCAACACCTTTTGAACGCTGGCGTCGTTGAACAGTTCGCCCTTCAGGCGGCGGCCATCGGGCAGTACGACGTTGCCCCATTTATCGTAAACATGGTCCGAATAGAGATGGGCAGGGATCACGGGCTTGGTGATCCCGCAGGCGATTCGCACGTCCTCTACGGAGATGGTGGTCATCTCACAGGCCATGTGATGCTCGCCACACACCGACGCACCGTTGTTCATGAAGTAGCCGCCTTGCTCGCCGGGCGAGACGAATAGGCGTCGTTCGAGGATGTGATGGGCGTCTACGGCCGGTTTGTCGCAGAACACGCATTTGTGGCCATCGCGGGCGAACACGCCTTCGCGAAATACGTCCCTCGTGAGAAGGACTTGGCGGTCGGCAGATCGAACTTGCATCGCCCTTCTCCATTCAAGGCTGTGGTCGATTTATAGAATAGAACCAGACCTCACTTTGGTCAACGAAAAGCCGTCATAAATATTGGCATGACTACTACGCTCCCGCCGTTTTTTCCGGGCACAATGGATGCTCCTTCATGGACTGGTCCAATTCCATTGGACGCAACCGGTGAAGCAAACACGGGCACACCGCATGACTATACCAACGGCGCCGAGGGTGCGTTCTCTGGCGGCAGTTATCAGAGCAACGCGACCTATTCTCCCACCGTCAGCTACAAACAACTCCTGACGACCACGGCAGGCCGCCGATACACTCTCGAACTGGTGGTCATCAAGCTCGACTCCGGTGCCGATTCGTTCGTCAAGCCGGGCTTCATCAACGTCACCGCCGGATCGGCGATCAGCATGACTGGATCAACTTCCGGCCCCGGTTTCCAGAGCAGTTCGGGAAATCTATCATCCTACGACACCAGCACTTGGAACCCCGGAACTGCTTATACCCTGCGTCCTTATTGGGTCGCCCCCAGCGCCTTGAACGTTCGGGTGCGCTGTCGCTTCAATCGCCGCCAACTTGATGTTGGGCTCGGCACGGGTGGTTCTAATCCGTCCGCTGACAACTCAGACGCTAGTTTCAAACTTGTCAGCTTCAAGTTTTTCGCCGAAATCCACCTCAAAGACCTTCAGACTGAGTTCGGTGGCCCGACGCCCATCAAGTTGAAAAATTACTATCGCGGTGGCAGCTACGTCGCGGATACGCCGACGAACTCTCGTATCCCAACCTCTGGAACAATCAACTTCTCAGACTTCTTCGGCGGACAATTCTCTGCGATCACGCCGGATGTGACATTGGGTCCAATGGCTTGGAGCAGTTTCGGCGCCAGTGGACCCACGGACGATACCACGCTGCCCGGCACGTCGATTGCCGCTACGAGCACCACACAGACCGTCAACGGTGTGAACCAGCCGATCACCTTGCTTATCACCTCCGGCACCGCCATGGACACCGGAGAGCAGTTCCAAGTCTATGTGAATGGCTCTGTGGCCGGGGCGATGCTCACGGGGAACACCTCCACGACAGTTACCGTGAACAACGGAGACACCGTGTTTTTTGTCTTCGGAGGCTACGGAACGTCCGGCGTGACGGTTGGTCACCACATCACTGTCTTCAATAACACCGACAGTAACGCCTATGTCAGTGATTTTACTGCATCTTTAACCAAGACGAATTGATCTCTCGTGGCACTTATCTCCTCTCCGTCGCGATCTAAATATTTTCACAATAGTGAGATGTGGGTAAACCACTAAGCGTATGCGTTATGGAGATCATCGACTTTCCCGGCCGCAAGCCAAAAGCAGTTCCAACACAACAGACCAATATGGCCTTGGGGCCAATGCGGTTTAGCTGCGAATGCGGCAATGTGTCTGACATTCACATGACTGGAATGATTTTTCGATACTTCGATTTCTACTGCTCTTGCTGTGGAACTCACTACCGCGTGACCAATCCAGCTTTCGTGAAACCTCTACCGAAACGCCCAAAGTCCTAAAACGCCTCACATAAATACTTAGACGCTCGTAGGAATATTGGTTCCTCGGTCTGAAGTTGGTATACACAAGCATGTTCGATATTCCCGGTTTCAACCCGTCTGCGATGAGCGACGATGAGTTGCTCAACCGCCAAGGAGAGCTTTCGAGGCGCCTTGGTTGGGCCGCTCGTTTCAGCATGTCTGGCGATATGTCGGGCCAACTCTACGCGATGATCGGAGCTATCGAAGCCGAACGCCGAGATCGTGTGCTGAAAATGATGTTCCAAGAGCGCCAGAAGATGTTCCCCGAGATCATCGAAACCGAACCCGATCTCGCACAGGAACATCGTCGCAAGAAAGTCGATGACGAAAAAGACGAGCGCATGGTCAATCGTCGGAAGATCGGCCGCGAGCGCCTTACGCTCACCAAAACCTCAACTCCCCCACAACAGCAACCGCACTTCCCGCAGCACGACAGGCCGGATGAAGACGATAAGGACAAGTGATGGAAGACGATGATGACGACGATTTCTCCCCCGAAATCTACACCCACTTTGTCTTTGAGATCAAAATTGTTCGAGTAATCGAAAACATCCTCGTGCCAAGCACGCTCAAGTTCGAGATGGAGTTCATTCCGATGGACACCGCCGAAGAAAACCACATCGAGCGAGCCTTCAACAAGATGCGCTGGTGGTTGGACAACGTCATCAGCAAGAGCATCGTGTTCTCTCATGAGAACTCCGCTGCCATTCAGATGTTCATCGACGAAGAAGTGGGTCACACCCGTGTGGGTAATGTCCTCGTGGTGACGCCGGAAGAGCCGGACGACCAGCACTTGGCTGCCATTTTCCAAGCAAAACTTCAGGCGCTCGCTGGCGCCGCCATGGCTTTCGGCCCCGTGAAGGTGAAGTCCGACAATTCGCTTGGACTTCAGTTCACCTTCGTGGGTGATTCCAGCGCCGTTCTACCGAGGATCGCCGACTGGGTTGGTGAACGGACCTATTTCGACAAGCCGTGGTGGGATCGCGATGACGGCTCCACGCTCGACGTGCTGCCGCCGGAGGACGCGGACCTGACGGTGAAACCTGCATGGGCGTTCAATTTCGACTTCTTGGACAAGCCAAAGAAGACGACTGAGACCAGCGGCAAAATTGTTCGACCAGAATTTAGGCCAACGGTCATTGATGGTGGTAAGAGTAAGGGTGAAGACGACTAATCTCGGAAACCACCCATGATCGCTAGGACCGTTGACGCTTGGGGCCGCACCGTCGTGCAGCCGGACATTGTCTCCGATTTGGTGCTGAAAGGCATCGACATTTCGACACTGCTCATCGAAGGCGGCCCGCTGGTTGACGAGTATAATCGGTGGTGCAGCGAGTTCGACAAGACGGAATATCTTGTCCAGTCGCCCGGTCCTATGGAACGCACTCCCGAAGAAGAACACGCGCATCGGGCCGCGACGTGGTTCATCTCGGATGACATTCAACGCATCGACGTTCGCCGTTTCCTCTTGGAAGAAATGTGCAAGGACGACGTTTGCCGTGATCGAGTGAATGTCGAGATGAACTTGTTCGAGGAACGCGGCCTTGTGCCGCTTCTCCAACTGATGATGTTCCTCGTGGATCATTTCCGAGCGAACAAGATCGTCTGGGGAGTTGGTCGGGGATCAAGCGTCGCGAGCTACGTGCTTTTCCTGATCGGCGTCCATAAAATCGATCCAATCCGTTACGGCTTGGACGTGCACGATTTCCTGAAATGATTGACGTATTCAACGACGGACAGTTCCTCATCGGCGAACTGTCAGAGATTTACGAATCCAAATCGCGTAATGCGAAATTGGCCCTCGCTGTCGCGTGGACAAAACCTCACCGAGGACGACGCACAAGTGTAATCCCCGACCGATTTGGGGTTGGCAAAGACGTATTTGACGGGGAATTGTTCTTTCAAGTTCGACGTATGGGCGTCAGGCTGCCTTATTGGGTAAACGACAAGCGCGACCAAGATTTCTTCTCTCTTTGCGTTTCCCATCACTGCATCATTGATGAACACGCTCTCTACATGCTGAAGATGGCGTTCCCTTAACCGAACCGCATCTTGAAATGCAGGGCCTCTGTGTCGTTCTCGAACATGTAGATCACATGATGCTCGAAGCGCGTCCTCGCCCACATTTTAGTGGTGTTTTCAGCTAGCCACTGGTTTTCGGCATCCATACTGCGGCCGTGGCTGATTTCGACGAGCGTGTGCGGCACGTTGTTGAAATCTACGGGGCGAACTCGCTGCCCCTCGCGTTTCACTAGCCAACTCATGAAAACCGCATCTTGAAGTGGATCGCGTCGCGTTCATCTTCGAAATAGTAAGTGATCCTGATGGTCTGGTTGATCCGATCCTCATCGGAATCCCACAGCGTGAACGCCCAGAGCCCGTGCTTGCACGAATCAGCAATGAACTGTTCGCATTCTTGCTCCTTCGCGTAACGAAGCTCGACGGTGGGCAGTATCGGAATGATGACAGAAAACGGGCGTCTTCCCAAGGTCCGGGCGAGCGCCGACAGGGTCTTCCGCCGATTGTCTTCGAGACTCGCAACCATGACGCCCTCTAGCCAATTTTTCCGATCTCGTCAACGAAATGCCGGGAGCCAAGATAAATAACAGCATACACATGTCATTGGAGTGAATTACATGAAGGTTAGAACAATGCGCGGTCACACGCTCGACATGAGCCAGTTGATCTCGAAGAATGAAAAAGCAATTGCGCTTGGAAACGCTTCGATGAACGCGCGCGGAGACATTCTTGGCGCCCGTGGCGAAATCGTTAAGCGTCGCGAGCAAGTTGCACAGGAATACTATGCTTCGAACCCCAAGGCTGTGAAGCAAGTCGCCCTACGAGACATTTCGAGTGAAGTGTTTGTTAGCCCTGCGGAAGCAGCGGCGAAGCATCTCCCGAAGCTTGACGCTGCCCCGGAGGCCAAACAGTCCGAAGCGGCCCCGACCCCGCCCCGGAAAAGAAAAATCGAGGATCGGGACAACTAAGGACAACACACAATGGACTTCTCTGTTATTCTAGATTGGGTTCTCGCCCGTCTCGCTGAGCGTTCCACTTGGGTGGGTGCCGTCACCTTGCTCGCCTCTACGGGCATGTCTCTCGACCCCAATCAAGCCGCGCTGATCGTTTCGGTCGGTGGCGCCCTCGCAGGCGCGATCATGGTCTTCACGAAGGATCACAACGCCGCAGAAGCGTTGATGGAAGCTATGAAGGACTTCGGCGCCGCCAAAGCTGGCGAAGACGATGTCAAGACTGCTGTCATCGCCGCTGAAGCTGATGCCGCCACGAAGAAGGCCGCGAAAGTGGAGACGGCTCAAGAAGCTGCCGCCGCCGCCGCAGCCGCGATGTTCCCCAAGAAGTAAGATTTCTCACGAGAGAAACAAGTTTAAGGCTGGCCTTCGGGTCAGCCTTTTTCATTTTGACTTCTGACAGCCTCAGACAGTATTTTGAGTATATTGTTTCTGAAGGTATTTCATGTCCAATTACTCTACGTCTGCTACTCGTATCAAGGCTAGTGCCTTCAAGCCCTATAAGGGCAAGGTCTTCGTCACTGAAATCGACCGTGGCGACCGAGTCACCAAGGGTGGTCTCATTGTTCTCGACGACAACATGACCAACCGTGGCATTCGTGCCCGCTGGGCGAAGGTTTGGGCTGTCGGAGCCGATGTCGAGGACATCAGCGTCGGTGAATGGGTGCTGGTCGAACACGGCCGGTGGACCAATCGCATCACCATCGAACTCGCAGACGGCGAAGTCGATGTCTGGCGGATCGACTATCCCGAGGCGGCTCTGGTCGTGAGTGACGAGAAGCCGGACTCGGAAATCGCACCCGATGCGAAAAAAGAAATTAGCGTCGCGCCCAAGCGGTGGTAAGCCTTAACCATATTTGGTAAACCATATTCGATTGCGAGATTTTGATGAGCGTGAAGTTGTGGGTCGAAGTCTATCGGCCGATCAGCCCGGACGAATACGTCTGGCAGGACGACACCCAACGTAAGAAGGTTGCGGAGTGGGTTGCCGATGGCGCCCTTCCGCACATCTTGCTGTCTGGGAAGCCCGGCACCGGCAAAACTTCGCTCGCCAAACTCCTGCTTCGAATGCTGGGCATCCCGAAGGGTGACATTCTCGAAATCAATGCGAGCCGGGCGCGGAAGATCGACGAAGTCCAAGCCCAGATCGTCAATTTCGCCTCGACCTATGCGCTGAACGACACAGGTTTCAAATACGTCCTTCTCGACGAAGCCGACAGTCTCAGCCCCCTTTCGCAACGCTTCCTGCGTGGTGAGATGGAGAAATTCGAGGCAAGCTGCCGCTTCATCCTGACTTGCAACCACCCGAACCGCATCGCTCCGGCGATCCATTCGCGCGTGCAGGAAATGAAGTTCTCGGCTCTCGACCGGGACGAATATACGGCGCGTGCTGGGGAAATCCTGACACGAGAGAACGTGAGCTTCGAGATCGAAGATTTGCTCGGCTATGTGTCGATCACCTATCCCGATCTTCGCAAGTGCATCGGTCTGCTTCAGCAACACACTCAAGCTGGCAAGCTGGCGGCCCCGCCTTCGGCTGAAGAGCAAACCGATGGCAAGGACTATCTCTTGGAGATGGCGGCGCTGTTCAAGGCCCGACGTTTCACCGAGGCTCGGAAACTGATCGTCTCGCAGGCTCAGTTGGAAGAATATCCCGACATCTTCCGCTACTTCTATCGCAACCTCGATCTCTGGGGTGCAGGTGAAGACCAACAAGACGAGGCCCTGCTCGTGATTCGCCGGGCCTTGGTGAACCATGCCCATGTCGCCGACGCCGAGATAAACCTCGCCGCCTGCCTCGTGGAACTCACGCACGTTGCACAGGGCAAGTAAATGCGTCCAGTCCCGGTGCACTATATTGACCACCATGACGACGGCTCAGTGACGGTTCGATACACGGACTATAGAGTCGAAAGAATTACCGCCAAAGACGAGATCACTGCTATTTGTAAGAGGTTCGCCAGAGAGAAAGAAGATCGGCTCACTAGGCCGTATGGCTTCCCTAATCTGACTGCTTGATTATTTTTGGAGATTATTTTGACCACGAAATCTAAAGTTGCCGCCGATCCGAATGCACCCGCCGACGCGGTCCAAATCCCTCGCACTGAACGGTATCTGCGGAACCGTCCGTTCCTCGTCATCGAGATGACCCGCCGCCCGGCGAAGGGCGTCAACACCGCCGTCAAGGGCTGGGCCGATGTCACTGGCAACATGGCCAGCTTCGAAAAGGCTGGTGTCGTGGATCGCGTGAACACCACGCATCAGATCAACGCCAACGTCATCATCGACGTGATGAAGGGTGTCTGCGTGAAGAACGGTTTCGCGGGCGCCTCTGACCAAGAAGTCGTCCAGCACTACATGGAAAAATACCGGCCTCAAGTCGCCGAAGCCATGGACATCTGGCTGTCGCGCCTCGCGCAGAAGGTCGTCGATAAGAACATCTCGGACGGCGTCTACAGCGCAGCGTGATGTGAGGGCGGTCTATTCGGGCCGCCCTTTCTACCCATTTTCAAACGTGGAAGATATTCGTGGCAATCATTCTGACCGACATTGACGACACCATTCTGAAGTTCGCTGATGCGTTCCAGAAGTGGGCTGTCGAAGAGAAGGGTTACACTCTCACGCAATCCATTCGTGACGGTGGCTCTATTCAGGATGCGATTGGTTGCCATCGCGATCATGTCGATGAACTCGTGATCGAGTTTTCGACCAACCCCGAGTTCTTCGGAACCATTCCGCCCGAAGAAGACGCTCTCGCTGTGATCCCGGTCCTGCACAAGATGGGTCACCAGTTCGTGGCGATCTCGTCATGCGTGGATGGCCCGGAAGTGACCGCCTGTCGCCGTAAGAACCTAGAGGAAGCCTTTGGCATCCCGTGGCTCGATGTCCACTGCACGGGGCTCCTGAAGCCCAAGGTGGACTATCTGAGCAAGTTCCAACCCACATGGTGGGTCGAAGACAACGCGGGTCATGCATTCGCAGGGGCGGCGCTTGGCCACAAGGCGTTCCTGCTCGAACGTCCCTACAACGATCTGACCACGATCAATCTGCCTGATTTTCCCGCCGATCTTCGTCGGGTGAAAAGCTGGCACAACGTGTTCGACGCCATCGTTCGGAGCGAACGTGATGCGGCGTAAGAGCATAGACGAACAACTGCTCGAACTCGAACGCGAGCGCCGGACGGCTGTCGTGTTGCGCGAAGCCGGACAGGCACTTCGTGACGCCCTTACGAGGGCTCCTGAAGGCAGCCCAGAGGCCGTGAAGCTTCGTGCTGCACTTTGCCAGCTATTGGATGCCTAACCCCATGTATGGCCACCTGACGGTCATCTGCGGCCCCATGTATGCGGGCAAGACCACCGAAATCCTTAAGCGCATCATCGTTGCTCGCAATCTGTGGAGCAAAGCCGTGCTGGTCGTTAAACCGGCTCTGGATGATCGCTATTCTGCGACCAAGATCGTCTCGCACGACAAATTGGCGACTGAAGCCAAAGCGATCACCAGTTGGGATCAAATCGATCTTCTGGCGGCCGACGCCGATATGGTCTGCATCGACGAGGTTCAGTTTTTCCAAGAACCACATTTCCATGGTGATGTGGTCGAACAAGTTCGTCAGTTGCTCGCGACCGGCACCGATGTGGTGGTCAGCGGACTAGACATGGATTGGCAGGGTGAACCGTTCAACGTCACCGCTCGACTGATCGCTATGGCCGACGAAGTGAAGAAGCTTCAGGCCAACTGCACCGTGTGCGCTCAACCCGCGCCGAAGACCCACAAGAAATCCCCGAACGGCGAACAGATCGAAGTGGGAGCGGGCGATCTCTATGAGGCTCGCTGCAACACCCACTGGGGATTGTAAGGCGCGAAGGCGGCGAGCAGTTTTGGGAGACTTGCGTCTCACCGAGGGGGGCGGGGGTCGCCGCCGCCTTCGCCAGATGAGCTAAGCCTGTTTTTCATCACCGATGAACTTACATTTTCGTGATCGCGATCAGCGACACGACCCAGCAGCTTGCCATATCAATTTTCTTTGATCTGTGAAGATTTTTCCACAGGTATTCGCTGGGATTGCGAAGCATTTATTTACTACAAATCTCGCGGAAGCTACGATTAGGACAGTAAAAGGAGATTGCTTACTGATGTCTCGTGGCGCTGTTCTGTATAGCTCAAACACCGCACTTAAAAAGACCCACCACATTGGGAGAGGGCCACCCCTAAATACCTTTGAGCGGTTAAATTCAACCACCAACGGAGGCTGAAGTGGCAAGACACCTCGCCCGGAACGCTAAGCGTTCCAACAAGCCCAATCCTCGGGAAGAGCGCAACTCTCCCGATTTTCGTTCCAATCGCCGTGGGCGCGATAATATTGTCGATTTCGATGAGGCATCAAAAACTCGTCGCAAGCGCGTGGAACTAATCCCCCGCAATCTGGCTCAAGAAGATTACGTCGATGCTCTGCACGACCAGTCGAAGCACATCGTTTTCGCGATGGGTCCGGCAGGCTGCGGCAAGACTCTTCTGGCCACCCAATACGCCATCAAGGCGCTGCAAGAAGGTTTGGTGACCAAAATCATCCTGACCCGTCCGGCAGTGTCCGTGGATGAGCAGCACGGCTTCCTGCCGGGCACGCTGATCGACAAGATGGCGCCGTGGGTCATTCCGATCATGGATGTGTTCAAGGAACACTACTCCCCCGTCCAGATCGTGAAGATGATGGAAGAAGAGATCATCGAGATCGCCCCGCTCGCTTATATGCGCGGCCGGACCATGAAGAATTGCATCGTCCTCGCCGACGAAATGCAGAACACCAACGAGAATCAAATGAAGATGGTTCTCACCCGCATCGGTGACAATTGCCGCATGTTCGTCACGGGCGACTTGGCCCAACACGACCGTGGTTTCGTCTCCAACGGCCTCAAGGACTTTACCGAGCGTCTCAAAATGCGCGGTAGCCAGTCGATGGAGGTTATCAACTTTCAAGCTGGTGACGTGGAACGTCACCCCGTGATCGAAGAAATCCTTAGTCTCTACGGAGAATAAGCCAACTTACCGGGGAGCCGCCGCTCAAACTCCCTCCCCCGGAAAAACGAAAGCCCTCGGTCTCGCCACCGGGGGCTTTCACCTTTTTAGGCTCCCACGTATGGGGCAGTAGCGGCATCATCCTTGGCAAGCTTGCCCTCTCGGGCTTCCTTGGCGGACAACAGCAGCATTTCCGCAAGTCGCTCGGCATCGTCGGCGGTCATCCGGCCGACCAGCACGGGGAAAATGAAATCGACCCGCCCGCAGCTTCGACCGAAGAGCGACGCCACGGCGCTCTTATGCTCGTTGGCGTAATTGATGAACTCGAAGCGTTTAGCTTCAGAGCCAATGGGGCGGCCGAGTGTCTCAAACTTAACAACTTTTGACTTAGCCATGCGTGGCGCCTTGCGGGCTTCTCCGTTGAAAGTATGGATGCTAACCTAGTGATCCTGAACGGCGGCTGTCAGGCGGGCACCTCCAACGTGCATCGCAGCGGCTCTCCGAACTCTCGATCCGCGTCGTGGAACTTCATGGCACAGGACCCGCAATAGTAGAGCTTGCCATCGGTGCCGCCGCCCATGCCATGGTCGGTCATCGTCCACTGCGGCATATCCACGAGTGGAAGCTGACAGGCCGTGACGTTGCAGGAGCCGTCCTTCTGGCCCTTGTCCGGCATTTTGGGACCGGCGTAGCCCACGCCTCGCGCATAGGCGTCCAGCGGCGTCTCTCCGTCCCTGTGGGCATACTTAGAGATGGTGTCCGACATGGACGCAGTCGGCGGGAGATACGCCACAAGTTTCTCCCGCCGATGCTCCACCGGCCAATGGACGGTGTCACTGCTCCGACGTTGTTTCGGCAGATTTCGCCGGGCGATCTTACGAGATAGACTTCCCATCACTTCGCCAGATCGACGAGGTTTTCATAGACGGAGCACACCTCGCCGATACCGGCGGAATGCCCATCTTCGCACGCCTTGGCCCACAGCATGGCGGCCTTGGGGTGACCCGTCATACCGTGCTCGGCTTCGAGATCGACCCGCATCTGATCCAGCAGGCGGCCGTTGTCGTCGCTGTAGGCCATGCGTGCGGCCCGCTCGGCGATTTTGGCCGCCTCGAACTCGGCCAGCACCGTGGGAATGCTCGCCAGTTCATCCGGCGTCAGTTCCTTGGCGCGCTTGCGGAGCACGGCGGGTTCATGAACCCGATCCGGGTAAGGCAGCTTGGTCTTGTAGGCGCCTTCGTTGGCGAGTTGGGAGACCGACATATGGCTGTCGCGCGTCCATACCGGCGCGGCTTCAATGGCTACAGTCATAATATACCCTCCCGTCAAAAAGCTTCAGCTTGTAATCTACCCTAGCGATCAATCTCGTCAACGAAAAACAAGATGCCGGGATGCTGAAAATATTTGAAAATTGAGGGAACGTAAATCGACTAACGGAGTTTGGGGAGACCGCCGAAGCTATCGATGTCTACTTCGTAAGAGGGTATCGGCATATCTAGAACATCATCTATGATACTGCTCAGTAGGTCACGTTCTTCCTGCGTGAGACCCACGTCGTTGCTCGCCGCCTCTTCAGAGACCGGTTGCAGATCACCTTGCGGTTCCCGCATGACACGCTGATTGTTACTAACGCCCATGGGCCGATAAACACATGGTGCATCGGGTGGTTCCCGACAAAGAAAAACCCCCGCAGTTTCCTGCGGGGGTCTCTTTGGGTCCGTGGTCCCTAAGCCGAAGCTTAGATGAACGACAGGGTGGCGGTGTCGATAGCAACCAGACCGAGGAAGTCCGCTGCGTTGCCGAGCGACGACGCAGTGTTGGACAGTTCGATGTAGCCGTAACGAGTCATGAACGACACGACGGGTTCCATCGTGTTCGGGTCGATGACGACGCCGGAAGAGGTCAGCGGAACGTAGGGGCAGTAGAATGCCGCTGCGTCCATTTCGTTGCCCTTGTAGCCGACGAGGACCGGAGTCGCGTCGGATGCATACTGGTCAACGTAAACGCGCATCGAGTTGTTCAGGGTGCCGACGAACTTGGTGTTGGTCGGAGCCTCGAACACGCCTTCGGTCGTGCGAGCGAAAGCGGAGGTCGTTGCGGATTGCAGGATCGTGAGTGCAGTCGGGGAGACGACAACCCAGTTACCGGCGCCGCGACGGGTGCGCGAAGCGATGAGGTTGGCCTGACGGTTAATCAGGATGGCCAGAGCAGCGTGCACGTCGCCGACGAAGGTCGGGGTGCCGGACACGTCGTCCTGCTTGAAGGTCGAAGTAGCTGCACCCGGAAGAGCACGCAGGGAAACCAAGATTTCTTGGTCGATTTCTGCGGTGATTTCCTGAGCCAGTGCGGCCATGATTTCGGCTTCGATGTCGATGCCCTGCTGAGCTTGGGCGTCCTGAGCGGCTTCGAAGGTCCAGCGAGCGGAGAGCTTGCGGGTCTTGGCTTCGACGACTTCCTTCAGGATTTGGATGGACATGCGGTTACCCGGACGACCTTCCAGAGCAGGCGTAGCAGCAGCCTTGGGGGTGTTGACGTTCTCGTTACCCGAGTAGAAACGGGCGATGTCGAACGGCGACAGGGCTTCGTTACCAGCCGAAACACCACCACCAGCGGTCGGAACGGTATCAGCGTAACGGACGCGCAGGGTGTGGATTTGAGCGACCGGGCCGGTCATCGGCTGAACGCCGATGATTTCGTTCGCGATCACGGTCGGCATGACACGGCGGATGACCGGCAGGATGACCTTGTTCAGGGTTGCAACGGAAGCGGCGTTGGTGGCACCGGCGGTGGCCGATTCCAGCAGCTTCAGTTCACGACGGGTGTTTTCGAGAACCGTTTCCATGACCTTTTGCTTGGTCGTGTTCGGCGAACCGTCTGCGTTCTTCTTGAGGTCTGCACCTTCGCACAGGGCCTTCTTAGTGGCTTGCCACTGAGATTCAAAAAGCTTATTCATTTGAGTATGACTCCTTGTTTTTACTTCTGGATACCGGCCAGTCGAACGACTTGGGCCAGATCAGAATCGGTTTCGACTTCCGATTCGACCTGAGCCGATTCGTGAAGACGGTTGATGCGTTGGTCACCGGTATGGGTGACGACACGCTTTTCGGGGGCGCGTTCCTCCATCAGCTTCTTTGCCCCGTTGGGGGTAGCTGCTTGGGTACGGGTGTTCTCGTTGACAACAACCGGGAGGAGTTTGGTGAAGGCGGTGCGGAGATTCGGTGTTTTGATAGTCTCCAACATGCCTTCCATGACCGCGCGCTTGTCACCACGAAGGTTAGACAGAAGCTCGCTCATGGTTTGGGAACGGAGGGCGCGATCCTCGGCCAGTGCAGCCTTGCGGCGTGCAACTTCGGTCTTTTGCTCAACTTCGCTGAGCTTAGACTTGACATCGGTCAGTTCCGCAGACTTGCCTTCCAGCATCGTTTGCAGTTTACGGACTTCCGTTCCTTCGGCGAGGTAGCTCGTCATGTATTCAGCAGCGACGGCTTCGAAGATGCGACGGCCGAACATGTTCTGGCGATTGCGTTCGAGGTCTTCGTGTAGCTGAGTCATTTCGCGCTTCAGCGACTCATTCACCATCGTCTCAACCTTGAGGGCCGAGTGCTTGATGAACTTCGTCTGCATTTCCTTCAGCTTGTTACGGCTTTCGGAAACCAGCTTGACGCGAGTTTCGACCAGAGCGCGGTGATCTTCCGAGAATTCCTTGAGTTCCTTCGTGACCTGACGGACAACGAATTCATCAATCTTCTTCAGACGGTCGTTCTGTTGCTTTGCAGCGGCTTCACGCAGCTTGTTCAGTTCGGCCTTGATTTGAATCTTGGCTTCCTTGATCGAACGGCGCTCGGCTTGCAGAGCACTAGCTTCCTTGCTCAGTTGCTCAACGGCGAAGTTGCGAGTAAGTGCAACATGTTCCTTGAGCTTGGTCTTGTAGTGTTGGCGGGATTCCGACACAGCAGTGCGGAAGGCATCACGGGCTTCAACGAATTGAGCCACTTCTGCCGCCTTGGATTCTTCTTGCTTGGTGACCACATCCGTGAGCATACGGTCCATGGCTTCAACCAGTTGGCTCTTGTCGTGTTCATAACGACGAGCAAACTCTTCACGAATCGACATTTCTGCCGCTTCGTTGGCTTCGGCCACCTTCTTAGCGAAGGCTTCCTGCAAGCTTTCGACGATCTCCGAAGAGAGGCCGGTGCTTTCAAGAAGTTCAGCGAGTGTTTTATCCATAGGATGATTCTCCTTTGGTTACTTTAGGTTGTTGATCCACGTCAGAAGCTCCTTGTGGAGATGCTTCTGTGCCTTGGGATCATTCGACACCGCTCGGGCGAGGTCTTCGATGACGGCGCCACGACGACTGTTACGTGCTTCGTAGACCGGCTTCGGGTAGGCATTGGGGGCGCTGGGGCGTGCAACGATATCGACAGTAATAATTTCGAAGTCCGAGACTTCGCCGCTATCGTTGACGTTGCCCGAACCACGGCTCGAAACTCCCAGCTTCACGCCGCTTTCCAGCAACGTGCGGGTGATTTCTCCGAGCGGGGTCGGGAGAATTTGCAGCTTGCCCATCCCAGTATTGCCGTCCATCCACATCTTAGTAATCATGTGGGAAACACGGTCGAGATTGATCGTCAGTTCTTCGGGATGGTCGAGTTCACCAAGAACACTCTCACCTTTGGTGAGGATGTCGTTGACGTTTTCAACAGCCTTTGAGATTTCACGGACGGGATAGACACGCTGGTTCAGGTTGCGAACGCCGCCCTGAATAAAGACACCGGACATGAACAGTTTCTTCTTGGCGTTATCGCCCTCACCCTCGTTCATCGATTCAACGATGATCTGGGCTTGGTCGAAAGTCAGACGTTCAGAAAGAAACATGGACATGTTGCAGTGCCTTACTCAGTAGCGAATTCGTATTACTGACCTTCGAGCGGCGACTTGGTGTTGCCGTTCTCCGAAGACAGCTTGTTGATCTCGGCCGACTTGTCGCCTTCCTTGGACACGCGGCTCAGAGCAGCGTTGGCCTTGGAGACGTTGTTGCGGCGGGGCTTCATGGTTTCGACGCCGGGGGCGGTCTCACGCTCGAAGCCCTTGTGGGCGTCTTGCTTCACCTTGATCGGAGCACCACCCTGACGGGCGTCCTTGCTCTTCTGCGGGATGGCGGCGCCACGGTTCTGGGTGAAACCCTTGCCGGTGCCGATTTCCTTGCCGTCGTCGAGGGAGACAGTGACCTTTTCCAGTTCATCAATGATGGACTCGGTGATGTCGTCGTATTCCTCGTCGCCTTCGTCGCTTTCCATGGCGGGCTTTTCGCCTGCGTCGTCCATGTCGTCTTCGACGTGGTCGGCCATTTCGTCGTTGGTTTCGGTGTCGTCAGCGCCAGAGAACTCATCGTCCTTGGGCTCGTCGCCGAACTCACCAGCGTCTTCGCCGTCGTCCATGCCGCCTTCGTCACCGATGGCGTCCATCATGGCTTCGAATTCTGCGGTCAGCTTTTCGAGTTGGTCGCGCAGGTCTTCGATCTGCTCTTCCGGGGTTTCGTCAGCATGTTCGTCGGGCTCGCCCATACCGTCCATGTCGCCTTCGCCACCGGCTTCAGCGCCGAACTCGTCTGCGGCCGGTTCTTCACCAGCAGCGTCAGCACCGAACTCGTCGCCGCCCATCTCTTCGCCGCCTTCGGCGTGATCTTCACCCTCGCCTTCGCCTTCGATGTCGGTCAGATCATCTTCGGTGAAGTAGGATTCGGTCGTGATTTCGTCGTTCCAGTTTTCGTCCAGAACGTAATCGTCGCCTGCACGATTGGATTCGTGAATCTGACGTGCCCGCTCGACGATGAACTTGTGAAACAGTTCTTCAGCTTTGTCGTGCTCTTCGTTGAGCAGAGCAACAAAAGCCTTTTCCAAAATAGAACGCATTGATAGTCTCCCTATGATTGCTACGACGCCGCTCAAGCATCTGTGAAGTATTTAGTAATCGTGCGTAAATACTGTTTGATAACTGCAAAAACTGGCATTTTTCGTGAGCAGATTTCGAATAAGGGCCAATTTGGCCTGTTCTGACCCCGACAACTTCTTGGATGATTTCAACGAGTTCCTCGAAACACTGAGAACTCGGCCAATTTCGTTCGCGTCCGAATTGACGGATGAGCGAGATACAGGTGGCGGGATTTCGGGATATGTGCTGCTAGAAACGACCGACCCGGCCGACGCATTTGCTATGCTGTTCAGTATTGCCGGGTCGTTTGTAGAGACTTAGAAGCCGGGCATTCCGCCGCCAGCGTCAGCTTCCGGTGCGGCATACATGACGCCCAGAAGGTCTTGACGCTTCAGTTTTTCGAGCTTGCGAAGAGCACGCATACGCTTCAAACGATTCAATGCGGCCAACGTCAGAACAGGCTTACGCGTGTCATCGAGGTGGCGCTTGTTGTATTCGTCCTTGGACGGGTCATAGTAACCCGTAGCAACGTTGGTCGCGTCGAACTCGAAAATCTTCATCTCATACTCTCCTTAGAGGGGCGGTTGCCCACCCGCTGCCGGAGGAGCCGCCGCACCTTGGTCACCAGCCGGAGGAGCGGCGCCATCAGGCGGGGCGCCGCCATCAGGCCCGGCCTCATCCGGGTTATCCAAGTCGCCCATGTCTCCGAGCCCTTCATCTCCGGGCATACGGATACCAACTGACGACAGATCGCCATCGGGCTCGCTCTCAGCGGGAGTATTGCCGACAGCTTTTTTGAGCTTCGCGGCATTTTCTTCCGACCACATACGCTCGTTTTCCAGTATTTCCTCTTCCGTGAGGTTGAGGAATCGCTTAAACTTGAAGCGTTCTGCGAGCTTCTTGTTGTCAGCAACTTGCTGGTAAACGCCGACCTGTTGAGTATCGAGTTCGATCTGACGATATTTAGTGAAATTCTGCGGCGGGTTAAACTTGAGTTCAAAGAGGCTTTGCTCAATTTCGATGCCGCTAGCCTTGAGGAACCGCTTGAAGTCCTTGTCGAACTGCGGAGCCAGCAAGGATTGAAGTCGCATACAATACTTGTTGAAGCGGAACTCTTGGATCACGGCCGCACCCAGCTTGCCGTCATTGTAGGAAGCCCCACCGCCGCCTTCCTCGTCGCCGAGCGACAGATACGACGACGGGATACGAAGGCCGCGAGCCATCTTCTTCGTGAAGAAAGTCAAGTCACCGATTTCGCCGAGATTATCGCCACCGGCTAGAGTTTCGACCTTGGACCCACGACCTTCGGCCGATTGTGCGAAGAAATAGTCTTCGACGATGGTCAACGGGTTGTAGGCGGCGTCCATGATGGACGAGCCACCACCGGTGCGGTTCGGGATGCGACGTTGGTGGATTTCGTTCTTGATCTGCTCGATGTGCGCTTTGGCGCGAATAGGTGGCATCGTGCCCACGTCGATGTAGAAAATACGGCGTTCCGGTGCGCGTTGAACGCGGTAGATGATGATCGAGTCCTCAAGCAGTTCCTTTTGCTTGTAGGTCTTGAAAATCGGTTCGAGGATCGAGGCGCCGAACGGCCAGTTGATGTCCATGCCCACCGACAGAGACAAGTGGATGATGTGATCGGCATCGATCACGGAGAGTTCGGTGAGTTGCTGCCCGGCCGCACCAGAGCGCGGATCGCGGTTGGAGCCCGACATTTGGAAGACGTTCGAACCTTGTCCACCGCCGCCGCCTTGCTGCGGACGACTGCCCGGAACGAGACTGGTGCCGAACGGTGTGCGATACTGCGACGGATCGGCCGAACGCGTTGCGAACTTCGCCTGACGATTGATATCTAGACCACGAACGATGTATTCGTCGGCTTCCTTGCCTGCGCTCTCGTCAACCTTCACCATTTCCACGGAGAAATGGTCGATCCACAGCCATTCGGCTGTTTCGGGATCGCGCAAGAAGAACTGGTCACCGTTCTTCACGGTCTGACGGAAAATGTGCCAGAGGCGTTGCTTGAAGTCGTTGAGTTTGACCCAGAGCTTCAAGTTTGTCTTGATAAGCGTGACTTCGGTCTCGTTCGCTTCCTCATTGTAGAGGATTTCGAAGGGCTCTTCGTTTTGCTCTTCAGACTGCGTGCAGAAGTCAGCAATGGTGTCGAGCGCAGCGTTGATATCGCTGTCCCGGTCCATGTCATCGTATTGATAATACCGTTGGATTCGGTTGGGGTGCCCGGCGTAAACCTCGGGAAGATAGCTGGCGTATTTCGAGCTAGTGCCCGCGCTTGCTTTCTCGTCCACAGCGGAACCGACAGCCATAGAACTGACGCCGGGCGCGGTAGTATTCACAATTCGGAAGTGTTTCTTCCAAGACATCGCAACTCCAATTTCGGGATATGTGCGATGTTATTTAGTCAGGACGCATAGCCCCCAGTGGCTTTGACGGCCGAAGTCGTCGCCTGAACAGCCGCAGTATTGCGTGCTTGTTGGCTAGCAAGAATGGCCGTGTGACGATCCAGAGCTTCTTGGATTTTCTTGAGTTCGGCAATGGTTTGGTCGTTGCCATCGACCAATGCATCCGTCCGAAGTTGCAGCAGTTTATCGTCATCGACCACGCTGGGAGCGCCGCCGGTCGGTGCAGCAGTCGGGCCAGCCATGGCCGCGTCCTTTGGCATCGCACCTTCTGCATTCGCGTCTTCAGCAGGAGCAGTCGTGGGCTTCTTTTTGCCCCAACCCTTGCCGAAACCAGTGACATCGGCCGCCAAGCCAAGGCCAGAGGCAGCGAAGCCAGCCATATCCAAGAATGGAGTCGCTACAGCACCGATACCGGTGAGAGCCGATCCGGCGCCAGCCGCATTCAAGCCGCCACCCAAACCGTAAAGACCGGCGGCGAGATTATTGCCTTCTTTGTGTGCGTTGGCCGCAGCACCAAAGTCCAATGCAGCGCCGACGCCGGGGATCAACATCCCACCGAGACGACCCAATGCTTTACCGCCAAGGCGGGCGCCACCACTCATGAGTTTGCCGCCCATTCCTCCGAGGTTTCCCAACAGAGGAAGCGCACCGAGCATCCCGCCCATTTTTCCGAGGAGACCGAGTTTACCGCCCGCTTTACCTGCGACGGCAGCAGCCTCTTCGGCAGCCGCAACGGCCTTGGCAGCTTTCGCGCCTTTCGCGGCAGTTTTGATCTCTTCGGCTTCTTTTTCAGCCTTCTCGGCCTTGGACAGATTGCCACCACTTCCGCCGCCACCGCCGCCGGTGACTGCACCGTTGACGTTGACAATTCGGCCAGAGACAGTGACGACCTTGTCCATGCCAAGGAGGCGACCAAGGCCACTGACGATAGCTTTGATGAAGAACTTACCCAAGAACCATGCAGCGATAACCGACAGACCCGTGGCAATGTCAGCCGTTTTCTTGCCGAAGATCATGAAGCTGTCATGAACAAAGCCGATGGCCTTGGTCAGCGCCGAGAAAATGAAGGAGCCCGTTCGAGCCGCGATCCGACCGAGCGTGACAATTTCACCGATGGTCGCCACCATCGTGTCTAGGTTTTCCTTCGTGAACAGCTTGGAAACGAAGTCACCGAACTTGGTGCCCATTTCTTCGAGAACTGGACCCAAGTCATTGATATTTTTGAAAATCTGTGTGGTATCGATCTTACCCAAGACCGTGAACGGCTTCAGGAAGCCATCAAGGAACGAACCCTTCAGGCGATCCATCACGCTCGTGAAGCTCTCAAACATCTGAGTGAAGCCATCACCCGTCTTGCGAGCTTGCTCAGCGCGCTTGAGGTCTTGCATATTGTAGGTCTTGAGACTGGACGCCATACCGATGAGTTGCTTGGCGGTATCGGCCGTGGGACCACCGAACGAGGCGAGCATCCGCAGGCTTTCCATGGTCGCCGGATTCGTTAGCTCGTCCTTCATCTTGGACACGGTCTGCATGGCCACGACGTGTGCGTCTTCACCGGCTTTGATCCGCTGATTCGCTTCGTCGAGGATCATGGTGGCGCCACCTTGACCAACGCTGTTCAGTTTTTTGCCGAGGTCGGTGAAGAGGGCGCCGCCGGTGTTGCCGAACGCTTCAGCCAGACCTTGGCTGAGCATTTCGCCACCCTTACCGGGTTGGGCCGCCAAGTCGGCCACGGCCGCCTTCAGACCTTCGTTGTAGGCGTCCATGCCGTTGACAGTATTGAGACGTTGGGCTGCGACGACGGTGTCTTCTTGGAGCAGCTTCTTGGTGTTTGCCATCACGACTTCGCGCTCAGCGCCGAGCACGTCAGAGATGCCGGTGATGCCCAGCGCGAACTTTGCGATAGAGGCCACGCCTTGGGCGCTGGTGGCAGAGACGTTCTTACCGGCCGTTCGTTGAATGTCGATGTAGTCGAGCGCGAAGTCGTTCAAGTCCTTCACGGTCATGCCGTAGAGACCCGAGCTTTCCGTGAGAACACGAAGCTGCTTGGAAACAGACGCGAAGCTACCCGGTCCAGATTGCCCCATCTGCGAGAAGACGACTGAGTTGTGGCGGACGGCTTCGGCAAACGTCTTGAGCGGCAGACCAGCCGACGCAGCGGCCTGCGACATCTTAATCATGCTGCCGCCGAAGCTCTGACCATGATTACTCAGGTCACGGTAGGTCTCTACCGTTTCGGTGCCGTATTTGATGATCTCCTTGAAGACCGAAGTGACAAGGGCGATTTCAAGGATGTTGGCGGCATAAGTCTTGACCGCCGACGTAGCCGTCTTGATGGCCGCGAAGTGATCCTTCGTCTGCTTGGTATCTTCTTTACGAGCGTCAGTGAAGTCTTTTTGCAGTTGATCGCGAGCATTCGCCTTGCCGGAACTACTAGTTCCGAACTTGTCGGCGATCTTTCCGAGTGACCCAGCCGACTTGCTCATCGCCTGAATCAGATCGTCCATCTGCTCTGCTGAAATATCGCTCATGACCTACAATAATGATATGGTCCTTTATTTAGGATGTGCTTAAACTGAGGAGTTAATGGGCCTCTAAATACTCGCACATTACTCACTCTTGATGGAAATTACATGACCAACCAGATTCCCGAAGACGATTTCAATGAGGCCGAACTGTTCCGACCCGTCCCGGTTGCTGCTTCCTCGAACCCACTGGCGGGCTACTTCCGTATGCCGGGATTGCACGTTCCGTTGCCGACGCGGGGAGCCTTTCTGCCGAAAGAAGATTACGATCCGACTCTAGCCGGTGACGTACCGGTTTTCCCGATGAAGGCGGCCGACGAACTGCTGCTTCGTTCACCGGATGCTCTGATGAGCGGGATGGCTCTGGAAGAACTGGTTCGCTCGTGCGTTCCCTCAATCCGCCGCCCGCGCCTCATCAGTACGCCCGATCTCGATGTGATCCTTCTCGCCATCCGCGCCGCGACCTACGGTGAGAACATGGAAGTCGAAGTCATCTGCCCGGAATGCAAGCATGAGAACGTGTTCGATTGCCACCTCCCGTCGATGATGGGACGCATGACGTTCATCAATCCGGTCAACGAGGCTCGACTGTCCGACGACATCATCGTCACTCTTCGACCCTACAACTTGGAAACTGCCACGCTGGTAGCCATGGAGAGCTTCAACGAGGCTCGACGCCTGCAAGGCGTGGCCGACGAGCTTGCTGTGTTCTTCGAGGACGGTTCGTCGGCTGAAGAGAAAGAAATCGCGAACAAGCGCATGGCTGATGCTCGGAACGAGAGCTTCAGGAAAATGAGCAAGATCAACATCGACGCTATTTCGTCGTGCGTGATCTCGGTGGCAGTGCCGACCGGCGCTGTGACCGACCGAGCCAACATCTCGGAGTTCATCAACAACACGTCGCAATCGTGGGTCAAGAAAATCGAAAAGAAACTCGATGAACTGAACTCGGCCGGGATCGACAAGCACGTTGATGCAGCGTGCGCGAAGTGCGAGCACAAATGGACGCCGGAGATCGAGTTCGATCCGACAAGTTTTTTCGACAACGGCTCCTGAGAATTACAGACCTTCGGGAGCTTCAGGAGCTTCTAGGCAGCTTCCGCGCTGAGACTGACGAACTGATCGACCATGTCCACTCTATCATGTGGCACATGCGGGGAAGCCTGTCTCGTCAAGAGGCGTGGTCGCTGAGCTTCAACGAACGCAAACGCATCCTTCGCCAGATCGACGAACGGGTGAAGATGGTCGAGAAGAACGGCTTGCCGCTTCTATGAACGTGGATAACGCTTGCGAGATGGTGGAGTATTTTGGCTCCTATCTTCACAACGTCAACACGATCCTACTTCGAATCGGTCTGCGAGAGGATCGGCCGGGGTGGCTTCAAGGAAAGCCGCGCCTAGCTGATCTGGATCGTTGGTCGGAAACGTTGGAAGGAAGCACTGTGGGATTGCCACGGCACGTCAAGCCAAACGCTCTTGGCGACCGGATCATCTGGATCGTCGAAGAGCTACACGGTCAATGGAAATTGGGAACCACGGGCTTCGTGTTCGAAGATGTTCACGAAGCACTCCACTTCAAACTTCGGTGGTCGTGAGTAGTCGTTCGACTTCCCCGATGCGTGCTTCTATTTTGTTCATGAACGGCGTGCCGTATTTCATCATACGGTCGGGCGGATAGTTCGCCACCGCGCGCTTGTAGTTGACCAGTTCGTCTAAGAGACCTTGATACAGTTGCTCAAGGTTCTTCCGATCCAACGTGGCGCGATTGGCGTAGGCTTTTTCTCTGTTCATGTTAGTCGCCGGGCTGGTTGAACCAGTCGAAATACATCGCCAGCGCCCGCGTGTGTGACGGGAAGCACAAAGCCTCCGGCTTGCGGGCGATCCTGATTTCCGGGCATTCGAAGTTGGGGGTAAACCCGGCCATGACTTCGGCTTCGTCCAGAGTCAGGTGTGAGCGCACAAACAGCAACAGTTGGCGAGTGTTCGAGAACGACCAGAAGAGGCTCATGCGATTGGCGGGCGGCGCCGTGACGCCGAGTTCTTCCCAGAATTCACGCCTTGCACCTTCGATCACATCCACATCGCCACAGTCGATGAAGCCACCCGGTAGGCCATATTCGCCCTTGCCGGGTTCAATGCCGCGCTTGCCGACGATGATACCGGAGAACCGCCCATCCGCACCCGTGACCGGCTGAAGCAACACGGCAACCGGTGTCGGATTGACGTATGTGATCTGCTCACACGCTGTGCATGTCTTCGGATACTCTGGGGCGCTATGCACCACGCCGCAGAACTTACAAAACTTATCCACCCACAGACCCCACTATCTCAGTCCACATGTTCGAAACCACCACGTCGAAGAAAGCCACGAGTTTTTCTTCATCTGACAGTTCATCGATAGCTATCGGCCAGTCCCGCTCTGTTATCTTTCCGCTGACAAGCATAGCAAAAGCCAATGCCGAAGTGCCATCGAACAGACACCATCGCAAGGTAACATCTTTCATGTTACGAGACTTGGCTACGAAATCTACGAACGTTGGACTGATACCCGAAAGGCGATGAGCGTCAAGACGAATGTCGTCAACCATCTTATCGAAATGAGACACCGGGTCTTCTGCGGATATCGCCATGCCCGGCCGAGCCACGGAACCATGTAGGGCATACTGCGGCGGATGGACTTCGTGCGTGACGATCCAATATTTGTCTGTCACTTCAGCTTTCCGAGCAGAAAAAGCAGGGCATAGACGATCATGGCGCCGTTGGCGATGCCGATGAATGCCACGACTTTTGAGTTCGGCGTGAACGGTCCAGCAAAACTGTAGATGACCGAGATCACCGAAATGAGCAAAAGCGCGCCATACACATATTTCATCCGTTGACTTCCTCGATGTAGTGTCCGGCAGGGTTCACACCACGCAAAACGTGAACGAGCCGCAGTTGCTTGAACTCAGGTTCCATAGTTCGGAACTCATCGCGGAAAACGGCGAGGCTGGGTTGTTTAACCTGCCACACGCCTTGTGCCTGCGAGATCACCAACTTGGAGTCGCCGAGGATCGTCAACGGGGCGCGGTTGAACCCCTTGGAAATGGCGATGCTCGCGGCCCACAAGAATGCGAGCCACTCAGCTTCGTTGTTGGTGCCGTCGTGGATACGGGCGTGCTCTTTGATAGAGCCGTCATCCGACACCACAGCGACTTCCATTTTGCCGGGGTTAGGCTTGCAGCCGCCGTCGAAATAGAGCTTCAAAATTCCACCACTTGGTCGGGGCCGAGGCCGGAGAGTTTGTATTCTGTTTGATGAAATCGTTGACCATGCCGCGCACGTCTTCGATTTGGCTGAAGGTGGTGTCGTAATCCATTTCCTCGTCCGGCCAATAGCCGGGCTTGGGCGCCACGATACGACGGAACACAACACGCAGCGTATCGTCCGGCCATCGAGAATGGAAGACTTCGGCGCGGAGTCCCGCCGCCTTCAAGAGATCGTTGAGACGATCAATCTCGGGCTTGTCGGCCTTGGTGGTTATCGACGGCCGGACGCGACCCATGCTCGATCAGCTTTCGACATTGGCTGGTCGGCCTTACGACGCAGACGATTGGACTTGACCACTCGACGGCGTTCCGTGTTTCGAGCAGTCCAAACCGCCACTTCTTCAGCCGAACGCACCGGAGCAGGTTGCGCGGCTGGGCCACGGTAGGCAGCCATCACCGTGGGCAAAACTTGGTTTACCAGAATATCAATTTCGACGCCAGACTTTTGCGGATGAGCCGTCGAAAGCTGCTGCCGTAGCTGGCGATGGATTTCGCGGTCGGTAAGACGATTGTGCTCAGCCTTGTTTTCGGATTGCATCCGCGTCACCGTGCGGGTGACGGCTTCTCCATATCGTCCAACAATAGGAACGATCTTTTCTTTGGTTTTCTGCTTGAGTTTTGCAGTTTCCTTGGGATTCAGCCGAACGGCTTTGGGTTTTTGTTGCGACTGTGTCTTTTTCTTCGAAAGACCTGATACGCCAGCCGGGATTACGCGAACTTCAACTGTCATGCACTGCTCCTATACTCAGATATTACGTTGAGAGCGGCACGAATCGCAATTTCAATTGAGCCTTTGGTTGACCAATTTTCGACTCATGGTATTTCTAGTTGAGGAGAATCATATGAACCTGAGCCACGAAGCACTTGAACAGTTCTACCCCGGTGCGAGTCGCATCGAATGGACTTGCACCTTCGAAAAAGACATCGGCGGGGCGATCTTCCGTGTTTTCGAACATACGCATCACCCGATCATCGGGATCATCGAAATGGATGCCGACATCGAAACCGAAGATGGTGATCGTCTCATGTTCGTGCTCAACCCCGAGGTCATCGCTCAAACGAAGCTCAGATTACAGCCGAATTAACACCGGCTAAATACTGGTCCACACTCCATGAGGACCAGATGGCAGGCGGTAATCGTAGCAAGAACAAGGGCAACGCTGGCGAGCGCGAGTTGTGCCGTCTCTTCGAAGGTGTCTTCGGAGGTAGTTTCCAACGAGTTTTCACCTCTGGCGCGTTCACTGGGGGTAAGAACGCCTATCGTCGTGACATTTTGTCCGACACCCAACTCAAAGCGTCGAAGGGCGACATCATCACGCCCGACAATCTTCCGTTCCTCGTTTTGGAATCGAAGTTCTACGCCGAGTTCCCCTATCATCAGTTCATCACCCCGACGCCGATCAAGCTGCTCGATACTTGGATCGACCAGACCCTTGATGCCGTCGATAAGGGTGACTTCTGGATGCTCGCTTTCAGAGCAAACCGCCGGGAATGGGCCGCGTGCTTCGATGCCCGCCTGAAAGACGAGTTCGTCCTACCGAACTACATCGTCTATACGGCCGCCAGCGGCGTGCAATACGTGGTCACCAACCTCGTGCAGTTCATCACCGATAACAAGGCGCCTATCGAGATTCTGTCCAGTGGTGGGCTAGATGGCAAAAAAACGTAGGCCGAAATTCGGCCACAAGGCTCGGCTCAACCTTCGAGACAAACTGCGGCCGGTACGCCAGACGCGATTCAACATCGAACTGCGCGTTTGCCCGACGATCAACGTACCATTGGTCGTGGGCTATGGCGGCGGGCGCTGGATCAGTGAGCGCGAGCGCGATCTCTACAACGAACTGCAACTGTTCTTCGCGACCCTACGCGCAATGGTGTATGGCCGCTTCAAGATCATCCAGCAGCGCAAGACGAACGTCGTCGTTACCAAAGTGCTTCTGGAAAACGAGTCCGACCTTGTGCTGTTGACGATTGCCCACCCGACTCTGATCGGCCGGGCGTATCGTTATACCAATCGGTAGGCGTTCTGTGCCGGGAGCGCCGCGTGCGTCAGAGAGATCAACGTGTCGATCTGCTCTTCGGTGAGCTTCAGCCCCTCGCGGCGGCAATAGCTGGTGACTTCTTTCAACGCCCCGGCGGTGTCCTTACGGTAGCCGCTGACGATGTTTCCGATGGATGCTCCGTCGTGATATTGCACGGCCGGTTCGATGCTCTTGAGGTAGTCCTGTGCAGCCTTTTGGGCTGGCAAATTGCTCATTTTTTCCAAAGTCCTTTGGGTGCAATAGTGTTAGCCCAGTGGCCTCGAATATCGAGATATTGCCACCGTCCCGGTTGACCGTCGATCATCTGGGCATCTTTGCCGATCTGATTTTTGGTCTTCCCGAAATCCTTGTAAGGCGCCCACCGAAATGTGTGGGTCGTCTGAACTACGAAAGGCGTGCCATCGCGAGGCACGCTATCCAGAGGTTTCCAATCGTCGTCGCTCACGATGCGAAGATGCCCGCGCAGAAAGCGAGCCAGCAAAAGCCGATCACTCGGCTGCGAAGCGAGTGCCCATCGCGCAACAGGAACCACACGAAGATGATCGGCAGAATGAAAATACCGAACCCCAACAGCGGGCCGACCTGATAGAACGGGTCCTCATAGAGGACCCGTTCCCAGAACTCCTGTAGCCAATTGCTACGTTGTTCGGTGGAATCGTGTTCTTCCATCTCAGTCCTCGATCTTCACGGCGATCATCTTCTTCTTGCCCACGGAGAGCAGGAAGCTGTTGTCCTCGAACGCATGGCGAGGAAGAACCTCACGCACGTCGTTGACGATGTGCCCGTTGATCTTCACACCATCGTTAGCGGCCATTCGATCAGCTTCCCCCTTCGACGTGACCAACTTGCTGTCGAGAAGGATTTGAGCGAGCGTAATGCCCGCAGAGAAGGCCGCTGACGGGATAATGTGCATCGGCATACTATCCGGGCAGGGATCGACGTTACCGCCCGTGGTGAGCAGCGCAACGTGTGCAGCGGTGGCCCTACCGTGGACCATGGCCGTCACCTCAGTCGCGAGGATTTTCTTGGCCTCGTTGAGTTCCTGACCACCGAGGATTTCCAGACGCGTGATTTCATCGAGATCGAGGTCGGTGAACAGGCGAAGGAACTCTCCGACCTTCACATCTTCCACGTTCCGCCAGAACTGCCAGAACTCAAACGCCGAGGTTTTATCCGGGTCGAGCCAGATGGCGCCATCGGCGGTCTTGCCCATTTTCTCCCCGGCCGAGTTGGTCATCAGCGGAGTGGTCAGCCCGAACACCTCACGGCTGCTCTTTCGACGAACCAGTTCGACACCGTTGATGATGTTGCCCCACTGATCCGAGCCGCCGATCTGCAACACGCAGTCCATGGTTTCAGACAGCTTGAAGAAGTCGATGGCCTGCATGAGCATGTAGTTGAACTCAAGGAACGACAGCGTCGAGTTCCCACGCAGGCGCGACTTCACCGAATCAAACGTGAGCATCCGGTTGATGGAAAAATGCGGGCCGTAGTCGTGCAGGTAACCGAACAGAGTCGTGTCATCGTCGAACCATGCGGCGTTCGAAACGAACGTCGGATTGTCCACGAACTTGCGGAAAACTTTTTCGATGCCCAGACGGTTGTGCTCGATCTGGTCACGGGTGAGCATCGGCCTTGCCGCGCTCTTGCCGGACGGATCGCCAATGCGCGTGGTCGCCTCACCCAAGAGGATCAAGGGATCGTGGCCGAGCTTTGTCATGTGACGCAGCAACATGATCTGCACCAGCGAGCCGACGTGCAAGCTGTCGGCGGTCAAATCGAAACCGATGTAGCTCGTGATTTTCTGCTCAAGCGCCAGCGCATCCAACCCCTCAAGGTTAGTCGCTTGGTTGATGAAACCACGCTCTTGCAACATAAGGATCAGTTCGGATTTCATTGCCACCGCAGCTTAAAAAACATCGCGTCTTGTTCGTCTACGAAGGCGAAATTGTATGTCCACGTCTCGAACACTTTGATCGGAAGAACCGGCCCCAGCATCCAGAAGAAAACGCAATTCTCGTTACACCAGTCCATCATTTCTCTAACGGCATTATCGAACCCGCTATCGTTGACTTTGCCCGAACCACGGCTCGAAACTCCCAGCTTCACGCCGAACCCTTGCCGCGACCCGACAGGATCGGTGCTAGATTGCACCATCACCTCAAAGGGATATTCGGCAGCGAGCGCCATAGTTTTCGGGTCGTAGGTTTTCGCCACCATAGTTCTCATCCTTGAGCCGGGCGTCACTCCGACACTCACATGCCAATCACGAAGCTGGATTCGAACCAGCAAACACCCGCATGTTAGGCAGCCGGGAGGCGGTCGCCCGCGTTTCCCAACCGAAGTGAGGGTCCTTACCCACACCCCTGTGTATGCCCAAATTCCACCATTCCTGCGTGCTAGAGACTCCCACGCCGTCAAGTCTGAGACCCCCATATTAGGAGCATCTCACCGTAATTGCAATTCGTTTACGAGATCAGCGGGGCGGCTGAAACATCGACGTGATTCCCAACCAGATCAGCAGGCACAGTAGCAGCGCCCAGCCCCACGGAGGGATGCCGGAAATGAAGGCCGCTTCCCGCGCGAGGAAGTCTGCGAGATGGTGCATTAGACGATTCGTTGCCGCTTCCGCCACGCTCGAAAAACGAGGGCGTAGGCATAGGGCGGCCAGACCAGCAGGAAAATCCGCACGAACCACTTCGTGTTGTTTTCCATGTTGTTGAGGAACGACGGCAGCCATTCCACCCATTGCAGGATGAGCAAGAATCCCAGCACGAAGCCGCCCACTCCCAGAAGATAGAAGAAAGCAAGCGTCAGCGCGTTGCTTCCTTCAACGGGGAGAAGCGTGTCACGGAAGAAATTCTTCCATCCGTAGGCTGCAAGAAGCGCCCACACGATGTAGTATATGATGGGAAGGACGATCATGATGCTTCCTTAGCGTTTGGCCGGGTCTGGGTCCAATCCCATTTGGTTCATCACGATGGAACCGTGGGCGCGTTTCTGCTCTCGGGCCTCGCGGACCCACTGAATGGCGACGGAGTCGATGTTGCCGTGCGAGCGGATCGCATAGTAACCCATCCGCGTGGCATCGCACTTGGTCGCCGGATTGTTGAGCGTGGTGCCGAACTCGCCGGGATTGTATTCGGCAGTGCACAGGAACGCGAGCCCGCGCGATTCCAATTCTTGCGAGATTCTCAGCAGGGCGGGCGCCAGCACTTCATCGTAGAACTGCTCGTTGTCGAGGCCGGGGCCATCGAGATCGATTTCGATTTTGTTGCTCATGTCAGGCGGTTTCGATGAAGGTGGACAGTTCCGGGGTCGGATGGAACGACTCGGGGTGCTCGGCCGCCCATTTCTTCCAGAAGCCGCGCACGTCAGTTTGGATGGCCTGTCGTTCGGCATCGGTCAGTTTCACGCAGAACGGGGGCACGAGGCCCACGCGTTCCAGATAGATTTCGAGCATCGAACCACGCTCCGGTGTATTCCCGGCCGCCAGCCAGTCGGTCCAGTGTTGTTCGTTGTTCGGGATAGAATCCTCGAACTGACCGGTGGTGCGGTTGTAGATGATGGTCATCCGAACTTCCTTTTCTTGGTGTTGTAGCCAACGAAAGCGTAAAACGCCTTACAGTCAGCATGTTCGATCCGGGGCAAATCCGCCGTGCGGGGTAGCTTGGGCGTCTTACCCAGTGCGATGATCTGGTCAATGGTTCGCTGTTCGGATTCCATGTCGGCTTCGAAATCGCCGCCCCAACGCACATGGAACCGGGTTGCACGATCTCCGTCTCGAATGGACTGCGCGCCGATGCGATGCGCGTTCGTGCGGAACGCATTCCAGCTTTCGGTCTGGCGGTAGAAGCCCGACTCGCCGTAGCTCGGGCCGACGATGACGTGGACCTTGGTGCCACGCCCTTCGTTCCATTCCACGATGTATGTCGTCTGGGGCATCTCAGGTGCCGCCCAACAGCTTGCGAGCGGCCGAGATGGCTTCCGCGCCCTTGGCCGCCTTGGCGGCTTCCTTGCGGTAGTTCTCGAACAGAGGGGCCACGATATTCCACGCGAAGCCTTGCGGCTTTTCGCCTTCGAGCAACGTGGCCATCAGGCCGACGATTTGCTTGTCGCGGAGCGGCTTGACGTTCAGGGCGTCCCAGCGAGCCTTCATCCCTTCCGGGGTGCTTGAGTCGATGGCTTCGGCTTCCACCTTGGCCTTCTCGTCCCAACCTTTCTTGAGGGCGCGGAACTGGCGGTCGCTGGCGACGCTGCGTTCCTTGTTGAGCCCGTTTTGCGGATAGTCCGGCGACTGGGCCACGGAGCAACGCGCCGACAGGATTTCGATGGTGTCGCGCATCTCCCAATGCCAGTCCTGATCGACGGCATTGTTGGAGGCGATCACTTCGGCCAAGTCGCCGATTTCCGGGCGCGGCACGAAGGGGTTATCCGACATGTGCAGGCTGGCACAGGTCAGAATTTGTTGCAGAAGATGGGCCGGGATCGTCACCGTCGCGATGCAGGGCTGGGTTTCGGTCGCCTGCGAGGTTGTCCGGTTCACGGAGACGGAGATGTCGGCGAGATCGGCGAGGGTCGTGTCAAAAGCGGGGCGAACCATGCGAACGATCTCCTTCGTTTCAGTATTGGTAGAATACTACTGATCCGAATCTCGTCAACGATATTCGCTACTCTTCGTGGATCATCCTGAACATGGTGTAATCAACCAATTGCCGAAACGCGAAGATGATTTCCCGGCGTGGGGCAAATCGATGATATTCCTTGAAATCCGGTTCAGTTTCCGGCGTGGAAAACTCGTCAAAGCAATAGAACGCTGTCCAGTAATCCTTGAATACCGGCCATTCCACACTATCGACAAACTTCTGGAATTTCTCTCGGGCCTCTGTGTGGAACGTCACTGTCGTGTGATAGATGTGCGTCAGATCGTTCAGCATCAACATCTTGAATGCTTCCGACCAGACCATGTTCGTGTATTGAGGTTGCAGCGACACGATTGGCGGCAAGAACTTTGTCGGGTTGGTCGAAATCCCTATCCCGTCGAACCCCTTAATCACGCGGCCAATCCATGCTGAACAGCAGCCGATCCACTTGGCTCTTGAAGGCGAATACGAGGCACGGAGACACGTCAATCTCTGGTCCAGTCGTGAGAAAGCATGTCCACTTGTCGTTGGAGGGCATGTCACGCTCGGCCAGCATTTTCTTTACGAGGTCTTCCCCAATCTGGAAGTCCGGCACGTCGATGACCATGCTTTCGACATAGCCCCGGCGTTCCAAGGCATAGAGCATGTTGATCTTCGACGCCCCAGCCAGATCGTTGGTGATACGAAGCAGCGCCACGCGGGGCGAGACGTAATTTTCGTCAAGCTCTCCCGTCAGGCCGAGCGTCCACGTAAAATGGCCATGGCGAGTGGCTTCGATGGGTAAGGGTTTCTTACCCAAGCCGTCTGGATCATCATTCATCGCGGTCGTTCCGCTCTTCGATCCGGCCGACCAATTTCTCGAAGGTCTCGTCTTCGTTCATCCGCGCCATAATCAGGAACGTGATGCTATTGCAGTAGACTTCGTATTCCTCCGTGATGAGCCACTTCACGCCTTCGGCGTCAGGGTCCATCTGTTTCGCGTAGGCGTCACGGGCGACGACACGGGCCATCCAGTTATCCATGGTGCTCGGCAGGAGGATTCGAAATCGAATCTCCGACTTGAACAGCACGCTCGGCGACCACCCTTCTTCGCGGGGGTCTACCGAATGGATGGTGAAATCACCGAGCATCTTAGGCGTTGGTGACGATCAGCGACGTGACGATGTGCGTGACACAGCGAACGAGGACGATGATGACCACGGTCACACAGACCGGGATCAGCGCGTAGTGGGCGATGTGCTCGACGGCGTCCGGCCACGAGATCGGGATCGAGGTGCTGTTCATTGGGTCTCCTATCGTGCGATTTTTATCATGCCGATGACGAACGCGGCGAACATCGCCGCACCGCAGATCGCGAATGCGGAATGCTCGAACGCTTCCGGCCAAGTCGGATGGGACACGGCGGTCGAGGCGGTGGCGCCTTGGACGGCGGCGGATGTGTTGACCAGCAGTTCATCACCGTCATGTTTCGGCCACGCCGTCAGCTTGTGATCGGCGGCCGTGAAAGAATCGGTGTTCTTGAACTTGAAAAAGTCCGCAAACGGATGCGGCTTTCCGGCGCGATCAAGCACCATAAGTTCGCCGAACTCGCTGTATATCACATACGGGTCGGGGTTGATGTGCACGGCGTTGTCAGCCTGCCATTGCTTGGCGATGGCGGCGTCAACGACGGCAGGGCTCACGGATTGTAAGGTCATGGATTCTCCCTTAAAAAGCCGAACCGGCCCGTTGTTGAAGACCCACCTTACTGCAATACTGGTTTTCGTCAACGAAAACTCAGCAACCGAAATCGATACCGTCTCCACCGAAGTTTATGATGTCACCACCATGGTCGTAGTGGAGAACTTCATCCAGCCATGCCCGGAACATCAACTCCGCAACAAGCTTGGCTTCTTCTACTGTGACGAAGGATTCCGAATAGTCACATGCGCGGACATCGGCGACCCACAATGGGCTCCAAGGGTTGAGATAGACATGGGCCACCTTGCGTGCCTTGCCCACGCGAAGCAGCCAATTGCCAACGTCGCCCTTTTCCCATTGTAGGTCGAGAGTCGGAGAGGTGTTTCCGGTAAGCAGTAGATCAAACAAGTGCGTCTTCCTCGAAGCGCGTGAAGCCATTTTCTTTTCGCACCAGAAGGATGCGGTCGATGCGAGCCGTCAGATCGTCCCGGTGACTGATGAGGAACACGTTCTTGTTCCGGTCACGCGCCATGCTCTTGAGGATGCTGAGCGCGGCCTCAACGCCTTGGGCGTCGGTGCCTTGATCGAGCATCTCATCCACGAACAGCAGGTTGAAGCCCTCGTTCAGGCTCTCCCACACGTCGCGGAAGCTCCACGAGGTGGCCATGATGACGCGGTTCATTTCACCACGAGAAAGCTGCTCGAAGTCGAAGTCCCGGCCGAGCAGCGTGATGTCCACGCTGAGATCGGATTGGAACCGGACTTCGTGCGGCAGCCCGAGCTTTTCCAGATAGTGGTTCAGGCGGCTGTTCAGGTAGTTCAGATTTTGATCGATGATTTTCTTGCGGATGAAGCTGTCCTTGTTGGTCAGCAGCCGCAGCAGGAAATCTTGGTGCTTGTGGAGATCATCGAGATCGTTGATGGAAGTGTAGTCCACCGTTTGCAGGGTAGCCCGGAACGTCTCAATCTGATTCGCGTGCGGGTTCTCCTTGGCGGATTCGAGTTCAACCTCGCGCACCAATTTGTCGAACAGTTGCTTGGCTCGATAGACTTCGTCGCGGGTCGAGAACAACGCTTCGGGACGATCACCGAGCGTCTTCATGAGCCCGCCAAACGACGACGCCAAAGCCTCTTGGGCCGTCAGGCGCCCCTTCGGTTCCTTGGTCGCATCGAGCTTGGCTTTCGCCTTGGCTTCGAAGTCCACTCGACGAGTTTCGGCCGCCGTGGTGACGTGTTCGATCTCTTCGTCGATGTGCGCGACTTCGGCGGTCAGTTCTTCGATAGCCGCTTGGAAATCGGCGATGGATTTTTCACGCAGGCCCACGTCGCGGTGCATCTTGCCGAGCACCGTTTCCAGATGATCGGTGCCTTCAAGCTCTTGGCCGCAGCAGAAGCATTCCAGTTTACCAGAAAGCTCGATATCGCTGCGAAGCTTGACCAGTTCGGCTTTCTTCGTCTCGACATCGCCACGCATGTTGGCGATGTCTTTTTCCTTACGAGCCTTCTCGCTCTCGAAGCGCCGAACTTGGGCCGAGATATCAGTGTGGGCATCCTTGGTCAGACGGGAGGCTTCGGATTCCAGAGCAGAGATTTCGCGAGTCAGCAGGGAGATTTCGCGCGAGGCCGCATCAAATCCACCGTGGATTTCTTTCTCCTTGGTGGTCCATGCGTCGATGGCGTCAAACTTGACGATCTCTGCCTCGTAGTCGATGTCCTTCATCGCCGTGATCTCTTCGCCGAGCACGGTGATCGTCGTCTCATGCTCGGTTAGCCATGCGGTCGAAAGCGTCTCGGCCTGCACGATGGCATTCTCGATACGAGTGTTCGCTTCGATGGTGGCCTTGAGGCCAGCCTGTTCGTCGCGCATGGTTTCTTTGGTCTGACCGATGAGCTTCTTCAGCACTTCAGCACGCGTGCTGATTTGCGTGACGCCGAGAAGCTCTTCGATCACTTCGCGTTGGTTCGAGACCGGCATCCGCAGGAACGGGTCGGTATAGGTGTTGAGCGCCACGATGTGTTTGAACATTGTGTGGCTCATGCCGATGATGCGTTCGATTTCTTCCTGCGTGTGGCGGTTTTCGCCTTGCTGCTCACCGCCGACCGGCTCTTCGTCCTTCACCTCATGGTTGTTGACGTAGAATTTCATCACGTCGGGCTTGCGTCCACGCTCGATCCGATAGTTCTGGTCGCCGCGCGAGAACTCGATGGTCACCAACATCTGCTTGTTGTTGACGTTATTGATGAGATTCGGAATCTTGATCTTCGACAGCGGCTTGCCGTAGAGCGCGAAGCTGATCGCTTGCAGCACTGTCGTCTTGCCCGCACCATTCCGCGTCAGGCCACCAGCCGTGTCGGTGTTGGCGCCGAGTACCAACGTCAACCCATGCTTGTCGAGGTTGAGCGCGAGTGTGACCGCGCCGACCGACAAGAAGTTTTTCATCGTCAGGTTTTTGATCGAAATCATCTACTAACTCTAATTTAAGCGGCAAATGCTCTGAGAAACAAGAAATCAGCATCGAAATCTACCTTCGAGCCAATCAAAATGGCTTTGTTGGCAATAAATTGAACTTGCCAGTTGTTACCCCCTCGAAATGCACACAGTTCATATGCGGGGGCTAATGTCGTATTATACATTGGTCTTCCATCGTCGTGTATTTCAATAAGCTTGCACAATCTGATGTTAGTAGAAAACACGGGGATGAACTTGAATTCACTGGAATCGCAGATAGGAACTTTTCGGCTAACAGCCGAACAAATTTCATATTCACTCTTAGATAGAACGGTTCCCCCGCGCCGCTCCGACCGTGAAGTTTCGAACACCTGAAACACAGAACGATTTGCATCATTACTATGTTCTAGATTCAAATTGTAGCACAGATCGTGCGCTTCGTCGTAATTGTAGACGACATTTGCTAACTTGGCGGTGTTTCCTTGAAACTGGACCAAATGAAATTCAATATGAGTAGTCACAGGTTTGGCAGTTCTTTGTAGATTTGCACGAGTGTTTCCGGCTTCATCCCGATGCTCTGCACCGACATGAGACCATCCACGACAATTTGATCCACGGTCTGGTAGATCACTTCACCGGTGAACTCCTGATCGTCCACGCTGCCTTTGGCTTGATGTGCGAACTCGATCTTCCGAAGACCGTAATCGCCAAGGAACTTGTCTTTAATGAATTGGGCTTCCTCGTAGGAAATTTCGATGTCGATCCCGACGCGAGCGGTCATGCGCGGCTTCAGGAGTTGAGCCGGTTTGTCGAGCATCTCGGACAGACGCATCGTGCGGAAAAGCGGCTGGTCCGGCCAAGCCTTGAAGAAAGGTTCCTTGCCCCATTCCAAGAACATCATCCCGCGATCCTCGTCCCATGTGTCCGAGAAGTTGAAGGGCATGATGTTGCCGGTATAGACGACCTTGTTCTTCTGCTGGCGAATATGGAAGTGACCAGAGAAAACGTAGTCTTGGTTCACGAACGTCGTGGACTTCAGACCGTGATCCGTCTCTGGCATCTCGACCTTCGCATTCATCATGAAACCACCAAGTTCGAGGTGGCCAAAGATGTAGCGAGACTTCAGCGCCCGAAGCTTGGAGGACTCATCGCCCACCAGCCACGGCAGGAAGGTCACCCCGGCCACCGTGGTCGGCTTGCGGACGATGGACACGTTGGGCAGCAGATCGGCGAACGAGACGCTGCTCACGTCGCGCTTGTCACGGTAGAACAGGTCGTGATTGCCCGGCACCCAGTGAACGACTTCGAAGGCGTCGTTGAGCTTCTTCATCGCCTCCAAGCTGTAGTTCATCGTCAGGACGTTCAGGCTGTGACGGTTGTCGTGCCAGTCGCCCATCATGATGCAGCGTTCGGCGCCCCACGTCTTCGCTTCCTCAATGAACCAGTCAATGAAGTCGAGATTGTCTTGGTTCGCCGTGGGGCTGTTGCTCTGGCGGCCGAAGTGTACGTCGGTAAGCGTAACGGCTTTTTTGAAAAGAGGATCAAACATTCAAAATACTCTGACGAATATGCGGCGTTAGCCCCCGCCAACGATGCCAATTGGGGACCATGTCAGTATCCAGATAACAGATACCAGATAGCAACTTCCCACGACCAACCGTATTAGTGGTATATGTTTCTGTGCGCTGACTGCCGTTTTCGTTTCTTTTGCTACCACAGTAATTCCAATCGGAATCAGGCAAATCATATGCAACAAGATTTGCGAATTTCATGCACGTCCATACCAATGCACTATCCACCAAATCGAAACTACCGATGACGTGCCAACCAGAATGAGCATTGTGGGATTCCGCTCCTTTGGAAGCAGAGAATGTGCATTTCACTTCTAGACCATCTGTCTCACTCAGGAGATCAGGATATTCCTGATCCGAGTTATCCTTGAATGGAGAATGCGTATCCAATGCCTTGGTGAAAATATTCGAAACGATTCCTGAAAAATTGTTTCTCTGGATGATGGACGAGAGCGGACCCATGTCTTTTTCTGACAATGCATTATTGAGATGGGAAACTACATCCGCAGTTTGAGCCATGGCTTTATGCAAGCTTTCCAATGTCAGACCCGGCGGAAGGGTAGCGTTCGGCAAGAAATACTTCATGCTGGGCGCTCGGGAATCGGTTCATCCTTGATGATCCAAGTGATCGTTTCCTTGGCGCTCGCGCAGATGTTGACCTTCTTGTCCTGATTTCCGCCCTTGGTGAGGTTCTCGGGATCGGCCTTGAACAGGCCGAGGTTGAAGGTCTTGCCTTCCATGTTCGTCTGGAAGAGCAGCAGCCAGTGACCAACCGCTTCGAGCGGCACCATCCAGTTGTCGCCGATGGTGTGTTTCAGATCGACCGGGACGTTGGCGATCTCGGTATCCAGCAGGGTATTTTGAAACACCTGACCCGGATTTTCCCGAGTCAGGCGTTCCAATTTCTGCTTGGTTTTCTTCATGGGGAAATCGAATTGGCGAAGCCAATACTTCTCGATCTTGATTCCAATGATAGATTTCTCGACAGCTTCCAGTTCTTCGAAGCTCTCTGCACCGTCGAGCGCGTAATCCAGCGCCCGACGAACTTGTGCGGCAGTTTTAACTCGTAGGTCTTGGTGCTCGACGATCTTACTGATGATCGCAGCACGTTCTTGAAGAATGCACATGCGTGAAATGTCCTAAAACAATACACGCAAGGTAGAATCGTGGTTAACGCGATGTCGATATTTTAATCGTCGATCACGGATGGTGCTGTTGTGGCCACGACTTTCTTGGGAGCGCCCGGTCCTCTACGCTTGGGAGCTTCGCCAGACTTCTCCGAGGGGAATCGATACTCAAGTTCGTTGTCGATCTGACGCGTATAAGAGGGAGAGGCGCCGCTCATGATGAGCAAGTCATCGCGAATATTCTGCGATTTCTTTTCGAGATTGAGGACCCTTGTGAAGCAATTTCGGATCGCAGTCGTGTAGAACGCAAACGGATTGTCCGACTTGGATTCGTCGAACTGAAGGCCGATCTGGGAGAGTTGCAGCAGAGCTTGGCTCCGCATTTCATCGACGTAGGTGTAGCCACGCCAGTTGCCCCGGCGGGAGTAGCGTTCGACCAGCAGCATGAACATCATCGCGAGTCGGTTGTTGATCCGGCCCTGATCTGCGATGAAGTGGCCGTTGTCGAAGCCGCCTTTCCAATGCGAACGAAGAACTTCCTTCGGGCCATCGGCCAGCAGGACGTAATGCTTGAAAGGCGGGAAACTGGTGCGGGCGTAGGATTGGTCGGTGACGCGGCTCTTGCGGACGCGATCCGGGTCGAGGGGGATGTGCTCGTAGGTCATCACGCGGACGACGATGCCTTCAGGCGGCAGATCGTCGAGCGGGATGGCTGGCTTTCCCCGAGGCTTGGATTTCTTCAGCCGGACTTCTTCGATCAGCGTGGGCGTGATCTGTGACACGTTGTGAACAATCGTGTCGAAGTTGGCGTGCTCCGGTTCAATAAAGGAGCAGAAGGATTTCTTGCTGTTGTGGATTTCGGACAGCAATTCCTTGTTGTTGATGTATTTGATCTTGGCGGTTACTGGTGCGGGTGTGGGGGTTGAACTCATATTTAATGTATAACCTTCCATGAATACTGTGAGCAATATAAATCACTGAATGAAATGGACTTCCTGCGAACCTTTTTGGTAGCAAAGGGAATCGCTCTCCATCGGATCATTCGTTCCGATGATGATTTGGTTCTTCTGGTTGTTTAGATTTCGCTTATTTCGTCAGGTTGGGCGTATAGTTAACACCTGACATAATCTCACTCATAAATACGGACATGAAGAACGTGAAAGCAGTCTTCGCTTTTGGGCGGTTGAATCCCCCGACCAGCGGGCACCGTCGTGTTGTTGAAAAGCTTCGTGAAGAAGCTCAACGCGATGGCGCTGTTGCTCGGCTGTATCTCTCCGAAACCCATGACGAAGCACGCAATCCGCTCACGGCTGAACAGAAACTCGCCTTCGCCAAAAAGCTCTTCCCCGACGTGGAAGTTCGACTGGCGAAAACCCTGTTCGTGGCTGCCCTCGATATGGCGGCCGATGGCGTGGAAGATGGTGTGATGATCGTCGGTGAAGATCGGCTCGAACAGTTCTCGAAGATTTTGTCCGCCTACGAGGGAACTGAGGTGTTTGGTTTGAAGCACGCCGAAGTGAGAGCGATTACGCGGGAAGAGACTGACGCCAGCGCCACAAGCGCGAGGGCCGCTGCGGCGGCCGGTGATTGGTCCGCCTTCCGCGATCTCTCCGCTACGACTGACGACACACTGACACATGAACTCTACGAAGCGGTTCGTGTCGGTATGGGAGTCGAATGACTACATCTTTCCAGTTGTTGAATAGCTTTCGTGGCGGTGAGCAAGTCATCACCACATCGACTGATCCACAGAATATCGTTTCCCCGGATTTCGACCCGATGGGTCAAGGCACCGTCACCACGACGGACTCTCTCGACACGCCTATCGCTCCGACAACAGACACCCGCGTCCGCCTGCGCGCCATGCGCGGCGACTCGCAGATGCAACAGGTCTACGGCGACCGCACCGCAGACAACATCCTCTCGATCCTCTACGACACCGATGGGATGATGTTCCCCTACACTCCGACCATCGGAGTGTCGCAGGCCGTCGAGTATCGCTCGGCCGAACTGGTCCACACCAACGGCAGCATCGAAACCTACACACGGACGCCGAGCGTCACGCTGAGCGTCACCGCAGACTTCTCCGTGCAGAACCAGCGCGAAGGCCGCTATGCGCTGGCCTGTCTGCATTTCCTGCGGACGGTCTCCAAGATGTATTTCGGTGAGACCGACAAGGCCGCCGGTAAGGCTGGTCTTCCGCCTCCCGTGCTGATCTTCCAAGGCTACGGAAACTACATGTTCAACAACCTCCCGGTCATCGTGAAGTCGCACAGCTATTCGCTCGACAAGTCGATGAACATGGTGACGGTCAACACTGCCAGCGGTGTTGCAAAACTACCCGCGCTGTTCTCGATCAGCATGGACCTTCAGGTCCAGCAGACACCTACCGCTATGCGTAAAGAGTTCAGCTTGGATGCATTCCGCACCGGTGCTCTCATGCGTAACGGTGCTGCGACGGGGTGGATTTAATGACCCGCATCAATTACCCCGCGTCGTCTCCCTACGCTGCCACGCCGCAGACTAGCTGGTATATTTCCAACTATACCCATCGTCCGATCCCATCGGCCGGTGATGACAAGACGCTCACCATCAACAAGCGGTATCAGTTCCGTCCCGATATTCTGAGCAACGATCAGTACGGCACCCCTGCCTACTGGTGGGTCTTTGCCGTGCGGAACCGGAACATCATCGTCGATCCGATCTGGGACTTGGATATTGGTCGCACGATCATCATCCCGTCACTCTCGACAATCAAAAAGGCCATCGGTTCATGACTTGGGCAACCATGGATGAACCGGCGGCGCGGGGCACAACGCCCGGCGCCAACCCAGACTCGACGAACCCCCAACCGGTCAGCAACACCACAGCAACGACGACTTTCGGCGCGGAGCAAAACAAGGCTCTGATGACGCTGTTGGACGATCCGAACAACTTCGCTCCCAACTCGCTGAACGATCTTCGTCAACCGACCTACAAGTTCCGTCTCTTCATGACGACGGAGCACGAACTCATCACGAGTGCTGGCGATAGCTCCATCAAGTCGCTCTATGCGACACTCGATCAAATTCCGACCGTGACGATTGCTGAGAGCGGTGTCACGGCTGGCTTCAACATCAACAGCGTCGAGATCGACCAGTCGTGTGG